GTCAAATCTTCGTCGACCGGACTGCTCTCACACGGAATATCAATGATACCGCCCTTGCGCCGTACCCGAGCGATCGCCTTTTGAGCTTTAGCGACTTCGTCGGCTGCTTCGGTCAGCGTGATGTCGTGCTGTACGCCAATGTACTTTTCGGGTTCACCGGCTAACGACCGTTCCATCGTTTGTGCTAACTTTGCTGCTTCTACCGCCTGACGCGTAGTCGTCGCAATCTCCCGAAACAACCGCGTCGCCTCCCGTGGGTTCTTCGGTTCGTGAATAGCCAACTCTTCTTCGACCCGTCCGGCTAGCTTTACCGCGCCCTTTAATATTTGTTGGACCGACGCCATCAACGCGATCGCGGTGTGCCGCGCGCCGCGTACCATTTTCACTTCTTCCATCCGTTGTTGTATTGCGTCGTCCTCCGCCCGTACTCGCGTCATCTGATCTCGGCCGGCCTGTTGCTTTGCGAGGTTCTGTATTTCCGCTTCGCGGAGCGTAGCCAGCCGTGCACGTGCGGCTTGCTGCTCCTCGAATATCACGTCTTTTAACGGCCGAAACCCACGGTCCGGCCACCCGCGCTCCCAAGCCTTCTTCGTCGTGACCCGGTTGATCCCGGAGCGCGCGGCACACCTTGTGAAATTTCCAGGCGTGTCCCGGAAGCCTTCAAGCATCGCATTGTACTTTTTTTCATCGATCTGATATCCGCCCATGACCTTAAAGTTAGCGCTATCGGTGCCACCACGTCAAATTAAAAGCTTAAGTAATCACTCAGCGATCTAATTGTTCATTATTGCTACCTCACGCACCGTTTACGGTTTGATTAGTGCGCAATGAACGTTATGAACGTTGGGTGAACGTAATGAAAGCGCAATGAACGTAATGAAAGCGCAATGAACGTAATGAAAGCTCAATGAGCGCTACCAACGGCTGGTGAACGGTATGAACGTTGGGTGAGCGTTACCATTGGACAATGAACGTAATGAACGTTGGGTGAGCGCTATGATAATGGGGAACGCTCATAACCATGGTTACTGTGGTAATTACTTAAGCAAGGGCGGTTTTTCGCGGTTTTTTCTTACCCGTCAGGAACATCACCAACAGTACCATCATCACCAACAGTGTAGGCGCGCCGCGTCTATTGCCGGGAATGGTTATTGGGGTTTTGAATCACAGGATTACTGCTCACGCTGTAATGAGCACTCCCAACGGTGCCCCAACGTTACCATTGGACAATGAACGTTATGAACGGTGCCCCAACGTTACCATTGGACAATGAACAATACCAACGTTGGGTGAACGGCATGAACGGGGCATGAACGTTACCAACGGCTGATGAACGTCAGGATAATGGTGAGCGTTGGTAACTATGGTTATTGGTTCATATGGTTCACTACTGCATGCACTATATTGAATTACTTAGGTAAGGGCGGTTTTTCGCGGTTTTTTCTTACCCGTCAGGAAATATTCCCTACGGTAGGTTAACCATACGGGGTGGGGCGCCGTGCTCACGTTTTATCATGCCGGGGAAAGGTTGGCGCGCTGGGGAATAACAGATTTACTGCTAACTCTGTAAATAATAAGCTAAGCTAAGCTGAGCTGAGCTACGCTCTACTTCACTACACTAGACTATGCCTGCTCCGCTCTGCTCTGCTCTGCTCAGCTAGGCTAAGCTCAGCTAGGCTAAGCTCAGCTCATCTTCACTCCGCCTGCTCGGCTCTACTGCGCTATACTACGCTACACTTTGCTGAACTCCGCCTGCTCGGCTCTACTGCGCTCAGCTTCGCTCCACTTAGCTATACTATGCCTGCTTCACTTTGCTTTACTGGGCTTTGCCTGCACTCTGCTCCACTTTGCCTGCTCTACTTAGCTAAACTATGCTAGGCTACGCTCAACTTTGCTAGACTTCGCCTGCTCTACTTAGCTGCACTCGGCTCCACTTAGCTTAACTTAGCCTGCTCTGCTGCACTATGCTTTGCTTCACTAAACTTAGCTCCACTTCGCCTGCTCTGCTTTACTTGGCTCCGCTCAGCTCCACTGTGCTTTGCTCCACTATGCTTTACTTCACTATGCCTGCTCTGCTTTACTATGCTACACTCGGCTTTGCTGCACTCTACTACGCTACGCCTGCTCTACTTCGCTCGGCTGCACTATGCTCCACTTTGCTATACTGAGCCTGCTCTGCTTTGTTAGTCGCCCAGTTTGAAATGCCCCATCCCAATACCGCAGGATGTCTTCGAATCCGCTCGTCCCGCGCCAATACCGACCTGCATGCCTACTCGGCTCAATAGGTTGGCAATATCCTGTTGAGAGAATTGATCGGCGTCAAAACGGACCGTTATGCTCGCTTCCCAACCTTCCGGTAGCAGTCCGCGCGCTAGCACATTGGGCGATCCATCGGCGTTACGCGTCATTGACACGTTTTTTTGAAATTCGCCTTTAGTAATGCGGATCAACGGCGTGTGCTCCTCGTTGTCGTAGCCGTCAGCCTCGGTAAAAATAGACAGCTTGGCGAGGGTCATCTTGAAACCACAAAGTTTACAAGCGCTGACCATTGCGTTACGAAACATATTGGCCGGTAAACCAGCCCAACCATCTGTTGACCAATGCACTGAACGCGGCCAGGTCGCGTCGAAGTCAGTGCCTTCCCTACTACGGCGTACATTACGCTTTGAACCCTCAGCGTACGCCGCAATAAATCCGTCGCGGTTCTGGAACTTATTGGATAAGTACGGGCTGGTGCCAATTAGGGTAAACTTGGCGTATTGAAAGTTGGGCGCAGTGATCTGCACCGTTGCAGTTTTTTTAGTTTTTGCTACCATTGGTGGTTCCTTTGCTGGTGTTTACTAAACTCGGCGCTAAGTTCTTTATCGCCGACCAAACTTTATTGATGCTCGGATCGTTAATGTATTGATATTTATCCGCGATCGCTTGCAGTTGTTGCTTGGCCTTTAAATAAATGCCGTGCTTTTCTTCTTCGGTTAGCATCGTCCAAGGTTTGTAATCTCCGCATTTGCTAAACGGCTTTTGAGCGTTACTCGGCACTCCGTGGAGCACGCCAACCGAAATGACTTTCTTTTTTGGAGTGATCACTGTCACTTTGACGGATTGAATCAAATAACTAGCGCGCTTAAGTCGATATTTATGCGCGGCTGCTTCATCATCCCATTCAAATTCGTCGTGTAGTGCGTGATTCGGGTCTTCCGCTTCCTGTAGCACTAACGCTGGGGTTAGCTTGCTGTGCTTTTTTCTGATCGCAGCAAAAGCACGTCCAACGTTGTTGGCGTCAGTGCGTAAAACGTATCCATCGCGTTTTTCATAAACTATTTTGCTTGCAGCCATGGTATTTTCCTTCCTTTTAAGTGAATGCACTAATTAATTATTTTTGACACATTTATTTACAGATTTACTGCTAACTCTGTAAATGAGCGTATTACCCACGTCACCAACGTAATGAACGCGTTATGAACGCTACCAACGCGTTATGAACGTTACCAACGGTGGGTGAACGTTACCAACGCGTGATGAACGTAATGAACGTTGGGTGAACGCTACCAACGGTGGGTGAACGCTACCAACGGTGGGTGAACGTAATGATAGCTGGTGAACGACAGATTTACTGCTAACTTCGTAAATAAAAAGTATCAAAAATAGTAAAAGCGCGATGAATTAATGAACAATCGGATAAAAGCACCAGCATTTAAAAATAAGTGACTCCGCTTTTAGCCGTTACCAACGTGACCATTGGACAATGAGCACTACCAACGGCGCCCCAACGTTACCAAAGCGCAATGAACGTTACCAAAGCGCAATGAACGTTACCATCGTGGTACCAACGGTATGATAATGCGGCGAATGGCTGTTACGCGGCTTTTTCTCTGCCGGGAAGATTACCAACACTCCCCCAACGTAATGAACGGCGCCCCAACGTTACCATTTACAGGATTACTGCTCACGCTGTAGTGCTATCCTAACGGGTTGGTTACGGCGCGAGCGTTACCCTTCGCCTTCTTCTTCGTACATGTCATTGGCGTCAGCTAAACGTTGTTCGTCTGTTTTTACGCTTAGACCGAATTGTTTTCTTAATTTAGTCGGTATTGTAACCAGTTTAGCCGGATTGTTTGTGTGCACCAACCTGTATGCAATTCCAAGTTCCTCCGGTATCGGTTCGCCGTAGCAAAGGCGGCAGAACTTTTCTCTGCGACCGCTACAGCGCGGGCAAACTACTTTTTCAGTATTACTGCTCACGCTGTAAGATCTTTCTTAATTTCAATACGTGCTGAATACGCACGTACCCATCGGTCATCATTAGTATGTAAGCCGCAGCGATCTCTTCAATGACTTGGCCGGTATTATCACACAACGCGCAAATGTCAGCGTTATAGGTCGTGTCAGCGCCAACACAATGGAACCCTCTATTTTGCTCGCGCACCGGAGTGCAACGCGGGCAGGGAGTCAGTTTGGCGTCGTCTTGGCTCATTTCGCATGCCCCCAACGTTCCTCGTAAACATTTGGTAAGTCAAAAGCGCGCCGCAGCTCATCACACTGTTCTGAACTCGGCACTTTGCATTCTTCGAAGCCTTCACGCAACAATAAATAAGCAGTGCGCAGATCAGCAGGGATCTCGCGATCGTAGCACAAACGACACGCGTACATATATCCACCACAGCGCGGGCATTGTACTGCTTTCCTGGTCTTCATGGCGCTATCCCTGCTTTGTCTAGCTTTTCAATAATGCGATCGTACTCTGCCCACATAAAAGGCCCGTCATCGTCAGGTAGCAGAAGCTCGTACGCGGCCAAACGCTCTTTTGATACCCACCCTTTACCTTTACACATACCACAACCGCACCAACCGGCTCGCTCGCACTGAGGACAGCGCACTTTTCCTTTTCTTGGGTTACTGCTCATTTTGTAACTCCGCGAGTAACTGTAAAACCGTGCTCTCTAATGGACGCCAAACATACTTACCTAAATCAGGTATGATCAAACGGACCGCAACCGCATAATGAGTCGGCACTACACCGCAGCCAGTGCAAAACACACATACAATATCGTGGTCATCATGAAGTATCTGTTTCTTTGTGTTCACCCAGAGACGAGGTTCCTTGCTTGACGGTAGGCTTTTACCGCGCGTTAGTTTTCCGTACCCGTAACAAATGGGGCACATTTCTCTTTTAGTGTTAATGCTCATTCTGTATCCATTTGTCGGGTTAGTTTAGCAATTTCATAAAACTGCAGAAATCCGTCTTCATCTGCCAGTAGCGCGTACGCGGTAGCCAACGATCTCGGCACGCGCCAATTAGCTAAACACAATGGGCATAACACGCTCCGGCCGGTATGCGCGCACCTAGGACAATCTACCAAATCATTGTTATCCTGACCGTTCATAGCGCGTTCACTCGTTTTCCATTGCTATTAAATTCTCTCGCAACGCTTTGGCTTCCGAGGTAAGGCTCATCACTATTTCTTTTCCAGTGTCTGAGTCAATTGTTAACGGAAATCTCATATAATATGCGGCAGTCCACGATTCAGGTACGCCGCGCTGACCTTGACAAAATGAGCAAAGCGCACGGCAGCCACAACGTGGGCATGCAACCCAACGTTCATACCTGCTCATTCCCAATCCTTATTTACTGGTAAGTCAAAGTTCCGCCGTAACTGCTCACATTTTGCTTCTGAAAGCCCAAAATACTTATTACCACTAGACATCAATATGTACGCTACTCTCAGCTCAATTGGAATCCTTTTTCCGTAGCACAATGGACACTTCGATAAAACACCATCGCACCAAGGACACACTTCTTCCTGCGGTATCATTGGGCTAAATAATTCTTCGTTTACTTCGTCTGCCATCGTTCAATATCCATTAATAATGCTGCGGTTTCTGGTGGCGATGGGTGCACTGGGTAGCCGCGTTCAGTGCTTAGTAAAAAACTGTACGCGGTAGCTAAGTCTTCAGGCACTTTGTGCTTACCGCGACATAGCGTGCAACTCCCAGCGTAAATACGATCTCCGTCGTACGGCCAATTCAACGCGCAACAACGCGGGCAGTTTACCATTGGTTGCGTCTTCCTTTTCTTCATGGTGCTATCCCGACGTTCTTGAGCTTGGTCAGTATTTCTATCCACTGGTCAACGCTTAAAATCGGTCCTCCTCCGGCCCAAAACTGTACGCCTTCCGGTAGTAGCATCGTAAATGCCACGTGCCGTTCAGGCGTCAAATAGCCTGTGCCACGACATAAACCGCAGTACTTGTACTTAAATGTCCCTCCTCTACCAGTAAGGCAGGCCGGACACTGTATTAATTCTCCTTTAGATTTCATTCGCCGATCACTTCCTTACGTAGCTTCTCCAACCGTTCTGCCATCGCCCAAACGTCGTACTCCTGTAAAGCTCGTTCAACATCATCCTTAACCAACCAAAAAGCCGCGTTTAATGCTGGAGATACGTAACCGCGCCCTAAACACAGTTGACACGTGCCGATTGAAACGTACTGACAAAACTGCGCTGGGCACACTATCCGGCTCTTCCTCACGTCTTCCTACCCTTCCTCAGTGCTACCAAGTCTTCATAATGCGCGAAGTAATCGTCGTCTTCTTCTTTTTGTGTTAACAGCACGTACGCGATTTTATCTTCTGGAGTCACCTTTTTAGTACCACAACAAAGTGGACAAGTAACGAATTTAAAATCCCAGCGTGGATTGGCTTTCCTAATTACTGTTTCTTCAGGAACGATTCCATAATATTCGTACGGTGCACAATATACCATGCCTTCATTAGAACAAAGCGGACATTTAACTTTTTTAGTACCCATACTTATCCCATAAGTGATCAACTTCAACATTGAACTCAAGCGCTTGATAGGTATGCAGACAGTCTGTTTCCAAGTCAGGATGCTTTAGATACAGAGCCGCGCTCACCGGTTCAGGCAGTTTGCCCGTACCTTTACAAATTGGGCAAGGCTTTTGATTATAATGAACGCCAGGAACATCAGGTGGCACTACAAAGCCTGACTGAATCCAACATAAGCGATCCACCCATTTTACTCCTTCACATACGGGGCAAAGAATCCGTTTTACGCGCTTACTCAAAATACCTCTTTCTTTGTTTTTTAGACAAACTAATCCCGTCTGGACTTTGCATCTTAAAGTAGCACCCATGATCAAAAAACTGATGAAACGGCATCTTTAGCCCATCGACTTGCGTTCTTATAGTCCATATTTCAGATACACTAACGCGCTCTACACTCAAACTGTCGCTAACAAGTAATAAGTACGCGGAAGCTAGTGCAGCCGATACTTTACGCTGCTGGCTACAAAGGAAGCACGTTCCTTTATGCTGCACATCTTTACAGCGCGGGCACGGTACCTTTTCATGATTTTTTATCATATAATAAATCTATTTTCATTTGGCTAACATCATCGATAGCCGGTGGAACGTCGGGCGTGTTCGCACACAATAGCGCGTAACCGATCATTATTATTTCCGGTATTGGCTTTCCGTGGCACAGCCCACAGCCTTTCCACGCTGGAGTTTCTGGGCTTAAAATATGACACCCACAACGCGGGCATGTTAACGACGGATCGCTCATGAAGCCATCAGCTGACGGTTAAACTCCACCGTTATTGGACCGCTGAACACTTCCCCACCGTCAGCATCGGTGCACACCATGTAGTCTTCCTCCGACACTGGGGCGATCTTCAGCTTTTCACCGTCAAACTCAATACGTACAAGGCGTCCGTCTTTTAGTTCGAGCGTTATTTTCGTCTCTTTCATTTGGTACTCCTATGTAAAATTGCTACTATTTAGTTAATGCTCGGACGTTGGAGATTTGAATGAAAAAAGTGATTTTCCTTTTGTTGGTCGCGGTTTCTTTACTAGGTAGCTGCTTGCTAATTGACTCAGATATTGACGTCGACAGCGACATCACCATCAATAACGATCTTCCACCCAATAAACTAAATGTTGCTTTTGACGACGACGCTGGAGTAGATCCCGATCTGTTTTAGTGTAACCAGGCAACGGAATTCCCATTTCTTCCATAAACGCTTGCAAGTCCGGGCCAGTAGGTGCGCTCGCCCCAAGCTTTAGTGCAAACGCGGTCACTACTGTTTGATCCAACTTTTTAGATCCACGGCACAACGGACACATATCACCTTTAAAAATACTTTTAGGGAATATGCGATAGTGGCCATCCGCTGTTGCCATCAGTACAACTTCCCCTTTCCCACCACATAATGGACATTTTTCCATCATTTCTTTTTAGCTCCAAAGCGCTTAGCGATTCGTGTGAATTCGGTGTAATTCGGCAGCTTATCAACCGTGTCTACCAATATCAGGTAAGCGGCATGCAGAGCAGGCGTTACTTTTGATTTACCATTACAAATTGGACATGGCACCAACTCATTATTTAAACATACTGACAAGTTCTCTAACCTGAGTTCCCGGTATTAAAGTTTTACGCTCATCTTCTAATAAAATGTACGCTGTACGCAATTCTTCAGAAATCGGCTTACCTTTACATAATGCACACAACGCGTCTCTTCTCGGTGCGTAGCAGCCACAGCGCGGGCACGGTTTTTCATTCGCCATTATACTCGTCTTCTCCTACGTCAATGCGTAGTTGCTGTAAGTTAAAAAACAAGTCTGAGTACCTACGCCACCTTAGATCTCTATCAATCTGATCGACGACCAACAAATAAGCCGCGTTGAGTTCTTTGGATATCGCTTTGCCGTGGCATAACAAGCAACCCACCTCAATCTTACCGCATGTAGGGCACCCGCCGTACTTTAATAATTGCAGTTGCGGCTTAATAGGCAAACCGTGACAAAACGGGCACTCATTGATCAATACTTTATAAATAGTTTTACAATATGGACATCGAATAACGCGCATTATTGAGTTGATAAGTTTCTATTTCCTAGTTGTGCCAGCTCAAAGCGCTCTTTCCACTCTTCAAGCGAAATGAACGTTTCGCCATGAGTATCGTCCCATACGATCCACCCACCGGCCATGTCTGACAGCCACTTCAAGGCTTCTAAGTCGCGCTCAGAAATCTGTCCTTGTCCGTAGTGAAACGGTGCCTCACGCAACATGGCGTACCACAACGTGTACTCTAATCCCATCATCCATCCGGCGCAGTAGCACCGTTCGGAGATCTCACTCATGTACTTTGCTAATACAAACGCTTGAATGCTAAGTATAGGATGCATGGTATTTCCTTTCTTATTAAGTTAATGCCGTTCCAAATTATTTTTGTACCTTATCTTGCGCTTTCAGCATTAAAATTAGGTCACGCGTCTCAATGCCAGTCGGATGCGTATTCCCGTGCATAATCAAAAGGTACGCAGTTACGTAATACTCAGGAACCGGCACTCCACCGCACAATTGACACCAGGACGTGCCATCAGCGCGTCTAATACCGCGCCCACGGCAACGCGGGCAGTTATAAGGCTCTAGTGTCGGTGTGCCCATAGCGCTTTCTTAACTCTTCAATATGCTTAACTTCGTTACACTCTAAGGCGCGCCCCCAGTAATCCGGGAATCCGTATAAACGATAAGCAGCAGCCAATTCAGTTGGAACGTAGCGCACTCCTGCGCACAGATAACACGATCCTAAATACGTTCGACCGCAGTTACATCTAGGGCACCTTACATCCATATTAGGTGAATGGGCGACTGTAAAAGTTTTTGTAAACTTACGGCGCCTACCCAGTCGCGACGAGCTTCAGCGGCTCTTCCTGCTCTTCCGGGATGGGTTCCTTCTCCGGATCCGGATCAAAGTCATCGTCAAAGTTATCATCATCCGAATCAAATTCCGCACAAATAGAGGCGCCGTCCGGTAAATGCACGGTTAAAACAGTCGGATGCAACGTACGAAAAAGCTTTATCAGTTCACGTAGTTCTTTCCGCATACAAGTATTGTGCCAGCTCGTATATTAATGATCAAGTTACTGGTTATTTTGATGTAAGTTACTGTAAGCATAATTATTTTATTTGCAACGTTACTTTTTATTTGCAAACGTAACAAAATGAAGTATGCTTTAAATATGGACAGCAACAAAGGAAATAAGATGGGAAACAGCGAAAAAACAACAATCAACACCGTTTACTACACCGCTTACGCGTTTGCATCAACCCTAATCGCCGCCGTCGACGACAGAGACGCTGACTGGGATCTGGTTGACCAGACCGCAAAAGACACCGTAGCCGCGTGTGAAGAAGTTGTTCCTAGCCCAGCCCTTAGCCGCGCGCTCGACTACGCGGAAGCGATCGTGAACCGCGAAGCCAAAGCCACCTACGAAGCCATCAAAAACGTAGCCGGCCTTGACGACGCGCTTATGAGCGAGCTGTCCACCCTACTCTGCAACTAATAAAGGCTCAAACATGGACGAAAACACCAGAAACAAAGTCGCGAAACTGCCTGTGTGGGCGCGCAACCTAATAAACCAGCTTGAAGTGGAAGTCGCTTGCTACCAGCACGAGATCGAAACCTTGAAGCAAGTAAAAACGTCGCGGATCTACTACGGTTTTGAAGCATCACAGCGTGGCATGATGCCGATCCCCGACGACGGTCCAGTCACCTTCATGATGGGTCAGCTAAAGCCAGAAAACGAGTTTTCGCGAATACGTATCAGCTACGATCGCGACGCGCTTGAACCGGACAAATGGCTGACTGTAAGCAGTGACCTCGGCGCCCTTCTGGTAAAGCCGTGGGCCAGCAACATGATCAAGATCAAGATCGAAGATCGGTAAATGCCAAAGCAAGAAATGGTGATGTGCCCGCGATGCTACTTTTTTTGCGTGGCACCACCACGCCAAGGGGAAGAGTGTCATACTCAATGCGCGCTATGCGGTAATAAAAAGCAAGTTCCAGAAGATCTTGCTACCGCATACGCGCTAGTTGAAGACCACCTTCACGGCCACCCTACCACCAACGAAACGATCCGGCTAAAAAACGATTACTGGGGATGTGAATGGCGCCTAGAAATTGAACAGTCTAAAAATCATCCCAAATAGACTTATTTTTAACTAATCGGTACCACTTCGGTAAATCACGCGATAACCGTGCGGTTTCTTTATTGTTTTTCTCTCCGCTGTAAGTTTGGCGAACTTTCCGAGCTACGTCTTCATTCTTAAAACCTGACTTATCGTCACTGTCGTATAATAACCGATACGCGGTACTCATTTCTTCCGTAACCGATCGCGCTCCTTCGCATAACCGGCAGCCGTTAGGTCGGCGCCATGGGCTACCATGACACATCGGGCACGCTACGTTTTCTTTCTTACGCTTGGGCATCATAATCCTTTCTCAAGCTTAGTGCAGTTTCTCGCGAAACTGATTCTCCAACGTTCGAAATAAGCGCGTAAGCGGTTGCTAGATCTGAATTGACACTATTTGTCCCGTAGCATAAAACGCAGTCAGTAAACCCAAAATATCCGCCGTCAACGTCTACGCCACCACAGCGCGGACATTCCACCTTACTTAGATCGCCGTCGATTTTTCTGTCGCTGGGCACTAAAGTCCTTTTTCAACTGATAAATCTCGTTTGAAGATGGCGCCGTACCGTCTTCATGCTTCAAAAGTAAATACGCGGTTTCCAAGTTTTTTGAAACGTAGCCGCGCGTCCCACACAAAAAACACACGCACGTCTCGTTCCACGCGTTTTTCATACCGGCCGTACCGCCACAATGCGGGCAGTCTTTATGCTTCTTAGTCATAGCCTAAGTCTACCCTTACTTTTATTGTTTCTTCGATCGTTAACCAGCCACCGGTTGAAGCGTCAACTGTAAGCTTGTAAGCGGCAGCCAAATCTTCGGACACACGCCGCGTATTGGCGCACAACGAACACGGAACGCCGATCCCGTCGCAGCGCGGACACACTTCACTGTGGTCGTTGTTTATCATACCCAAACAACCTGCGTAGCTCGCGCACTTCCCGCGCTTCCGGATGGGCCTCATCCTCTCCGATCAATAAAATATACGCTGTCTTCAGCTTTTCAGAGATCGGCTTACCCTCACACAGTGAACATTTACGGTACTGCCAGCCTTTTGGCCGCCACCCTTTCTCCGGACAGCGCGGGCACCCGTTTCTAATCCTTCCTTTGTTAACGCGTGGGGGGCGCCGTACGCGCCCCAAACCCCAGCCTCTAAGTCTTCGCATGATTTACCCGATCATCAACTCCGCGTAGTCCTCCAGCTCGCTAAGAACCTCCAAATAACCGGAAGAATGTCCTTCTTCCCACGCACGGTCAGCGGCTTTACGGCCGTTCTTGTGGTTTTCCAACCCACACGCGCGAATCGCTTCACATATGAACAACTCTTCAAGTCGCCTACTTTCCGCGCGGTACGCTCTATTCTTCTCCAAATACGCGTCACGAATATCTTTACGTTTCGCAGATTGCCGATCTGGCGCTTCCGGAAATGAAAGCTTGTTTTCAAACTCGCCGGCTTGAATACGCTCTTCTAACGCCTCTATTTTAACTCTATCTAGTGCCATTGTTTTCTCCTTATTGTTTGCAGTTACCACAAAATAAATCGGCTTTTCGCCTCACAGGTTTTAGTATAACTCATTTTGTTATGGTTGCAAATAAAAAGTAACGTTGCAAACTTTATTCTTCTGCGTACACCCTTTTCCAACTTTCAATAAACGCCACGATCGCCTTGGCGCCTTCCGGGTTCATTGATATTACAGTATACTCAAACGTAGGTGTAAAGTTGGATAGGTGCAGCCACCGTAAAAACTCCATCACCGTGCTGTTCTCGCCTAAGTCGTGATCAAGGTACATATGATCCGGTAAGCCGTACCTCTGCACGTGAAACTTAGCTAATTCCACACAGTTAGCCCAAATCACTAGCGCGTCCCTCGGTATGTCATGGTCTCGATCCTTTCCGGGATTGCGCACGTCATCCAACCACAAAATGTAGCGGATCGGTTGATCCAATAAAACACTTTTTAATTCACGTGCTGACTGCCCGTCTAACCCGTAACAATTATCTGCCTTCTCTAGAGCGTACGCTGCAGCTAAAAACTCCGGCACTTCACCGGTATCCTCGCAAAAAAAGCATCGCCGTTGACTAAAAAGTGCCTTCGCCATGTAACAGTGTGGACATTTAGCATACCCTGGTTTCATCACTTTTCTCCGTACTGAGTGCGTAAATTATCAATAAGCTCAATTATTTGTAAACTCGTGCGCGCTGTATCAATCATCAAAATGTAAGCCGCGCGCGTACAAGGTTGTACTTTATGCTTACCTTTACATAGCAAGCAATTTTTGAACTTAATCAGCTCACAACGCGGGCAGTCTACTAGCTGTGTTTTCTTCTTCCAGTGCATTAATGGTTAATACCCGCGCCACAACTTTTTGTAAATATTTTTGTTTGCAACGTTACTTTTTATTTGCACTAACCCTAAAATGAAGTATGCTTTAAGTATGGACAAACGCTACAGAAAAATCAGTCAAAAAGAACGACAGGCAATGATTGACGACAGAAAAGTACAACTTCGCTCATTATGCAACGAAGTAGGATCTTGTGCTAACGAAGAACGCAGAATTTTACAAGCGGACATCAAGCGGTTAGAAAACCGCAGCCGTAAAGTTGTTTTTGACACATACGAAAGAACTGTCTGTTACGCCAGTTCAAAGTAAAACCCTAACCCTTTCGGAGGTTTTCATGAAAGTTTCTCTTACCGCGATCGCTACCCTAACCGCTTCCCCTAACAACACCGAGCTACGCGGCCAACGCGCTAGCCGCACGGTTGTTTTCGGCGAATTTTCGCGCTATTGCTTGTTCGCCGTGCATGTGCGCGAAGGTAACCGCGTTATGTGGATGGTCGAAGACGCCGAGACCGTAGATCCGGAAACCGGCCTATCGGAAGTTATTCGCCAGGCTTGGACTCCGCTTGAGGCAGTAAAAGGCCTGGAAGCTGAATTCGCAACGACGTAGTTTGCACGTTTCCCAAAAGTTTAGGCGGCTCCTGGCCGCCTTTATTTTTTAATAAAAAAAGTTGTTTGCAACGTTACTTTTTATTTGCATATCCCACAAAATGAAGTATGCTTTAAATATGGACAAAAACACAAATAAAACCTACACCGTAGAAGTTTTTCGAAGCACTAACCGCATCAGCATCGTAACCGGTACGGTAGCGGAGCTGACCCGTCATTTTATGTACACGCTGCAAGCTGGAGCTTCCTACCAGCACGAGCGCGGCAACAAAAAGATCAACCTAGCGCCGAAGAACATAACCGCGCTTTTGGCAAACCTGAATAAAGCCAGCGCTAACGTTTCTTGCAACGGTAGCCGAAACAAAACCTACGCACTTTCCCAGTTTGACGAGCAAAATTAGAGGCAACCAATGAACAGCACACAAAAACATACAGTTCAAACGATAAACGACCTCCTAGTTCAAAACGGTGTTGACGCGCTAATTAAAGTAACGACCGGTAAGTGGCGCGCTTCTTGCACCAACTCCGCTGCTAAAAAGCAAACATACCTTAGCGGCCAGTGGGTGGCGTCTCACCGACGATCGCGCGGTACCGTTGAAGCGCTCCGGAACGCAGTAGTAGCGTCCGGCTTTTCAGTAGTTGATACTTGGGCCGACGATTACAATGTCGGTGTCGTTTTTAATTAGATATTTTATTTGCAACGTTACTTTTTATTTGCACGTACCACAAAAGCGTGGTATACTTAAAGCATGGACAATAACACTGCAACAAGGGGTAAAATAATGTTACGAAAAGAAAGAAATCAAGAGTGCGCGCGAAATTGGCTTCAAACCAGCAAAAATACACTAATGAATCTTCTGGAAGGTGAAATGCGATCCGCACTATCAGCCGAAGCGATCGACCATATTGGGCGCGCCGTTCTCGAAATAAGCGACGCTCAGCGCGCGGTACGTAAAGCCAGCCAACCCGTAAAAAAAGAAAAAGCGCCGGAAGCGATCAAGTTCACCGACGTGATGAGCGTGTACTCCGGTAAAGCCGGGCACTGTTGCTGTGGTTGTTCCGGAAAGCACACTTACCGCTCCGAAACGCGGGAGCAAGCCGGTAAAAATCGTGGCTACGCCATAGGTGACGACGAGGTCAACGACAGCTCTGTAAAGCGTATTTTGAGCACCATGAATCAACTAATCGCCAGTAACAAACCGTGCGAAATTGATATGCCGTCCGACTGGGGGCACATAGCTATAACGTTCGGCTCGCGGCTTTACGTCGCCTACCTAAGAAAGTAACCTAACCTGATGAACTCAGCTAAGAAACGCCTTGTAGAATATTTAATCCAGGCCGGATCCGTTTACGTCCATCTGCTCACCCGAGCGGATGGCGTTTACGTTCCAGAGCACCTTAAAGCGACTCCCACTACCGCGTTACAGATCGGCTACAACTTTCCCGTGCCGATCCCGGATCTAAAAATCGACGATACCGGTATAACCGCCACATTGTCGTTCAGTCGTACGCCGTACCTGTGCTTTGTACCGTGGGACGCAGTCTTCGCGATCACTAACGAGGCCGGCCAAGGCGCACAATGGCCTATCGACGGCGAGCTGCTGCTTGAGCCGGAAGATAAACCCGAGGAACGGCGCCCCAAGCTTAGGTTGGTAAAATGAGTCAAGAAACAAAACAAACAATGGCGTGCCCGCGCTGTACTGGCGTGGGTGCGTTTATACCTTGGCATAGTTGTGCACTTTGTCACAACCGTAAAGCAGTTCCAGTAGAGGTAGGTACCGCGTACAATTTGTTGCGCGACGACGGCGAACCCCACCTATCACAAGTTCGAACTGATTGGCTTTTAAGGCAATTTAAAAATGAGTGAAAAACTTGTTACCTGCCCGCGCTGTCAGTCTGCTTGGTGGCCAATGGATAAAGATCTGTTATTTCCCGGTTATTGTGCGCTCTGTCAAGGCGCGCGTACCGTTAGTGCCGCGCTATCAAGCGCCTACCAACTATTTCTCGACGAACGGTTTAAATACGATCAACACCCCGATGCAATTCTTACTCGGACGATCGTCAAGACAGTAGACAATGACAGCAACGCGCGCTAAACGCCAAGAGCGCGATCGTCAAGCAATGGCTGCGGCGCCGTTAACAAAAGAACTCCATGATTTAATGCGACGCATGTACCGCTACTCAAAGCACCAGCCGGTAATAAAAAGCCGTAGCTCTTCGCTAAGCTATCAGTGTAACTTCCTCTGGACAGGTATGTACTGGGTCGGAACTGGCGTTTACAAGCAACGTATTACCGCCATCAGGGATTTACGTCGGTGCGCCACCAAGCTACTTGAAGCGCAAGTTTGGAGCACCAGCACGTACACACGGCTTATTGATCGCTTAGAAGCGATTGAAGTTGGCCTTGCCTTAATCAGTAGCCCAGCTTTAAAGAATATCTGCGATCGTTAGATCAACGGTCAAGCTTAATACCGACGTCTCATTCAACGGGTACGTCTGTGTATCAGCTCCAAACACTAACTGAAACGCTGCAACACGCTCTTCAGTAACTTCTTTTTTACCTTTACAAAAAGTACAAATGTCACCGCGCGCGTTTTCCGGCCTCTGGCTCGCAATGTAACGTATTGGCCAGCCAAACTTGTAAACTCGGCCGTCGCCGCGACAAACCGGACACCTAAGCCGCTTACTCATCCCGATCCTCAAGTTCATAGCGCACTTGTCTTGCGTCTAAAATAGACGGTAAATAGCCGTCTTCAGTGCCCATAAAAGCGTACGCTGTCGCTAGCGCTTTATAGATGCGCTTTGCATCGTCGCACAACGCGCACGGTTCCCCGCAGCTGGTTTCGATAAGAAACGGCTTATAGCTACCGCCTTTACAGCGCGGACAATCAACCACGATGACTACTCTCTAAATCAGCGATCAACTGACTAACGAACTTGATTGTGCGCACAACTGGATTCAAAAGTGCTATCGCGGTGTAGGCCTCTTCAGTTACCCGTTGTGCTCCCTGACAAAGTGGACACGGGATGGGCTCAGCGCCTCCTAAGTTATAGCGCACCAATTGATCATTCCACGCCCAATAAATTCCATCAACGCAAACCACCGTCCCCACTCCTTGGCAAACCGGGCATCTATACGTTTTAACGGCCGTCACTGCGCCCTCCGATACGTTTTTCGTAGCTCGTCAATGTCTTCGAAAAAGTCAACCTTATTATTTAATGTTAAAGAAAACGCAATGGACAGCTCTTCGTCCACGTCACACGCGCCGTAACAAAGTGGGCATCTGCGCACTGCTGTAAATCCGTAGCGCTTCCATTTTTTACGATCTTTAAAAGTCACATTATGATACGGCGCTAGTGTCAAACGACTCACTCTAATTTCGCCAGCTCCTCCACATACCGGACACGTGACTTTTTTACTGCGTGGCATATGACTTCCTAAATTCTCTTAGTTCTTCGATTGTGGGATACCTATTAGTTTCCTTAAAAAGAGCATACGCGGTAAGCATCTCACGATCCGGTATTGCGCCTTTACCTTCGCATAATGGACAAGGGTAGCTATCCCACACTAAACGTTCTTCACCTTCACGTATGTACGCCACTGTCTTAAGCCCATGACAATGTGGACAATTCAATGGGCGCCCTCTACGCTTCGCCATAACCCATCTCCACGCGTAGCTGTTTAATATCAGCAGAGTTTAAGTAGGTATTCTGGCGCTTTAAAATGAATGCAGTTGCCAATAGCCTAATGACCTTCTGCTTGCCTAAACAAAGCGCACAAGGATCTGGCGTATACTTCCATTCTCCCGATTTCTTGTCGTAGCCAGCGTACACTCCGTAATATCCAGTGCCTTTACAGGCTGGACACTTTACCTTTTTAGACACTAATACGATCTCCTTCTGCTAGTAAGCGGAGTGCGCCTTCTACCGCGTCCAATTGATCCCAAAACTCTTCTACTCCGTTATGCTCCCACTGACTACATTTGATAGGCTGTACTTTTTTAAATACAATATCTGCATACGCACGAAGTAAGCGTAAACGAGAAAGTGCTTGAGAGCGAGATATAATCGCTGCAGTCGTCTTGAAGTAAAACCGTTCAAACGTAGCGCCGTACTGCGCTTCAAAATCTGCATGCCCCCGACATAAAAACCCTAGTTCAATGATGATCGTTTCAAGGCTATACACTTGGTTAAAATAATATGTATCAGGTACGGTTTGAGCACGCACCTTTAAAAAGTTTTCAACCTGCTCTGTAGATAACCGCATCATCGGCATTGTACGTCACTCCGTAACTGACGCAGCTCTTCATCTTCTGGAACTTCATCGTCATCCCAATCAGCGGTCACTAGCGCGTACGCGGCGTACAACTCATTTGAAATTAAACCTGCTCCTTCGCACAATCGGCAATTATTCCATATTATGTTTCGTTGTGCAGGTTCATTGACTGGTGTTTGATCATAAATAAGCGTATAATCGCCGCCTCTCCCATCGCAAGCCGGACATCTATTTCTTTCTTCTTTTGTTGGCCTGATTTTCCTGCTTTGCATAAGCGATCGCTGCATCTCCGTCAAAGGTACTGAATGCACCATCCGGGCTAGTCCACACGAACGCATAGCTGTATTGTCCTTTACGCCGTTGTCGTCGTGTCCAGCCTGCTCGAAATAAGTATCCGACGTCTTCACTTCTCACAACTGCTCTTTGTTAATACGTAAAAGGTATTTAACCGCACAACGCTTACACGTATTGTGCTTTAAATGAAAGTCAACTATAGGAACATCCAAGTCCCAACCCATCCTTTCTTTTACATGTCCGCACAAGCTTTCCGTAGTAATTCCTCCTCCGAGCTTGCGTCCTTCCTTAGTCAACTCACGAATATGCCAAAGCGCGTGCGGACCCGCGCAGTTCGATTCACAAAACGAATACTCCGTTTTCTTCTTACCCATGGTGCCTCTTTTGTAAGCGTTTAGGCAACATCGCGTAGGCTTCGTCTATTAGCTCTTGAACGGTACCTGGAACCTCCGTTCCATTTACCACCAACTTATTAGCTAGCACGATCGCTTCGCCGTCAGAATCCTCTTTACACACTTCAAACGACACCGTCCGGTTATCGCTTAGTACCTCAGCCTCAAAGTTATAGCCGGCCGACTCTAACGCAGAAGCTTTCGCCAACGTGGTGTCATCCACTGTAAGCTTGATAGATCGGCGCTTTCCTCCCGGCCTAACAAATTGTGTAAACTCAACGCTTGCCATTTTACCTCCAGTTAAGATTGCCCTCCCCGCAGGAGTATAAACGGGGAGGACGGTTGGACAACACACTAAGGATTACGTTGTAAAAACCTTACAATATTTTGCAGTTCATTTCGAACCGCATGCAGTTTAGATAAGCGATCGTGATACTCGTTGTTAACTCCACCGTTCGTACCATCAAGGTGCGCGCTACGCTTATACATTTCAACCACTTCAACGGCGTTTTCAACGGCCGTTAGCTGGTCCTGGTACATGCTAAGAAGTTCAACTTTTGGTACGCCGTCGACACAATCCCACTCCGAACAGAACTCTATTAATTCCTTAATTTGATTAGCGATCAACTTGAGAGACGCTTCCTGATCTCCTTCAATCAAAAATCCGACCTCTTCATTGCCGTACAAGAACTCCGCCAGTATGGCGCCTTCGGAGTCTACTTGCACCTCAAAAAACAAGCTGATGTCGTATCCGTCTACCTTCGGCCAGGCCACTACGTTGTGCCCGCGATCACGTAGTACGTTAATAAGCGCTTGGGTAAGATCGTCGATGCGCGCTTGATCTTGCTTAGCCTCCGTCATGCTCATCTCCTGTCGGTCCAATTAGTTCAAGCATAAACCGTACTGCGTACAGTAGCACCAGTACAAAAATTCCGAATGCAATAGAAAACTGAAAGTTATCTTCACCAGTTTTAATGAGCTGTATTGTGTCCGCAAAAAAATTCAGCGCGTATGATACTAGCAATAAGCTCAGTATGCTAACCAATGCCAACATCTAGCAGGCTCCCTTTAGCGCGTGGGCGCAGTATTCGTCGCGTAGCGTTTGTTCGAGGTTAAGGTCAGCGTCGCGAAGGTAAAGCTCAAAAGCTACGCCGTCTTTGGTCCCGGTCATCGACTCGGCGATCTGTAAAACGTTGCTGAGCGCGTTTCCGGGAAGGATCTCGCTCGCCGCCTCTAGCGCTTGTCGGCAAAGCTCGTAAATGTCTTCGCCAAAAGTGATTATAAAACCGGTCTGTTTCATCGTGTCAAGCGCTTTCGCTAGGTCGATTCCAACGCGGTAAATGTCGTTTATTGTAGCGGTTGTCATTGTTGTTTCTCCTTGTTGTGTTGTCGTCATATTTAAAGCATACTTCATTTTGTTACGTTTGCAAATAAAAAGTAACGTTGCAAATTATTTATTTTTGGCTACCCCTTACCACGCTTCATTGTCGCCTTCCAGTAGCTGGAGAATTGAGATTAAATACGGAAAATCTTCTTCGCAACGACGTAAAAACGCGTGTATTGGCCCTTCTTCCGAAGCGCGCTCGCTCAACACTTTCACACACTTCAGTAACCTTTGAAGATCGCGCGCGCCGTTATTAATGACGTCATGATGAATGTACGCCAAGGTTTTATGCTTAAACAACCACTGATACAGCCTAAACCAATGAACAAAGTACGGCCGATCAGCAAGGTCAACCGGATAGGTATCAGCGGCTGGGTCTGGATAGCGTTCAAGATCAACCGTAAACATTCCAAGCTGTAATGAGCTAATTCCGTACGCTCTCGCTGAAAACTCAGGATGCTCGTACGGATTTACATGTGGTCGCAACCACTCAGAATACTTGGTTTTTTTCCACGCATCCATGGCTTCTTCATGCCACCAAAATATACGCTTAACGACATCGTATCCTAGCGCTTTACTCACTGGGCACCAGCGCATTATTTGGTGTTCGCGCTTACGCATCTGGCGCCGTAGTTTGCGCCGTTTTCTTTTATACCGTTTGTTTCCCATCATTAAATATTACCGGCCATTAAGACCGGTAATACCCTTTCAGCATGTTTTCTACTATGTCCAATTGATCTCGCCGGTTACCTCCAGTCTGTTAGTTGTCTATACCTTGCAGCGACGTGCTGCGAAAAATTAGCGTTTTTTGACAGTGTTTGCGTTTCGGTTGTCCAACCCAACGACTCCACGCGTAGCGATCGCTCATCTTTACAAAGCACAAGCCGGATACGGCCGGTAAATCGACAACCCAAACAGCTTGATTGTCACGCATCACCGCGCGTAGTATTCTTACCTCACCGTTAGCGATCCGCTTGTCCAATGAACTGAGTAACTTTTGGTCAGTGATAAGCATTACAACCTCCATTAATTACTAAATACGGCTCGCTGCGGTTATGATTAATACCCTTACACTTGGTAATTGCACGATTGTCAAAAATTTTGTAAAACCAATAGCGCTGGGCATAATAGCAAATTGAACACTATCAACTTTTACAGGTGACAATGTCTGAATACATTTTTAATCCAAAAACAAATGGTTCGCAAGTTCTCGGTTGCGTACCGCTGCACGGTCCTTGTCCGTTCGCGTGCGCGGACTGCTTTGCCCAATACAAGGACAAACGAGGGCGCTCTTACCTCGGGGAAAACTGGGAGCACACACCTAACATGCCTAGCTTGGAACAGGCTGAGAAGAAGATTATACGCGTTAACGACATTGGTGACTCGTCGGATCGTGTCAACCAAGTAGTCGCCGCCGTCCAATGCTACAAGCACCGCTTTTATAACACCTCGTTCACCGGCCGACTACAGCACTTCGACGCGCCGTTTATGCTGTCGGTAAATCCCGGTGACCTTACCGACCAATCGTATCAGCAGATTCTTAGCCGGTTTCACAGCAATGCACTCGCGGTACGCGTTCGCGTCAATATGTGGAACGTCCACGTCGTGCAAGAAGTGATCAATCACTACACTGCGGTAGGAATACCGGTCATCATGACGTTCATGGCCTATCATGAAACGCCGATCCCACGCGAATACGAGCAATACTACAAAGATCGCCAACGGACCATCAATAACTACTACTGCATCACGCAAGAAGGTTGGGACAAGGTACTGGCTCAACTGCAGTTAAATGAACTCACTTTGACGTGCGGACGCGACGCTACCACCCACGCCTGCACCGCGTGCCGTAACTGCGAAAAGCTTTACGTCCTACACATGCTTCGACGTGACCATAATATTAAACCGGACGACGCCGCTGAACTCTTCGACCTACTGAAGTCCGAACAGCAAGACGAGGTTTACGCCAAATGGTTAAATCCATCGAAGAACCTGTATACATAATCCCGCGAATCAAAAATAAAAAAGATTCGTATCGTATCTGGGAGCAAGGCGGTTTCGGTAATCGCCTGCAAGCTTGGTTCTCTCTAGAAGAACTGCGCGAAGCTTCATACTCGGGCCAAGTAGGGATCCGCTACAGCGATGTGCGTGGAGGCGGTTCCTTATTTGTGCCGTTTCTAGATCAAGACACTCTTACCGCGAAAGTTGAAGAGCTGGAAGAAAAGGGATATCGGCGCGCCGACATGGTGTTCAGCGAGATGGCTCCTGATTACGCGCTGACCATTAACGGTGAGGTTAATGACTTCTGGGATTTATGGTATTCACACGTAAAAAAACCTATGCGGATCGCCTTGAAAGAGTGGAGTCGCCACGAATCCGGTGTCCGCGCACGAATGATTATTCGGCAGTTCATGAACGATGCTAGCTATGCTGATTTGTGCGCACTAATGGATCTCTATCCTGCCCACACAATTGAGTTTAGCTGCTATCCTTTCCACTTGGGTAATATCCCTGGTCGAAATTCAGTTATCTGGGAAGTGCGTAAATACTAATGCCGGATCAAGAAAAAACCCCTAAAATGATCCTGCTAGACACCAGCAATCTGGAAGAGATTGAAGGTGCCCTAGCACTACTCAATACCGAAGACGGCATCACCGCGTATCGGTACGCGCTCCTAACCTTTCCTCTACCAGAAAATCAATACGACTTTGAGCTAGCGTATAGAGGCGCTGACTTCGCGTTTGCTTGGGATGAAATACGTAATCAAATTCGTGATGAGCTAAAATACAACCCCAACATCAGCGAAGAATACTCTAAAGCGCTACGTTGGGTGCAAAAAATTATGTACGATCTCGTAACTGAAAAGAACCTTCCAACATTTTGACAGGTAACATGAAGTTCACCATCGACACCACCAAACTAGCCAACCAAGTGAAGCTATGCCGGCGAAACTTACGCTCTGATCGCGTCAAGGTTTGCGCCCAATGCCCATTTGAAGACATCATTGTTCACCGGTATCCTGAGCTTCAAAAACTGTTCGTAGCAAAACGGCGTAGTGTTGCCAGAAAAACGCATGTGTCTGCTGCAGGCACTTTAGTTGTGGAGACAACACAAGTGCATAATTGCTGGAACTGCGGGCACACTAAAAACGCTTGCTTTAACAAGCAGTTTCCTCCAAAAAAAAGCTCAGAAGGGCGCGACTGTCACCTTTGGATACCAGTAGGCGCGGATGACGGCCAGCTTTAATCAGCGATCGCAGTGCGAGCAGTGCTTCAACGAAAACTGTGGCGATCGCGGTAAGCGCAACATTCACTGGGACGGTAAGCGCAACTACTGCAGTCGGTTCAAGACGGACCCTAATAAGGCCGACACGCTGCCTCCGCCACCTCAAGGTAAAAGCTTAGAGGAGTGGCAGCGCGACCTTGCGAAGGCTATGAAGGGCATGCGTGTCTTTTTAAAACAAAACGCGCGCTCGACAGACTAAGCGGTATTGGGCTATCAATAAAAGCGTGTGGGGGCAACTGCCACTCTTATTGACTACCGCGCCGTATCAGAGCGCGCTGGCCACCGTTCCACTGTAAGTGCGCCTGCTACACCGGAAACCAGCAACCGGTATCGTAACAGGGGAAGGACGCGCACGAACAGCTGGCTTGTGGTTATGTTAAGCGTAGCCGAGAAGCGCGCTCGCGGTCAACTGATTTCCATTAAAGAAAAAAGCCGGCCGTAGCCGGCTCTATTCTCTGAAGTTTATTTTAAAGTTCGGTTGCGCACCCCATCGGAATTCCATGAACAAGCGGATTGTACCGCCTATCTATTTTACCTTCAGCTTCAAGGTAACGGTATTCAGTTGCCGCGTCTTCAACCGACAGCGCGTGCGTCGCGTAATGCCATACTGCGGCGCCAGTCGGTATACGGCCGGCCGGCAGTACGCATACAAGCGGATCTTTCCAACCACAACGTTCCAGGTCAAATACCAACCAAACTGAAAAGCGCTTCATTCCGGACCAAGTTCTTCGCTTTCTGATCTTCATAGCTTACTCCCAGCCTTTAATGTTCGCGTTGTAATGTAAACCGGATCTTATAGCCGCGCGGAACGCTTCAGCCGGATTCGTAAACGTAGTTGCGCCGTTTACAGTTTCGCGGTTACTGCTACCTGGCTTTACAAAGATCCAGTTAGCCGTGCCAAAACAATCGGCTGTTTCTCGTACCAGTGTGATCATTGAATTCTCCTTGTTGTTGTCCATACTTAAAGGATAACAAAAAATTGAATGAATGCAAATAAAAAGTAACGTTGCAAATAAAAATGTAAGTTTTTACCTACAAACTAGGTATTCTTACCCGTCTATCATCGTCTCAGCTATTGCGTGTTCTTTAATCCACGCAACCACCGCATCATGCGTTTCGTCGCCGGCACCGCGCTCTCGCTCAACCCATTTTAAGGTCTGTACCTCTTTCACAATACTTTGATCCTCGGCTTTCACCAAGCACCCGCGCACCGTAATAAGACACGCGTCGTACGCGAACAGCCACTCCATCCCGTATTCTCGATGCTGTTGTGGATCGTAACCTAACCGGCTACCCATTTCTTCGACAATGTCGGCCTTTACACGTGTGACCCACACTGGCTCGCGGCGACTCTGGCTGTAACTCTGGCTCTGACTCTTGCTGCTGTTCCCACTCATTGTAAACCCGCATTCCGTTTTCATCGTGGCTGACCATGAATTTAATTAGTTTTTTGATTACATTTTCATATCGCGCTAACCGACGCTGCTGGCGCGCTACTTTGGATCGCAACTCAACCAGCTCAATGGCGTCAGCATTACGAGTCCTGATACCGGCCTGGTCTAAATCAAACCGTAGTGCTTTTTCTTCCAATGACAGCTCGTTAGCCATTAATCCTTCTCACTTCCTGTTTGATACCGGTTTCAACCTCATCAGCGATCTTGTCGCATTTCTCTCCACCTTCTTCACGAAGTAGCTTTACGGCGTGCGCTAACACTGAAAGTAGTCGATCTTTGGATAAACCGGTAAGGTCAAGACGCTTAGCAGACGCCACTAAACGTGCCTTCCACCATTGATCGACAAGCTCTGGAGTTTCTTCATGGATCCGTTGTTGCGCCCAGCGCTCACGCGGATATTTCCAACCGTCCAGAGTCCACTTCGAACCATCGTCCAGCTCTATGAACCGTTTTAAAACGCGCTTAACGATACGGCGCCGTAAAATCGGCGAACTGAAATGCCCAACAATAGTCATGACCCGTTGCCCTTCATACCAAACTTGATCGCTCATTTATTGCTCCTTAGGTAGTTGTCCTTACCCTAAGGATACAATAAAAAAGTATGAATGCAAATAAAAAGTACAGTTGCAAACTAATATTTCCACCTGTACAGCGATACCGCTGTACGAAAAGCATCCGTAGCGGCTTTTAAATCAATGGCCTGCCCGAGTAAATCGTGCGTGAACCGCATCCTGTATGCAATATCTCCCATGAGTACAGTATCTAGGTTAGCGCGCTGCTCCATCAGTTGTGCGTCTTCATACCCGATTACGGCTAACTGCTGAAATTTGCTTGCTACATAGATAAATAGCCCATGGTCAAAACCGCTAATCGCCGCTTTGTAAAGCGCGACTGTCGCATCCGCTGTATCAAAAAACAAAGTTGTGCAATAGCTTTGCTCGATCGCTGACCAATCTACGTTTTTATACGCTAAGCAAATACCCCAAGCGCGCTCTCTTGCCAGGTCATACGGCCCAACAAGAGCACTCTTCGCAGCTCCAAGTTCTTCAAACTTCATCATTAATTTGCGTTGCGCCCCTTTATTTCACTGTGGGTCATAACGCGTGCATTCGGCAAATTCTTCATCAAGTCTTCAGTGACACCGAACTGTGCGATCGGCCGGCTTAGATCCGCTCGCTTTACGTACGAACCTGCTAACCGGCTTACATACTTGTGCTCGTCTGTTTCTAAGATCCCAGACATCGAACTTAAAAAACAAAACAAGTTCATTTTCTGTTTGTCGCCTACTGTTTCATGATAAACAAATCCCTTCGGACTATCGTAAAGCTTAAAAAGCTTACTGTGAAACAAAATATGGCTTAATTGCACTGACGAAACTGTCCCAAAAGCGTTAAGCGCCGTCGCCATTATGCGAGCGATCGCGTTTACATCTTTCGGCGGAAAGCTTTTTTTAGCCGGATCCCATCCAGGGTAAAAACGACTTTTAGTTATGTCGGTAGTTCCGAATCCCAAGCACTGCCCGGTATTGGCCAACTTTTCGTCTCCATACACCATATCCTTCCAGGTTAGGTCGGCCGTCGCCATAAAACCAGTTGCTTTTTGTTTTCCATCTGGCAACTGCTCGGTTCCAACGGTAATAGGCACCCCACTAGTTAAGTACTTATCGTAAGGCTCACACAGCATGTTAAGCATGTTGAACGGCGAACACATGCGAACCCCATTCGCGTAAATCCCGTAGTTACCCACCAACTCCCCAAAATCCCCGTCTACTTTAAACGGTTTAAAAGCCCAGTCAGTAAGATTTACCGGATCTAACTGAATTAATTCGTTCATCAGCGATGACGCTAATCGAGCGACGTACACTGGATCCACGTCTTGCCACAGCTTACGTATGAATTCTTCTAAGTTATTAATCTGCATGGTTTTCCTTTCTAATTTGGTAAAGCTTCCTTCAAATATACCGTTAACGCTATTAAGTCAGCTTCTTTTTTAATTTTTTGTGCGCACTGTGCCAATTCATCAAGAATAGTGAAACCTTTTTCCTTCAGCATTTTAAAACTTATTTCTGCCATAATTGCCAGCATTAAGCTGTGCCCAGCAACGTCTTGGCACACCGTTACAACTTCTTCTGGCGAACCAACTCCTTGGTGAATTCCTGTTATTGTCACTGACTGCAAGCTAGCGTATACGCTTTCAACACGCCAAAACGCCACTAACGGATCTTTACTACCGCGCGCCGCTTCCGCTACTTTCGATAGCTTCTGATAAAATACTGACAGCTCTTGAGTTAATGGTGCTATGCGCTCTAGCGCACCTTGAATAGCTTCATTCGATGGATTTGTCATTACTTATTTAATACCCACCTTCAAAAAATTTGTAATATTTTTACGCAATTATGTTAAAATTTTCCTAATCGCCCAATTACTCAATATGCCTACTTCTCATCCACAAGTACCTTGCCCGGCCTGCGATGGCACAGGAACAGTCCTTACAGACCAGAAAAACCCACTACGGCCATACGATCGCCCACGCGTCGCCTGTAAACTTTGTGGTGGTTGCAAAGTAGTGCTCGTCGAAGTAGACAGCGCTTGGAAACTCTTACACGAATCACTCGACTACAGTGCTTGCCTATGGCGTATTTGGCAAACAATGCCATTATACCTACATCCTAAAGCACGCCTCCTAATAGAAGCCGACCAGTTTTGTGCTTGGGGATCCAAAAACCACTAAGCGCTACCACTACTATGAACGACAATATCTACTACGGACTCAACTTTAACGACCCTGGAATAGGCCTTGAATCCTGCATATATCGCGACTCTACCATCTTTGAACATTTACGAAAAACCGTCAGCCTAACGGATGTCACATACCGCTTATACACCGATCCGCCTACTTTACACCCAACTCACTTTAAAAAGCAGTACGGCAGTCTAATTGAAAAACTCAATCTACAGATCATGCACCTTACTCAACTACGAAAAAAGATTGGGACTCAAGAAATTATCCCAGTCAAAACGATTAAAAAAATACTATATCGTTTAAAATGCGTCGTGGCGGTCTTTAAAGAAGACCTCAACCCGCTACGAAGCATTGCGGAAAACGTCCAAACAATCAAAGACGATATTCAATTTATTGAAGACGCACTCGCACTGCTTACCACCGAGGTTTAGCCGCGCGATCCTACGCGTCGCGATCCACGCTCTGTTTTTAGCAGTTTCTTCATCATGAATACGGAACCTTCAGATGTCGCAATCGCGTACACCGCAATCATTGGAATCAACTTCGTAATATCGTTCGCTTGAAACGCGCCCCAGATGTGTTTCCACACCAATAAGTGACATATAAGCCACACTGTATTTGAGCAATAAGCTGCCCAACGATGGTACGCAGGATCTCCAGAGTTACGGGATCGTGAAACCCACGTAAACGCCATGTTCTGTAAAAACGCTACTACGGCCAGCACCGCTAGCCATCCAATCTGTTCCAACATATCATGCCCTTTTATTAGCTGTTCAAATTGCCTCTATAAACCGCACGCGTTGCCGTGGAGATCGAAAGGTCTGATAGTAAAACTGACTAACTGCAGCACTAGTTTTACGTGAGCATTGCCCACATTTTCCTGTTGGTGAAGGGCGCGCGCACTGCGGACACCTAACAGCATGATAAGCCGGTAAAGAAAATACTTCGTACGGACGGTTTAACGCTTTACGGTATTCCGTAATCATGCCAGCTACAGTGAAGTACCGTGTCTCGCACGTGTACCCGTCCGATCGCGCTACGCGCACACAATACCGTCCACCGGCCGGTTCCGCACTTTCAGGATAAATATGAAGAAACACTGCAAACTGCACGCCTATTCCTACTTTCCGGTGGAACCGAATCCACCTGTACCGCGATCTGAGCTTGTAAAGTCTTTAACTTTAATCACTGCACCATGTGAAACTGGAACAATCAACAACTGCGCGATCCGATCATTCTTTTTGATTAGTCGATATGTGTCACTCTGCACCGGTTCGCTATCCGGATCCATCGGCACCGACATCAAGCATACGATGATTTCTCCGCGATACCCGCTATCCACGACTCCTGGTTGGTTCGCCACGATTAAACCTTGCTTACACGCTAATCCCGAACGTGAGCACACCAAACCGACGTACCCAAACGGAATCTCAATGGCGATGCCAGTGCCGAACGCTATTCTCCGGAAGTCTTCCTTGAAACTCACTTTACCGGTCGCCGCGAACATGCGCTTCATTAAATTTAGGTCATCTCCTATGACGCGATTAGCGTGAAGGTCAAATCCCGCATCGCCGGTAAACTGCGGCTCTGGCACAACGGCATCATCTACCAAACACTTATACTTTAATGGCGGATACACTGTCATATTAAATCTCCAGCACCGCGTCAGCGTCCAGATCAAACTCAGCCGGTAAAGTTTTTGTGATGCACAGCACTTTATAACCATTCTTACGCTGAATCGCTATAAACTCTTCCGAGTATGGACGCGGTTGAACAAAAAAGCGCGGCTCACCTGGTTTAACCAGTACCCACATTTCAAGTTTCATCGGTACTTTCGCCATATTCCTCCTAACCTATTAGTTTTGAGAACTCTCCAAATTGCTCGAACGCTTCCATAAATAGTTTAATACGCGTACCGTAATAAATTAGTGCGAGCGGCGTCGGATACATCTGTTCGTAGCCTGCAAACGCGATCGGATTCAATAAGTTCAAGCACGTCGCGCGCTTGGCGTGATAGCGATACCACTTCCGATTCGTCCTTACAGGAACCAAAAACAAGTGCTCGCGGTTGTTTATACCTTTACTGAGCCACATGTTCAAGTTATTGAACGGCGGATTACAGAACGTACGATCTGGCCAATCAATAGACAAACCAGCCCCAACTCCTATCGAATACTTCGGGGAAGAAATAAATACCCAGTTTTCAATAAAGGTGTTGTATTTACCAATCACATGATGCTCGGCCGGTATCAGTGAATTTGCATTGCTACAAGGGTCAAGCTCAACACCTTCAGGCCATAAAACCAAAAGCGCGTCAGCCATAGCTTGTGGCGTATTAATATCCTGAGGCCGATCCTGGCCGCCTACCCGTGCGCCAAAAAACGATCTCATTGCACGTAACGAATAGTCACGCCCGACCGGTAAATGAATTTTACTTTCTTTAGTACGCTTTGTTCGCGCCATTTAGTATTCCTTCCAGTTAGTAGCCCAATACTCGAAAGGATATATCAAATAGACTACGCCGACAATTTTTTAGGCTCAGTTTTTGTCAAACTTACCATCAAGGCAGTCGGAGTTCATGCACGAATATCCTAGGATATCCTCACCGTCTTCACGTCCAGGAGCTTCAGCTGTTAGTCGAAGCCAACCCGCGTGCTTTACACGTATAGCTTCAAGCCTAGCGCCGCACTTTTCACAGTAAAGCTCTTCGGGTTCCGGAGGCGTGCGTGGAATAAACGGCTTAGGTCGCTCAGTAATCGGCTCGTGACAACGTACTACTTCAAGTTGAACGGTTTTGGCTTCTGATCGTGCGGTTCTCATGCTTTAATTTTAGTTTATTACAGAACGAATGCAAATAAAAAGTAAGATTGCAAAAAATTATAGTAAGTGCTTGAAGTTACAGCACTTACCAACTATTCTGCAATACTACTTTGTAAATCATCTAGCGTTTTGGTAAGCGAATCTCCGCTAGGCGCGCGCTCTTTTACAGTCACGATGTCTCGGGTTTTCTCACGCAATGTTGCTAACCCGAACTCAAAGCCAACGTTCGCAAAAGTTATAGCGACAGGGAGCGGTAGCAAAACTGCCGGAATGCGCAAGTCCTTTCCGACTAGTTTATTTACGCGGGTAAGCGCTTCAAAGTAATGCTCCGGATTGATAAAGCGACCACTTTCAGCGTTGTTCTCACAAAGTTTGGCATCATCCAACGCCAAGCGTACACGACACGCGATCGGCCGACACTGATACACTGTGCAATGACCGTCCACGTTTAATAACCCGCAGTTTACCTGCTTCGCAAACCACGCGTCCGGACCGTCTTCCCCGTACAAATCCGGCTCTTTGCTGATCATCGCGACATGGCCGGCTATTGTATTTTTTGATTTCTGATAAATACCCCATCGCATGCCGTCGCGAGTAAGGTACGCCATAATAAACAACGCTTCCGGAATGCTCACCATAACCAACTGCTTACAGCAAGCTGAGCACCCTTTCTTGCATGAAAAGCTTAACTTTTGACTGTCCGCCAATTTCACGATCGCTTCATCAACCACAGTCATCAGCTTACTGTATGGCGCTACCGCGTCCATTATACGCCCAACGCCAGGCGCCATTATTCTTTTTTGTGTTGGTCTAAATCTCATTTTAACCCCGCTAAAACTTCTACATCGTGTGATTTAAATACAGAATACTTCGGTGATGTTTGAATCATTGTGTTGATCGCTTTACAAACTAGTATGCGCGCTTGAAGCAACTCTTCCTGGTCTTTTATTTTCCACTTTTGGGATATGCGCTCCACCAAGTACCCATGTAGGTGCAACAGATTATTATACGGTCCTATGTATCCAGTGTCGTCTTCGTTCTTAATGAACAAGTCGCCATTGTTACGCCAGTCTGCATCGCGCAGTAACTCTACACAAAACTCTAGCTTTAATTGTGCTATTGTCTCCGTGCTCAACTCAGCATCCCCGGTTTTGCTGTGACACTTACAATCTCCACCACACGAATGCTGTGCCTTATTGGTGTCAAGCCAATGAAACGTCACACTCATTCCGCCAATATTGTCGCCGGTTACAGTGACGTTGATATCCTTGGCTTCTGGCAATCCTGAAATTTTTTCTTTTAGCCCTGGATAAATTAAATTTAGCACTTCCATCAGCCCAAGATGGACTGCGCGTTCCTGTCGCATATTTGCCCTCCACTAGTTTGCAAACGAAATACCCGAAAGCGGATCTCCTTTTGGTGCTGCTATTCCTGATTGCTGTAAGCTGGTGTTTGCCCGTTGTGCTAACCGCTTAAGCGCTAATGCTTTAACTTCTGGTTTTATTTGACTACTGCCGGCCGACTCAGCCGGTATTGACGCGGGTGCCCGGCTGGCTAATGGCACTGGCGTAATGTGATCTTTGTTAAAGCGAATGTCCATCTCCGTGCGAATCGCAACGACTGCTTCGCGTAAGTATCTCACGTTTTCTTCGTTCTGCGAAAAACGCGTCTTAGTGGCTTGCAGGGATTCTTTAACGATCCCTTTAAGTTCGTTAATCTCTTGCGCTTGCGCTTCAACTGCTGCTGTTAACTTAAGGATTTCTTTGTCCCTTTTTGACATCAAAACGTCACACCCTAACGGTGCCAGCGCGCCACAAATAGTAAGAAGCGCGGCTATAGCTGCTAAGATTGCCGCGCGTTTCTGCCACTTCTTTGTTGTTTCTGGAGATACCGACGAAGATCGGGCCATTGCACCCTCACAGTAAAGTTGGTTGGTGAAAAGGCGTTGAACTCATTTTCTCTAAGAATTCTCGACACTTTTTACCGTAGTGATTCACAATTGTTCCTGGAAGATTATAACGCGTTTTAGTTATTTCTTTAGCTTCAACGCATCCAATATACAATAGCACATCTTGAGTTTTATTGGGATCATCCGCGAAGTGCGGATATAAATACGACGGCTCGTTCCCTAACGTATGCACCGGATGTGGGTCTAAGTATTTCACATGATGTGTGACCACTGTAACCGTTTGCGGCATGTTTTCCAACCTTACTTGCCACGCACGCTTCATCTCCATCAACTCTGTCATCTGCCACATTACAAATAAAAACGTACATATAGCAGCCAAAGTTATTGTCGTGAATCGCATGTTAACCTCCATATTCTAATTATGCGTAATTGGCAATTTTTTTGTAATCCTGCTACTTTAATCTCAAGAAGGAGCCCTTATGGCATACCCAACTGGCATCGGCCTTTATCTACGCGGATTAACTCAAAAGAAACACGGCAGTCCGGCCGTCGCCGCTAAAATGGCGAAAGACCACGGTGTCTCGTTTGTTTGCCTAATGTCCGCCTGGCAAGACGTTAAAAAAGATACCGGTAAACCCTACATGCTGCACTCCAATGGTCGTGACGCCACCGTTATTGCGCAATACGCAGAAGCCTTCTCCAATACTGATATAGAGGTATTAATTTGGGGATTTCCACGAGCTGGTGGGGAAGACGAATACATTGATCGACTTGGACACGTTACCGAAGTGTGTGATGGCACCATCGGCGGATGGCTACACGATCCAGAAGTTTACTACAAGTGGAAACTAAAAAGCCAAAAGCCAGATATTACAATGCGCGGCCAGGAAGAATTCTCAAAAGACGCTAAACCTATTTCGACCAAAGCCTTATGGATCAAAGAGTGCGCACAAAAGCTAGTGCGACTTAGTTACCAAAATGATTGCTGCGGCGAAAAATTAGGATTCACCAGCTACGGTATGGCGCCGTACCACAAAATGTACCCTTGGGAAGTATTTGGTGGACACGGATTCGGTAGCCCTCAGCTTTACTCCGTAAGCCCAAAAGAAGTCGACTTAGGCATACGCGCTTGGCGTCAATACGGCTGGCAGCACATCATTCCTTCCGTCCCTTTGTTCGGAAAAAACAGCGAAGCCAAACTCCACGCGCACCTAAGCAACTTTGTCGACGGAGAAGAAAACATCACCGGTTTTCTCTTTTGGTCGTGGCAGCAAGCGTCTCCGCTTGAATGGAAAGTGATCAAGCGGTGGTCCGAATGGTTGCGGCGAGGTGCGTGTTCGCTACCTCTTTGATCCAGTTGGACTCGGTAAGCCGTATGGAAAGTCTAACGAGTGGCTCAAATCGTTAATATGAATGTTTAAATCGCTCGCAGTAAAGTACTTGCAGATCAAGTTGCGCACTGTACGTGTTTCAAACGTACGACAAGAATACACGTCAAGTACGCAGTAATGGTGCTCCGGCCACGAATGTAAGGCAGCGTGGGACGTTGACAGCACAACTACACCAGTAACCCCACCTTCATCCTCTTCGCACTCCATCCCCAGTTTTTCAACCTGAATGGGCACCGAATAACAAATCGGAGAAGCAAGCGCGCGCATTCCGATCTTCTCAACCAGATCGGCTAAAAATAAATGCACTTTTTTTGGAGAGCCTAGTGCTTCGCGCGAGCCAATAAACTTGACTTTAATGTGTTTACCTTTACGCGGGTCCATCAAAACTACCTCCTAAGTAGTGTCAATTGTACTCTTCGTCGTTAAATCCATCTCTATCGATGAATTCTTTTCCTAAAAGCCTAAATATACAAGACACAATTGATTTGGCTTTGCGAATCGGTGGATAACCATACACTGGACCGCTAGGTTCAAAGCTAACTTGTGAAAAAAAGTTAATAAACGTTTTCAACGGTACGCCGTACTGAATCCCTAACGAAACCGCAATTGCCAAGCAATTAAAAAGACCACGAATAATAGATCCTTCTTTTTGAATATCAATAAAAATCTCACACAAAGATCCATCGTCGTATCGTCCGACTCCCAAATAAAACTCATGCCCGGTCATTATTAATTTGAAAGTCTCGGATCTCCTCTTGTTCGGTGGCTTACGTGGATGGTGGTGTGATCCACAACTACACTCGTCGCATTGTTGATAATCGGTATCGTTTTCCAGCATCCTACACCGCCGAGTCCTTAAACCATACGTACCACACACGCAGTACATATCCAGCCAATACTACTGATTGTAATACTAAAAATAAATTATGCGTTAAAACCGCTGACCAAATCCAAAATAACTGGGCCACAAGCATCACTGCTTGCCCTGAAGCTTGTTTGCGTTCAATCCCATACATCGCGCGTAAAACCAGTACGAATGCTATAAAGCTTACTATTTCTTTCCCGTATTGTTCAAGCATGGCACCTCTCACAAAACCTTGATAGTACCGTTATTAACTTCTAAGTGCAACGCCACGTCAAGATAATCTTGAACATAGCGCGAATGCGAAATTACAACTATTGGACGTTCTTTCGCCATTTCCGACAATGCTTCAGATACTGCGGCGACGCCCGACGCGTCAAGGCTGTCAAACACCTCGTCAAAAAACAGCGTTCCTTGATCAATGCCTTGCGCAGCATTCGCAACCGTCGCCATCGCCATCGTTAAAGATACATCCACACGACGCCGCTCACCACCGCTAGCTGCCTTATAGCCGTATCCCCCACCAAAGCCATGCACGATCAACGACAGCTTATCGGACACTGCTCCCGATCCCTTTTCAGAATACGGCTTTAGCTCAAGAGACGCGTTAGGTGGATCATCGGTAATCTTAGCTAGCCAATAACTAGCCAACGACTCAATACCGCTCAACGCGTGGCCTAACACCTGAGTGCGCACTCCGCGCAAACCTAGTACACCCTCCACTGCTTTTAGAAACTTAACGCGATCCGCACAATCGCGTACAGCCTTTATTTTCCCTTTTATAGTAGCGTGTAACGTGACGCGCGCGCTTTCAAGGCTGGCAACTTTAGCTTCTTCATCACGCACTCTTTGCTCCGCACGCGCAACCCGATCGTCGTGCTGCTTTTGCTTAGCCGCGCGCACGCGCTCATTAGCAACGCGGAGCTTTCCGTCAGCGTTGTTTACTTGTTGGCGTAGTTCCCTAATTTGGGTAGTCTTAGCGGCTCGACTTTTTTCTAACGCAGAGTTTTCGGTAGTGGCTAGCGCTTTTACTTGCTTCACACGATCCACCAATGCTTGCAAACTAACAATAATGGATTCGCGCATTTCTTTCGGAATGTCTTGATGGCACGTTGGACACTTCCCTTTTGTCAGCCCAACAGTCTCATTTTGCTTGATCTCCAACTTGGTCTCCGCTTTTGTTACTGATGCTTCCAACTCACGCATTCGCGATGCCATGGTTTGCAAGCTATCTTCTTCCGCACTTAGTGCTTCACGTAAGTGTGCTACCGCGTTTTCCAAGTCTGTAATCTCTTCCGGTGTAGGCGGTTTATCCTCTTCTTCGTCGTCTAATCCTTGCTCCAGCGTTTCTCTGGCTAAACGGAGGGTTTCTTCCGCACGCGCCTTTTGATCCTTCAACCCAGAGTAGCGTATCTTCTCTTGAGTAAGCTCGCGCTCTTCCCGCTCCAAATCACGCTCTGCAAGGCGAAGATCTTCCCGACATAGCTTTAGCCCTCCGTCGAAGCATTCAAGCCCTAAGAAGGCCTCTATGAGCCGTTTACGCTCGCCGTCGGTCGCAAGCGTAAAGTGAGACGCGTCGTGTGAAGAAAACACATGTGTGCGTTTCCATAAGTCCCACGACATTATGGCGCTTTCCAACGCTTCTTTTGCCTTGGTTTGGGTGTTAAACCTCTTTCCCCGTACCGAGTTTAAATCCAACGATACTTTTCCGCCTTTTGTGGACTTTCGTGTTACTTCTACGTCACCGGCTGAAACCGTTACAAAACCGGCTACGTCTTTTTGCCAAGGCGTGGCTCCACGCAGTGTCTTCCCCCAGATACCAGTAGACACTGCCTCAATAATTGTTGACTTTCCAGCACCGTTTTTTCCAGTGATCAACACTATTCCCGATGCTGGAAGTTCAACATTCACCTGTGCATACTTAGCGAAATTCTTTGCTTCAATGGTTTTTACCAGCATCCGCCTACTCTTTCGTTAATACTTGATGCAATTCCTCAATCGTCATGAACGGAACAAAAAAGCGAAAGTCCTTCCGCTGAATGCCTGGCGTCGGCATCGTATACGGCGGTACACGATTTAAGTACTGCGGATACGCTTCCATACCACGCGCGAACTTACCTTTGGAATTCAGCGCATCCTGCCACGGTTTCCATAACGGAGATGCCCGCCCTGCTTTCGCCGGCCGTACCAACCAGTCACCGTCTACCGCTCCGATCGTTGATCCTTTTCCCTCAAACGTACGCACCCAAGGGTTTCTAGTTGTATGACCAGCGGTAGTGTGAGCATACACCTTCACCCACGGCCGACCGGCTTTACAAAACTCATCACGTACCTGATCGGCGAATCCTCCTTCACCTCCGGGACCGAGTTTTGTTTGATTTGCTTTTGGGGAGCCGGGAACGTCGCCGGTTAGGCAACAGTAAAGGATTATGTGAAGGGGATGTTCGGCGTCTTTTCCGTTGGCAGTGATAGAAAGAAGGAGATGTGCGAGATTGCCAGCATCTTCGCAACGGACCCCGCATTGTATGCCCTTTGACCATCCATGCATAAAGAATGCGACGTCATTAAACATCATGGCGTCGTCGTTTAATTCTTTGAAAGCTGTGTATAAATCGGCTCGTCGACCCGGCATACTTTTCGATACATCAATGCGAATTGTTTCGTGGTTGCCGGGGATCACTTTTGCGAAGCGGTCGGCTTCTGGACTAAACGCACCGGTATAGTCCTTCTTCCCGTTAGTGTTACGGTCGCCTGTAATAATCAAAGTATCGCCCATTTTATAACCCTTTCTGCTCGAACTTTAGTAGTGTGTTTAAAACCGTTTCGTAGTCCTCTTGCACAACGATATCATCGTTGATCTCTTTGACGTACAGACGCGTTGCGCTTTCATCTTCTTCGTATGAACTCAACGCGGCTATTTCCCTCGGCCGTACAAAAAGCACTTTATTACCGCGCCGTAGAGTAAACTTAATAAACTCGCCTTGCTGTTTTTCTTTTGCCATCGTCGCTCCTTACGAATAGATTGAAATATCGTCGAATAATACCGGCACCCGCGCCTGCACCTCATCACAAAGAGGTACCATGAGTTGACGCATTTGCGGATGCGCGCGTGGACTAGTACGTTGAAAGAAAATGTGCCCCCATTGGCGAAGATTCGCAGTCGCGACGATCTCAGTCTTAAGACCGGTCGGTAGAACAGAACGCGCTTCTTCCGGTTTAGCTCCGTCGTCTAGCAGTTTAAAGTACTGTTCTTCGGCTTGCTCGCAGCTCTTTTTCCATTCCTGATAAACCCGTTCGCCCTTCGCAAAAAACAACGGCTCAATGACGGTTATCTCTCCACCAAACTTCCCCTTGGCGTAGTTACAATAGCGTGTGCTTTCTTGAGAATACGATACCAACCTATGGCGAACCAACTCATGCGTGAATCCCCTTTCACACACGAACTTAACCGTCATAGTGGAATGCTCAATAACGCTCAGATGTGCCGGCCGATGCGACAGTAAGCGCTTAATAAATTCCAATGCAGACGTGTCGGTGATTTTGTCTTCCGACTTATAACACGTACGTCCGGCCAGTTCGATAAGCTTCAACACTTCAAGCCCATCGTCCAGTTTTAAGATCTCGTAGCTTGGCTCAAGTATTCTCATTTTCCTACCTTTCCTTTGGTTAGATATTCCTTTGCTTTGTGGTAAATCTGTTTACGATCCAGCCCCTCTTCCACTTCCATCTTATCGATGAACGCGGCGAGCGCTGCTTCCAAAGTGTTTTGTTCGCGCGCTGCGGTCGCGGCGTTGCACGCCGATTTCTCCGCTGTTTTCTTGTCCGGCACCACTTCAACTTCGGACACGTGCTTATCATCCAAAAGTTCTTTTCGGTACCCTTGCGCTTCAGTCATACGATCGGATTCCGCAGTAATCTGCAGATATACCGGACCGAGGTATTCCTTCGCTTTTTCAATAAGTTCATCATCGTCGATGCTCGCCTGTACAAAACGCGGTCCACTGATTTGATGGAGCTTTACCGATCGCTCATCAGGGTCAAACACGGCCAGTTTTCCGTACCCAGTTAAACCTGGATTGTCATAACCGGTCGGTACCAACGCACCAATCTGAATGATCTCACAGTTGTTATGCTGCCAGCGCTCGTGAAAGTGAAAGTTTCCGGCAACCACAAAGTCAAGCTTCAGCTTCTCAACCAAGCGCTTTAGCGTGTCCAACTTTATGGAATCCGGCGCGTCCCGTAAAAACTTCGGTGTACCACTGTGAGTTATTCCAGCATGAAACGCCAAAGCTCGCGCTCGCGACGAATCAACCGATGATGAAAACAGATCGCTAGCGGCTTTCGCTACTAACTTCTCCGATGACCCTGGCTGGAACGGAACACACGCTAACTCAACGTTAGAAAGCCGCATCAGCTTCGGCTCGTCAATGACATGCGCAACAGGTGCCAACGGTCCAAGCGCATGGTCGCCTTTTTCGTTCGTAACAATCTCATGGTCGCCCAACACAAGCACAATGTCCAATCCAGCCTGCTTAATGGTAGTTTGCAGTAACGCTATAATCTGTGGTTCCATCCGCACGTAGTCTAAAAAGTCGCCGGCTACTAGCAGTACTCCACACTTCTCACGTTTTGCTACCGCGATCGCTTCATCAAACGCGGCTAGGATCAAACAGCACCGCGTGTTCATTCCAGCGTCTACTTTACCGCCATGCCGCTTATGATTCCCCACATGAATGTCACTTACACACGCTATACGCATTGGCTTTAACCTCCATTTAATCACCAAAATCCGCCCTGGTTTTCGTTCTCATCCGACGGTATGGCGTCAGACCGTAAAATCGCAGACTGTTGATCATACCCAACGCGCTTTGCGCACGTGTCCATATCAGTAGCAAACGCAAGGCGCCCTTCCGTGTAACCCGTCTTGTACTCCTCCGCTAAATCCGGACGAGTCTTATGCTCAATAAACGACGTGTTCATCACTTTGTCGCCAGCTCCGTCACGCCACCCGCGCCGATACGCGTGGAATAACTCACTCGGAAGCTTCTGTTGTTTCTGTTTCATCGAGTAAGGCATTTGCTACCTCCACATTTTCAGGTACATCCCAACCAAGCGCCGCAACACTTTCTTTGTACGCTTTGGTGCTCATTTTTGTATCCTTCGCAATAACTCCACGATCTTTCGCATGGGAAAGTGTCGTCCACGCGTTATTCCAACCGGAAGCGTAGTCCAAACGCACCAACGCTTTACGATACGGCGGACTAAATCGACTCTTCACTACCAAGAAAGTGATTACCTTCGCTATGTGATCGTTGGTTTTGTTATCCTTTACGGCTTTACCGCCGAGTAGCTGCAAGCGTAACGATGCGTGAAACTTCACCGCTTTACCGCCAGGTGTGGTGTCTTTGTTTCCAAATACTACACCCACCTTTTCACGTAGTTGATTAATACACACCATGCAAACTTTTGATCGCTTAATGCGCGGACCAATAATGCGCATGGCTCGTGATAGCGCTGCAGCCTTTTTGGCCGCGTGTTCCTTGGTGTCAAATCCTTCCTCAAACTCCGCTTTCGTAGACGCTGCCGCTATTGAATCCCAAACTATTACGGACGGCCCAACGTCTTTTTCAGCTTCTAGCGTACGTAAAAATACGTCAACACCTTCCAACAGTTCTTCAATATGATCTGGTTGAGCGAGAAGTAAATCGTTAGTGTTCACACCAAACAACTGCGCGCGCTCTGGATCAAACGACTGCTCCGAATCCCACAACGCGGCTAATCCTCCAGCGCGCTGAGCTGCGGCTAGAAAAGAATAACCCAGAGAGGTCTTCCCCCCACCTTCTTCTGAAAACAACTCTACTATGCGACCGGCCGGTAAACCACCAATACTGAACAGAAAGTTATCGATCACTTCTACACCAGTCGGAATAACGTGCTCAACAGACTGTATTTGTAGGCCTTCCCGTAGTAGTGTCACCGAGCCTTTTCCCAACGCTTTATTAATCGCGTCGAAAACCGCTTTTACGTGGTCCGCTTTTTTTGTGCTAGCTGCTGCTTTCTTCGCCATCTTCTTCCTCAGCTTCAGTAATATCGCACTCAGCGGCTAAAAGCCTAATGTTATGTTTTAGGTACGCGGACACTTTTTTAAAACCTTCATCTTCCATGTCACTAGTAAATCCGCGAAACTTAGTACGCGCTGGATACGCACGTGTGATAACACCGTTTTCGTCTTCTTCATATTCTATTACCCAACCAAACAAATGAAGAATTCTATTTGCAAACCAGATTAACCCAGTTTCTTGAAATTCTTTCCACGACTTTTCTTTGATCCACTCAATCTTATTGGCCATCTTCATTCCCTTCAATTAACCGCGCCGTATACTCACGCACCGTCTCAGCCTGCACGTTATAAAGATTCCAACGCGCCCCTTCCTCGTCGCGCAAGCGAACCATAATCTCGTACTCTTCGTTCTGGTGGTCGCCTTCTTGCTCGATAAGTTCAGCGTAGTTTTCCGCAGCGTCTTCTTCGTCAATACCGCGCACTACGCGTGCGTCTTCTTCAGTTTCATCGTTGCGTTCGTAACAATCCCACTGTGGCTTACACTTATGGTTGCTTGTGCTACCATCCGCGATCTCAAAACAGTACTCTCCGCATACAGGACACTGCTTCATCGTACCCTCCATTAGTAAAGCGCAAGGGTGGCCTCCCACCCTCACACTTTTAACCTGCTATCTAAACGTCGTCTTCGTCTTCAAACTCATCGTCATCGACAATTTCGTAATCCGCGTCAAACGCTTCATCCTGTGCCATGCGTTGAGGGCGCGCTCGGGACGCGCTCTTTCCGCTTTGTTGCCCGGAAGTACGCCGTTGTTGGGTTCCGGACGTCAGTTGCTTGCGAGCTGGAGGATCTTCGCCGCGTAAGCGTGCCATGATCTCTTCTTCAGTCGGAACCAACGCAAACCGGTTAAGGTCGTGCATTCCGACGCGCCAAGCTTCCATCTCATCCGGATCCTCCGTAAGAGGTCGCGACTTACGCGCCATGTTCACCGAGTACTTGGTGTCGAACTGACCGGTGCCTTCTCGATCAATAACGACGTCGAAGCCATCAGTCGGATGTGTGTAGTCTCCACCCACGTCTTCATCACGCCGTAGCTTAACCAATGCTTCGTGGATCGTCTTTCCGAAAGCCAGCACTTTAGGACCAGCGTCTTCGTCTTTTCGATCAATAGCATTCGCGAACACGCGCCTCTTGGCTTGCAATGATCGTGCTTGTTCGGCGTCAGCCGGATTACCGGTTTTGCGAAGTTGATCTGACATTTGACAAGCCGGACAACGCTTTTTTGCCATAAGGCGCGGACAAGTAAATGACCACTTTTTACCATCCGGCAGTTCGATGTAATGCTGATAAACGATCTGAAACGGAGAGGTCCGGCCGGCAGCTGGCGGCATAATTCGAACGACGTTCTTACCGGGTTCCAGCTTTAAATAATCAGTGCCGGATCCTTCTTTTGCTAGAGCTTCTTGCTCTTCGGTTGCAGCGTCTTCAGTGTATGTACCCCATTTTTGTAGATTAGTTCCTTTTCCCATTTGATATGCTCCTATTTTTTATTTTTGCTATAATGCCTAAACGGCTATTCGCATATGTTGATATTTGGTCTAACTAACCGTACGCAAACGTACGGGTTGGTTTTATTTAACTTCTGCGAAGGTACGCGCATCCATCACAAATCACGCACTCACAATTTTTTGGTCCTGCGCAGCTATAGCCTTCGTACTCTCCGCCAAGCGCGCGACAATCTTCACCGTACCACTGCACAGTCACTCCGCATTCGTTAAACATTTGCAGCGCGATACGAAAATGTTGCCCCCAATCCGGATCTTTAAAGTCAGGCCTACGCGCTACCACTTTTTTGATTCCAGCTTGAATAATGGCTTTAGCACAATCAGAACACGGAAACCACGGCACGTATATTGTGCATCCTACCAACGACTTAGCCGCATTCCAAATTGCGTTTTGTTCTGCATGACACGTAAAAAAATACTTGTTTTCCGGTGTGTACTTTTCCGGATCCTCATCGTCACAACCACGTGGACATCCATTATATCCGTGCCCCAGTACAGTGTGGCGATCATCCACGATTACTGCTCCGACTTTCCTTCCCGGATACTTACTCCAGTTTGCAAAGTATTCGGCCAGCTCCATGAATCTCTTTTCCCAGTTAGTCTTCATAACCGCTATCCTATTCTACTGGTGGTAAAAGTAAAAAAAGTTACCGAGTTAATTTGTTGGCTATCATTTGATCCCTAACCACCGGATCTGACATCATCTCAACGCGGAGCTTCGCCCCCAACGACTGCAGCATATCGCGCTTCGCCATTAAAGCATCACAGCGATTCCGTAGTGCCTGGCGCGCTGCTTCTGCCTCTACCAATGCAAGGTTTGCATCCTGTACGCGATCGTCAAGTTGAACCTTCGCTTCCAAGTCGCCAACCGTCATCTTGACGCCAGAAGCGTTCGCAAACTCACGTGTTTCCATTGTCACCAACGCTTTAGTTTCGTCGGCGCGCAACTTCGCCAGCAAGTATTCGCGAAGCGCAATGGAATACTTCTCGTTCCAGTACGCTATATCGGCCGGCAGACGTATGAACTCTTCTTCCAGCGCTTCCGGTTCAATCTGTACGCACTCGTACAAATAGGTGTCGATCTCAATGTCGCGCACCACCGTCGTGTCGTTTACTTTATTGTTTGGTTGCGGAACTTCTTTTGCTTCCAGTTTTTCTTTTTTAGTCATGTCGGCATCCTTATATGGTGATAGTATTTTTCTGTTTTTACCAAAGATATAATAAGCTCTGTTTGGATCGCGCCCACCTAAATTCAACGAATCTAAATGCTGCGGAGATAAGTACGTAGCACACCAACCAATCGCAAAATCATCAGCAGCTTGTTCCTCTTCTGTCACGCTAGTTTGTAATCTTCCAATGAACCCCACGCCGTACCCACCTTCAAATCGGCTACCAAAGGAACACCAGCACTCGGCCAGGACTCCATTATCCTAACCGCGTTATAACATACTTCGTCTTTCGCGCTTTCTTCAACGTGAAACATCACGCTGTCGTGCACGGTTAATACCAACTCGGCCGGAACCGCGTCTTCTTTGAGCCACTTCACCAGTTGCACTATCGACGCTAAACAGAAATCGCTGGCAGTACCTTGCACGGGAGTATTCAACGAAGCGTTCTCCGCGCCGTTCCTACGTCGGTCATCCGGGTCCGCTATGTTTACTAACGGACGGCGCCGCGCTTCTTGGCCGTCCCACCAAGTGTGGGTGTAACCGGTCTTACGCGCATTAATGATCTGTTGCTTGCACCAACGGTTAAACACCGTAAACTGCCCCTTAATGGCGTTAACGATGTTCTCAGCTTCCTGCACGGTGCAGCCAATTTTACCGGCCAAACCTTTCGGCGTCATCCCATAAATCACACCAAAGTTCGGAACCTTGGCCTTACTACGGTGCTCTTTTGTTACTTCGCTCGGCGGTATACCCCAAGCCACTTGCGAAATAAGTTCGGCCGTCTTTTGATGATAATCCACGCCCGATTGCCAAATTTTTAGCATCTTAGGATCTTGGCACAACATAGATGCGACGCGCAGTTCAAGCTGGGAGAAATCTGCTTCCACAAAAATGTAACCTTCACGCGCTACGAACAAATCCCGCGCCATCTTTGACTCTACATCTTTTGGCCGCGCTATGTTTTGTAAATTTGGGTTTACAGCTGATAAACGACCCGTGCGAGTACCGTCAATCTTAAATGACGGATGAATGCGCTCGTCATCGCAGATATGGCGTTGGATGCCTTTCGCGAATCCGTGTAACTTTGTCAAACGACGCCATTCTAATAAGTCATCCACTACAGGATGCTGACCTTTTAGGGCTTTCAACGATTCGCTATCAGTCGACGGACCACCGCTGTTGGTAAGCTTAGGAGGATGCAACCCAATCTTTTTAAACAGTAAAGCGCTCACACTGGCCGGACTGTTGGGTTTTAAATCCTTGTACTGAGCAAAGCGATTTTGCACGTCATCCATCTTGGTTTCAAGATGCTTTTGGTAAAGCTTCGCATTCTCCATACTAGTAGGAATACCCCAGCACTCAATCTGCTTTATTGACTGATTTGCGTCCTTTACTATTACGTCCCAAACGCGCTTTACCGGTGCGTTCTTCTCAAGACGCTTCTCTAAAAGCTCACAAACTCTGGCAGTAGATAACGCGTCGCGCGCACAGTAACGAACTAATATCTCCCACGGTAGTAAACCGTACGCGTACGTTTTAGAGCTTTCATCAGGGTTCTCACACGCAGCTAGAATAAGCGGATCTACTCCGTTGGGATCTAGTAAAAACGAATCTTTATCTTTAATGTACTCACGTCTAGCTTTCGCAATAACTCTGCACGCTTTAACAAGCGCTTCTTCGGCCTCGCCTTTAATTCCACCCAAACCCACCAGCTCAGCCATCACATCCAAGCTGGCATCAACATCGGCATACAATAAACGGCGCCACAACCGGCTATCCCCATGGTAGTTGGCTAACTCAGCGCCTAACCCAGAGTCCACCGCATGAGCATCATACTTCAAGTTCTGCCCAACTTTTTTTACCTGACGATCGTTCAACAGTTTAATCAACGGACCACGCGTAGGCTTACGGATCAAACCGTCACGATCCCAAACAAAAACTTCGTTGGAATACCGCGCTACTGCCGCGAGAGTAACCACCTGGAACTCTTTCTTGTACATCATCCCAGCGGTTTCTGTGTCAAACGAAAACCACAACTCTTGGCGTAATGCTTCACACGCGTATTCCGCGTCTTGCGCGTTCTCGACCACGTAGCAGTATTCTTCCCAAGGCGGTAGTGCTGGCATCGCGCAGTTTAACGCATAGCGTAGATCACTTTCAAACCAATTTCGAAGAAACCTATTTCGCATCGCACTGACCGGATTCATCAACTCAAATACCGGTATCGGCGTGCACGTACCATCTATGTCTTCGTTGTATAGCCAGCCGTACCCGCGCCGTACCGATTGAGCTTGAACCGATCTACCCAAAACGCTATTTATTGCTTTGTTTCCCATAGCAATAACACGCTTTGGTTGAACTTCGCGAATGGTAGCCGCTAAATGCCCACGGCACGCGGCTAGTTGCTTGTCACCTATAGCAGTGCTTCCTGGCGCGCAACGTATTCCATTATCATAAGCAACTGGCCCATCAAAGTACGAGTTTACTAATTTTCGTACGTAACGGCCGGCTGGTCCGCTAAACGGTATGCCAGCCCGATCTTCCATTACGCCAGGGTACTCACCGACGATAAGGATCCCTCCCGGATCTCCTTCTGCCATCATGCAAATGTTTCGCGCTGATTCCCCAAATTTGCATAACTGGCAAGAAGGATCCGAGTCAATAGGCGTAGCAACTTCAACAGCTGCTAACGGAGTATCTTTATATAACGGAATTTGACGCATGCAACTAGTTAGCGATCTGCAATCCTACGGCCGTCCGACGTACACGACTTTCAAGCTGGCTTTCGTTTATGCGTGACAAAACTGGGCACACTGCTTTATACTGCACCGCTGCCGCTACCACCGCATCGATGGTTTTGTTGCCGTTGTCTTCAAGAGTAGCTACGACATCCCGCAACGACGTGCACTTCAATAGCTCAGCGATAAGTTTCTCGTCGCCTTCCAACGGCTCCCCTTCATCCTCTTCCGGAGTTTCTTCCACAGTTTTTACCGGTTCGTCGTCTTCATCTTCTACAATCGACGTATCTTCCGCCAACGGATCGGCCTCTTCTTCTTCAACTGGGGTTTCCGGCTCTTCAGGACTCCCAACGGACGCTGCTTCTTCTACCGGCTCAGCTGCTTTCTGTTCTTCTTTCTTCGGTCTACCGCGACGAGTACGACGCTTTTTCTCTTCAGGTTTTTTATCCGGCTCAGGTTCGTCTTCCTTGGCCTCTTTTTCTGGTTCAACGTAAGTCATCGGAACGTCATCCGGCACGTCGGTTGTGGTTTCTCCAACTGGAGCATCGGTAGCCACCGGATGCGTAACAGTAGCTTTTACTGCGCCCATTCGTTGGAGCGAATCACGTATTATTCTTGACGCTTCTTCCGTGTCATATTTAGATTCGAGCTTGGCTAGAATTTGTGTTACCTCAGCCAACGAATTAACTTGGATCACAATACAACCGTCTTCGTACGCGATCTTCCGCTCGGTACCAAGAATTTTTGCCGTCCCTGTGAACTCTGTAATTGATTCAATAGCCATTGTTAGTCCTCTTCCTTTTCCCAAAGACCGCGCTCACACGCGATCCATTTTGTGATTATTAAGTTACCGTCTCCGCCTTCCTCGAAAACCTCACTGTCGTCGTGGATTTGGCTCTTCGGAATCCAGTGTTCAGCGCGATCCTCGTCTTCGCCCAATACGACGAGAATTGCCTTTTCCGTTTCGCGTAAACACTGAGCTTCATCTATTATGACGTTATCGCCATCATATTCATCTATCATATCAAGTTGCCCTTTCGTAAAAGTAAATGTAGCAGGCAAGGTCAGGTTTAGCTTAACTTTTTTTCCCTGACAATTTATTGTCAATTTTTAATCCTGCTGCTTTCAAAACCATCGCAAAAAAAGTGCTCTCGTCGTAGTTTCCAGGGTCGGTGTCTGGTCCTAAGCGCAAAAAATTCGTGCGCTTACCAAATAGTTTTAAATGATGCGCTAAAGCGTGGCTTTCTTCCCACGCATCTCCGTCTAGCACAATCACGATCGGCCGTTCTGTTTTTCTTAAAATTTGTACATGGCTGTTAGTTGGCTTTCCTAAGCAAGCCACCGCGTTAGGCCAATGTGGTAGTGCGTCAAAAATACCCTCGACTACAATCAATGGGACGCTAGTCTTTTTGTATACTGCTTCCATGTTAAACAGGATTTCACCACGTGGCATGTGCTTCGGGTATAAGTATTTTAATTCCGGATCTTTAGCCCACGATCTACCAACCCACCCGTACGGCTGCCCATCAAACACCACCGGAACCACAATTCTATACGCCGCATACCCGCGCACAGATGCTCCAATATTAGCTGCTTCCCACACGGGCTTATCTACGCGGCGCCGCACTAATTCATCTCGCGCAGGAGCGAATATTGTGGCGGTTGAACCCGGCTCTTTCCACAACGGATAATAACCTTCCGGAAGTTCTAGATTTGGCGCTTCGGTATCTTCTGGCTCTTCTTCAACTTCAAAGTCTTCATAACCTGTGGGTGGAGTTTTTAGACGTCCGGATGCGTGGCATCTAAAACAATGATAAGCCCACTCCGTCGCCAAAATACCTAATGCACGCTTTGTATCAGGCGTGCCGACGCGCGCTTCACACAATGGGCAATCGACGCGGTGCCATCCTTTTGTAGACGGCTTTGCATACGCAAATGCTGCGGCTACTAATTCTCTATCAGACTGTTTCGTCATCAGCTGCTGCAACTGGAACAATAATAGGAGCTATGCGCCCCATATCAAACTCGTGTGGCAATGGTCCGGCCGTCGTGTCGGCTATGCCTATCCTGTTCTTTAACATGCAAAATTCAAGCTGCGTGCCGTCTTCTTTTTTGTTTATTGCTAACACCATATCAGCTACACGCACTTTTTCCTGACTGTCAGCCAAACTATCAATAGTGAGTTTCTTGCGCCCTTTTTCTTTGGCGCGCTGGGGTTGGCTAGCAGTCCAAACCCACATGTTTTTCTCGACTGCAAAGTGACGTAAGCCTTCGTACACCTTGCTCATTTCACGATAGCTTGAATCATCGGTTTTTCGCGCCCCCAACTTATCCGCGTAGTCCACCACCAGTAAGTCTACTGGTCGCTTTAAATCTGCTTCGATTTTTTCTACAAAATCCCGGACATCTTCCAGTGTGGTTACCTTGGGAGTGAATTCCTCAATAACGCAAGTTCCCATTTTCATTGTCGCGGCTTTGGCTTTAGCTTTATCAAGTGAATCCGTCAGTATGTTGTTGGTCGGAATATCAAAAAGGTTAGCAAACAACCGCGCTAGAATTAACGGTTTAGGGAGTTCCAACGTAATAAACACCGTCAGTAAGTCTGGATTGCGAATTGCACACGCCGCAATGTGAGACAAGAAGATACTGTTGTGTGTAACTGTAAAATCATCCAACAAATAGCGTCCATCTCCGTCAAGAGTAAACCCAAAATAATCTTCTTTTCCACACGGCTTGATCTCGAACCGTGTGTTTTTATAATTTACCCTTTTCGTGTACTTAACGGCTTGCTTCCGCTTAATACGACACGGAATTTTCCACACATCACCACCAATATAAACACGATAGTAAGTTCCTACTGCGCCTGTGTTACCGCAAACTTTTTGTACTGCTTTTCCGTATGCTGCTAATCCTACACTACGCGCTAAAAACAGCACGTCATTAAATAGTTTTTCTGAAGCTGTTGAATATTCATAACTACGTTTAAACCCACGATATGATCCATCTGTGTCCAACAATCCCGCCAATAAGCACAACCTGTCTGCAACACTCGCTACTTTGTATACATGCGGAATGAATTTTTCATGACAATTCTTACGGCGCAATTCGAAACGATCTAGAGCTTCTAAAATTGGGTTCTTCACCCCTTGAATACCAACAACACCGTATGTTTTTGCTGCACCATTATAGTTGTTTGAACGTAGTGAAACACGCAACCCATACACTGTAACAATATCTTTCAAGTAATCTAAAATCTCTTGGTCTGCTGTTGTAATATTCAACGACCCGCTAGTAGTGCTCCCATCTCCTAAAACAACTCCAAACAGATACGGATCAATAGGAAGCTCCACCCTTCCTTGAAAAGTAGCCGCGCAACGAACCAACAATGACCGTTTCTGCTTCTTCGCCGACCACGTTAAAAACTCTTTTACACTTACGTCCACCAAAGGCTCTTTACCATTGACCGCTACCGTGAGAATATGATCCAAATTTACTCGCCACGGATCTCCTCTCTTCGGAACAATTTCTACCATTTCATCGTGGCCGGTATTGGTCTGCAATACTGTCCTAAAACCACTCTCAGGAGCTGCTAATAAATCACCTCTACAAATATCCTCAACCTTCTTTATGGAACCATCTGCCATTAATATACCTTGCCCCTTGGCATGGCACTTACCGCCTCCCGGTCCCGCTACCACAACTCCTAACCCAGAACGCCATAATCCACCTTCCATCAAAGTTTCAATTTCAGGCACATCAAATCCCAACCGTACTACACTTTGCAGTTGCGAGATTAAATCAAAAGCTCCGGCGCTAGAGATATCTAAGCCTTTAGTTTCTTCAGTGGCTCCTAAGCGGTCAACGCGTTGTAAAGTCTCGACTGATTGACTGATATCCTTGCGCTTACCAAAAGAATCAATTGCTACTTCCAATGCTTCGCGCTGTTTACGGCGCTTTAGAATCGGAATGATCTCGTTGGCGATCTGTTCGAGGTTAGGCTGTTCTTCGTTGTCGTCAAATTCATCAAAGAAATCCAGACAAGCGTTTATTTCTTCTTGAGAGACAGAACCCTCTTCCCGCATGCGATTCAACCGTTGAATCACGATAACGTCGCTGGAAGGTCCGGAACCGGTCTCGTTCGCTATTACCTGAGCGGTCTGCATCAGGCGTAAAGCAACGTCATCCTTGAGAGCGCTCGGCTCGATGTAATTTCCTATGCGATTGTAAAGTTTGGGTTTACGACAAAGCGACACCACCATGTCGCGCTCGAAGTCTGGGTCTAATCCGTAAAGTTCAACGTCTTTCTTACGCTTTACTCCCATGGGCACGTTCCTATCCGCGTGTTAGTCATCCAAATCGTCTCTAGCAACTCCGCAAACGATGAAGAGTCCCGATACCCTCGGATTGGCGAACGAACGCCGTCAGGTCGGTGTTTTGTCCAGGTTAGGTCCATATCCATTCCCCTTTGAGCGCACGCTTTTTGAGTTGTGCGTGATACGCATCAATTTCTTGTTGCACAGTCTTAAGTAAAAGTTTGTAGTTTGTTGGGAAAAACCGATCTACTACCGCGTCCACGGTCGCTTGGGTAGGATCCTCAAGCTGAGCGAGCGCATGGCGCATGCTGTAGTGATCGTAAATTAATTTCTTGTGAAGCGGAGTGAAAATTGTTCTACCTTCTAAACCGTAGCTTTCGCGTACTGCGTTGTACCATCCACCGCGTTTTTCCAAGCGACTGTGAGAAAATACCCAGTTGAGTGGTGGTACTGCGCTTTTGGCTTTCTTCCGGCGCTTATTGCACTTCTCACCGTCGGATTGTTTTGTCAGCATAGCTTCCATTCGGCGATAACTGAAAATAATCCACGAAGCAGGTTGAACTGAAAACTCTATCATCAAATCCGCAGCGCGTAAAAGTATTTTTCTATTTTGCTTAATCGGATCGAAGTATGTCTCAGTTTTTCCCTTCTTTAGCTTTCGCGATCGGAACGGCCAATAAATTTTTCCAGTCAGGTACTCAATGGTGTTACGCCATGTCATTGCCATAAATGCAACTTTGGCGTCGTCGCTCCATGTTGGATCAACAAACGGCGGCGACGGAACGCGGCACCATCGCACCAACGGCCAAGGCGGAATGTCCTGGTACTGATTCCAAGCTTTACGCTTTGAGGCGGGTCGTGGGCCTGGACGGCCAATCATGGTGGTAGCGGTGGCACTCGTGGTGATTAGGCCAGCACGGGTCAAGGTGGAGGTGAGTTTTTTAGAGTCTACGTTGTGTAAGTCGTTGGATGACATTGAAGTCAGCTTAAATCATTTCTCTCGTCGTACAAAAAAAGACGGGCTAGCACCTACATGTAGGTGCGCAGCCGTTCTTTTTTATTTGTAAAAAAGACTGACTCGACTTAAGAATTTAAATTATATTAATACTTAATAATTAATTCTTAAATTTCGCGTAACGCGCACGCGACATTATAGTATTAGTGAGCGCCGTATTTAAGTTTAAAACTTAACAGGATTACTGCGTGGCTAGTTTGTTGATACGCTTTACCTGAATTCGCTGAATTTCTAGCTTTTGAATATCTTTAAGCCTAAACAAGATATGTGTTTTGAATTTGTACGATCTTATTGCTCCTTGGCTTACAAGTTCACTTAAATTTTTTCTTCGTATGTGCAGTATTTTTGCTGCTTCTGCGGAATTAATAAGGGTGTACTGTGTATTTATTATCATAGCATTACTGCTCTTTCTGTTTATTAAGAGGGCTCCGGCGCATCAGTTTTAGTGACACTCAACGCTGAAATCACAGTGACGTCGTGGCCTTCGCGCTCATATGCATTCTTCCTAGCGTGTGAATGCTTAATCAACATGCGATTGCCTTCGTCAATAAAATCCCAAACTTGAAACGTGTTGCCTTTACCTTCTGCAGTTCGCATTCCCCGGCCAATACGCTGTAAGGTGGCGATCACACTTTTACCTGCTGCCGCGACGATCACAGATTTGAGTTCTGGTATGTCGGCGCCTTCTTGTAGTACCACTGAACAAATCAACACATCTATGTCTGCGCGCACTAAACGTTCAATCGCGGCTATTCGACTGGGAGTCATGGTAGTGCCCCATACAAATTCCGCGTTTAAACCGGCCTGTTGAAACCGTTGCAGTAGGGCTTTACCGTGCTTTATTTCTTTTACAAAAACGAGCGCTGGCTTGGCAGCTACTTGCGCAACTTGGGTAATGATTTGATTGCGCTTAGTGTTGCGCACGATGCCTTCACCGTACGCTCCTTGAAATGTAGGCGCGCGGCTTACGGCTGGAGCTTTTACCATTTTGATATCAGGCTTGGCTAGCAACCCACGCTCAATCAGTACTTCAGGTCTAAGCCTATAGATAACTGGTCCGAGTGTTCCAATTGCGAGTAAACTTCTACGGTCATCGCGCGCTAACGGTGTTCCTGAGATTCCAATGCGATAGTACGCGTTTGGTATTTGGCGAGTAACTTCGTAAAACGTGTCAGCAGCGACAGTGTGGCTCTCATCAATAATTACACCTTGAATGCCTTGAAGAAACTTTCTTGCGCGTATTGTTTTTGGATTGGTAGAGTTTTTTGGTTCGTCTTTAAGCGCTCCATGTAGTGTTTGAAAAGTGGCTGCTGTAAACCGTTCTTCTTCCCAACGGCCGTCTCCGATTCGGCCCACTACCGCTCCAGTACGCTTTACGTAACGATCGGCTGCTTGGTGCATTAGGTTTTCACGATGCACAAGAAAAAGCCAGCGACATGGAAAAGCAACCGCTAGGCCTACTGCTATTTCTGTTTTTCCCGCTCCAGTCGGAAGCCACAGAATACCGCGAGTACGTTTAGCTGCTGCGCGGACAGCAATAAACTGATAGTCACGAAGCCAATTTAAATCAGCGCTAGTGTCGCGAGTAATAGGTTTGATACGTAGGTCTATAACATTTACGTCGAAGCCTTGGTCTTTCGCGGCTTTATAAACCATTTGAGTGAATCCGCCAGGAAATGTCTTAGAAAATAAACTGTAAAGATGGCGCCGCGTATCACCGCTTTTGGTGAATTTTTTGTTCCAAAAGCGCGCTTTAGCGTCGTCAAAAGACAGGTATTCGTAGAGCCAAGCAGTTTCATCTTCGTTGGCAACTACTTTTGTTAAAAGATTAGAAAGTGTTAGTTGCATTTTTAGCGGTTGCTGCCGTACATTATGCGCTGATATAGCTTCGGTATTGCTTGATATTGTTGTGCAAGTGATTGGGTGTCAATGTAGCGTTTAAGCTGCATCTTTTCTTTCACTAAAATGGACTTGACTACCTTTTCTCCGATTAAACGGTGGATGAATTTTTCGTCACGTTTAGTTCTTTTTGCTGCTTCGCTAACCGAAATGTAGCCGATTGGAATTTTGGTTGGTGCGTTGAGTTTGTCTACTAGTGATTTTTTTATAAGCCGTTGGTTGGCGACTTCGATAGAGGTTATTTTTCCATTTTTAACCCAACGCCAAACGGTTGAAAAAGCAACATCAAGGACGATGGCTGCTTCGGAGATGGTGTAGTAGTTCGCGGTAGCGGGTAGCTCTAGTTTCTTTTTTGGCATGTTTTCACCTTTACCTGTATTATGCAGGATTCTTTTTTTGTGTCAACTTTTCACTTACCATAGAAAGTAAAAGTTGGCGCGCGCCTGGCCACCCCGTCAGTCTATGCGCACCTATAAATGCGGTTTGATCCGTTTCATTTGCGGCTAAATGCTGGAGAAACATTAGGCGCAGTTCGCGTGTAGTGCGAGGATATGATTTCGCTCGCGTTTTTGTAAGAACAATATCTGCCCAATTTGGAATCCACAATCCATAGATCGCGGTTTGCTCGTAAATGCGCCCTCCGGATAGGCTTACCATTTCGCGTTTAGTAGGTACGTTTCCTTCTCTAATAAGCCGTTTCCAGCTACCATCAAGTATGCACCAGCCCTCTTGGATCATGCGATCATAAATCACTTGAAACTTACAGAAGTCTGAGTTTTGGTGTGCTTCTATGTTCTTGGAAAAACAGCGTTTTCCGCATTTCGGACATCGCCAATACCTGCTCATCTACGCTCCCACAGTTTTTGTATACGCGCGTCGTTCTTGATTGCTCGCCGCGCTAAACGAGTGGCGTGATAAACCTTGTTTATGTGACAGTGGTTTCGTTTAGCCACTTCTTCAGCCGATAGCTCGTCCAGAATGAACTGGCGTGCTAGGTGGCTGTTTGGTTGTTGTTTGAGAATGAAATTAATACGCCGCTTTATTTTTCTTTGCCAGCGTGCTTCGGCCAATTCTTTTTCTATTTCAACGTCTTCTACACCGGTTTCCGGGAGTAACTCTTCGTTTTGAAGTTTGACAATTTCGTGGAGTCCATGCCAGCTTGACGATACCGGAGCTTTGGCGCGTACAATGTGTTGGTACACAACGCGGCGCGCTACGATCCGCGCGTACGCTTTTAGGTCATTGCCGGTTAAAGCTTTCCGTCGTGTTGATGCCCAAAGAGCTAAGTACGCGGCATTGAAACAGTCTTTTTCATGGTCCGGCATTTTGAACTTCGTTGCTGCTTTGTGTGCTTCGGTTTTTAGTATTGATACAATGCTTTGTTCCATCCCTGTCTCCTATATAAAGTTTTGCTTAAATGCTCGCTTCACTTTTTGCCCATGATCCTTTACTTGCAGAATAATAGGCAATCTACTACGCTTTATTGATTCTGTATAACTTCCTACTTGAATTCCCAGTACTTCACTGAGTTTAAATGGATCTTTGTACTTATGCGCTTCTTTAATTATTTTCCATGGTCGCCGCGATCGTTTCTTTTTTGTTGCGATGAAAATGGGTACTAATGATTTTTGAAAGCGCCATGCGTTGTAATGAAACAACACACGAAACATGATGTTGTTGGCTACGCGCCATTCCGCTAGTTCCATTTCAGTGAAGAAGTCTTCTAAGCGCGCGGCTATTCCATCGTGCACAGCAGTAGGTACAAAAGGAAATTCACAGCGTTCTCCCTCCTGGCTAGCTTGACGTTGGCGAACTGCAGGGTACGGGCTGTCAACATACAGTTTTGACAAGTTGCCGCGTTTTTTCCAAAAAAAGTAATGCTCTTCACGATTAACGCGTTCATACAGTACGGCTATTGAACCCCATTTACCGGTGATAGATCGCCCGTTTACAATATTCCAGCATAGATTGGAGTTTGAATTATTTTCCATTTTTCAACATTTTTCTTACGCCAGCATGGTTGTTCAAAGCATTCATAGCCGTTCGCACTGCTTGTAAAACGTTTTGTTGATGGATTTTTGCTTTGATGTGGCGCTTTACATTAACTATTTCTTTTTGGCACACACGGCAGTAGTTTTTCGTGATAAAAGCACCTGTATCGCGCGCTTCTTTAAACCAACCATCGCACAAAATGAAGCGATCGGTTAGTGGCTCTGCTAGGGCTACGTAGTGAAATTTTGTCTTTTCACGGTCCATTACACCTATTGTATACGGACCTATGTTGGTGGTTTCTTGTTTGCCAGTAACAAAACACTGCGTTACGATTTGACGTTTTCTAACTAAAAACTCGTTTGCAATCCACGGCGAAACATGCCGGTTTAGGTATTCGTTGAACACAAGTGCTTTCCGTTTATCGCGCATATCTTCGTTTATTTTGGTAATTGGCCAGCTTAAAATTTCTTCAGGTTTGTTGACTTTTTTTGCATAAAATCGTTCTTGGCGAATATCTGTGCTTCTAACAAATACAGTTTCAAACAGAGCTTTATTGAAACGATTAAAGTACTCGTGTGTGAGTATGCGTCTAATCGGGACCGTGGGTTGCTGGGCGCCTTCTAACTGCGCGCGTATAAAGCTCACTACCGATAGGCAAGTTACAGCGCTGAGTTTATTGGCGCTATCAGCTAGCGTCTCATTATGCTTAGTACAGTCTGATGATAAATGTCGCACTTGAAAGTTTTCATCTAACGCTATGTGTACCATGTGCTTACCGGTTTTTGATAATGCACACGGCACTTGAAAACTGTATCTTTGGTCTATTGTACGCATGGCTATACTTTCAGTTTGAAGTGCCCCTCTACGAGCGACACTCCATACTCAACGCACAGACAGTTAGCTCCCTTTGATTCCGGCTGCAGTCATGACTTTGTTCATCTTCGTTAAGACTGGCCGTGCTTCTTTGTGTTTTAAGTGCCCGGCTTGAGCCATGCGCCTGGCAGGTCCAAAGACGATGTCTTGGGCGCCTTTTCCGGCTATTCCAGCTAGGATCGTCCAAAGCTTTTTGGCGCGCGCGTCACGGTTTTTTGCTCCTTCAGGAATTACTAGCGCGGTACAAGCTGAAAGAACCGCGTAAGTACGATCTAGACGTTTTGCGTTGTGCTCGAATTCTTCTTTGCCTTCGAGAATAGCGACCGGATCGGGAAGGTCATGCTCGTTCAAGAACGTGAATAGTTCTCCTATTACCGGTTCGCCTACATACGACGATAGCAGTGCGATTTCTTCGTTTTCGTCTAGTAGGTGAATGGTGCTGGTGGCCATGGCTCGGGTAACCATTTCCCATGTACGACGACTCGGCCAAGCGCCACTGGCTTTTGGATCATGTGCTGCCGGCATCTTGTGAAGCAGCTCTGGACGTCGCTTTACAAAAGCCGCGATTTTACCTTTTGCTTTTGCGAACTCTTCCGGCCATGCCGCTAAAACGCGTTTTTCTTCGTCTTCCGGTTTTAAGGTTTCGGAAACTTCGTCACCGACTTCGTTTTCGATAAGCCAGTCGATCCAGTTTTCAACGGTTCCCGCGTTGAATGGAAGATGCCCCATGCGGTTGGCCAATGGAGGCGGTAAGTCGTAACCGGCTGCCGCTTCTTCCACCGCGTTGTACGCCGCGATAGTGCGTACTCCTGGCGGAAGTGCGTGTCCACCGATCCGGCCTTCGAGGAACAGTCCCAACAATGGCGGTTGAAGGGCTGGCGGAGCAGTAGTCAGCTCATCGACGAATACAATACCGCGTTTCTGTTCCATGAAGTATTGCGCCCATTCTGGAGGCGGATACGTCAGCACGTTGTTTTCCGGAACCGGAACAACGCCAAACGCGCCTTCTCCGCGCTCACCTGGCGACAGAATTTCACAGTGCATTCCGCACGATTTTGCGATTTGTTTTATTTGAGAGGTTTTGCTTGTTCCGGGAGACGCGACGAGTGCGAGCTGTAAACCCCACCCACGAATGGTCGGCGTGAACAAGACTGCTTTGATGATTTTTTTCATATCCATGTTGCTATTATCCTCCACCCCAAACTAAGGTGTTGGGAAACCGTTGGTTGTTAGTTATTCTTTAGATTATTGCATAAAAAAAGTAAGCTTGCAAATAAAAAAGGTAGTTGCAAACAAATTAACTCAATAACTTCTCTGCCGCTACAAGAATTTCAAACTCCATAATCACTGGATCTACGTCAATAATGCGGTCTTTTTCTGGAATAGACTTCGCAATAAATTTTAATAAGTTGAGTATGCGCTCTAACAGTGTTCCCGGAAACATGCCGTCTTCGGAGAAAAAGTTTGGATTCCTCCAAAAAGGGCGCTCGCGGTCAGTATGAAGCCCGGCTTGAAAAACTGCTGCATCAAAAATGACACGCACTTCTCCAATTGCTTGAAATGGTAATACTTGAAAATATTTGTTGACTACATATACCGCGTAGCGAAGATTCATAACTACTAATTCTTGCTGGCTGTTAAAGCGATTCATTTTTTCTTGAAATATGATAGTTTTAGCATCTCTTGGATGTCAGATAAACGCAGTGCCCCTAGTATGTGTTCGCGTGCAGTTGGGTTTTTCCAGACAAAAATTAATAATTCATCGCAGAACTTAGTGGATAGTTTAGGCGGTTCACCATCAATTAATGCAAATGCAGGGTCTCTGTTAGTCACTTCGTTTAATGCTTGAATTAATGTGGCTGCCCATTCTGGAACAAAAAAGCTTGTGCAATACGGCTTTCTTGGTTGTGCATGATATAGGCCATCCCAGCCATTAACTACACATGACCATGATTGTATCAAACCGCTACGCGGTATTTTAAGCTTACGGATCGGAAACCCTTCTTCTTCGAGTAACAACGCTCCCCACCTACTACCTATTGGCGCCCATCCTAAGCGTTCCATTTCTTGTTGATTTTGACGAGCTGTACATGAGACGCTTCTTTGATGCTCGTCCAACGGGAAAGCATTAGATAATACCTTCCCGCATTTTGGACAAACGTGAGACATTATGCGGCTTTCGGCTGGATTTTTACTTCGCCGTCCTCGTCGATCTCGATCATGGTGCCCCAATCTATTTGGCCGTTCCAGTCACCATTTTTGGCCGGCCAAGGGATACGGCGCCCACTACCCACCAATACCCAAATCACATGAATGTCTGGAGGTGGGTTTTCGGGAGCTGGTCCACAACCGTCGGTGATAAAAACCAGAACTTGTGGCTTTTCGTGTTTGGGTAAGCGCTCGATCGCCTCAAAGCCAGGGCAGAAATCAGTTCCGCCACCACCTTTGAGTAGCTCGGTAAGTTCACGCACATGCTGTACTTTTTTGAAACTTTGGACCTCGGCGTCTAACGCCGCGAAAGTAACTTCGGCGCTCGCAGCCTGCAGCACTCCGTTGCTCTCTTCAACTGCCAGTTTCAGCTCTTCTTTTCCCATTGACCCACTTGTGTCAACTAGGATGGCTACGCGCGGCACGGGAGTAAAATAGCTCGGCATTATGGCGCATCCGCGTCCATATCCTAATCCACCTTGGCGGCGACTTGGCTTATGGTAGGCCAGGTCAACGGCTCCGGCTTTACGGGCAATGTACATGCGGCACGCGCGGCGTAGCTTAGTGCGCCAGTCAACCTTGGGCGGTGATAGTTCGGTTTCAGCCCAACGCATCCAATCTCCAGGTACGTTTCCTCGCCCTTTTTGCGCTTCTTGGTTGATCGCTTCAGCGGTTTGCTTCCGGATCATTGTGGTTTCAACCGGTGAACGACCGCCACCAGCTTCTTTACGCGCTTTGTCTTCCTGAGCCGCTGGAAGGCCTCCGGATGCGGATCCACACCAGCCGGCTCCTACTTGCGGCGCGCTTGGAGTTTTACCGTTACCTTGGCCTTTTCCTTTTCCTTTTCCTTTATTTTTTCCTTGGCCTTTGCCTTGACCCTGTCCTTGGCTTTCTTGTTCTCCTTCGCTGTCTCCATCGCCTTGGCCTTGGCCTTGGCCTTGGCCTTGGCCTTGGCCTTGCTCTGCCATTTTTTGAAGCGCTTCGCGTATTTGCTGTTCCATCGCGTCGCGTTGAGGATCCCATTCTTTCCGCAGTAGTTGATAGTATTCTTCAGCGGTTAAACCGTCGTCAAACTTGAAGTTTTTCGGAAGCGCTATGCCTTCCGGTAACGACCAACACGCTTCGACTAAATCGTCATTGATCTCGCAATCAGCGGCTACATTCCACACTGCTTTTTCGTAAACGTCTTCATTGGGATGTGGTTTGATGCCCATCGCTTGAGATCGTTCAAAGTGCGCGCGTAAAATGTGCGATACTTCGTGCACTAAGCATCCCGCTATTTCTGCTACTGAATGCTCAACAACAAAGTCCGGATCCACTACCATGATTCCGTCATGTGATACACCCATGGTACCGTAGCCTTTTGCTTCTATCGGGATTAACGAAAAAAGAGCGACGCGAAACCACGCCCACTTTTTGATCGCCATCAACCGCGCTGCCGCTAGTTTTTCATTCCAAGTTAGGTCTTCCACTTATTGCTCTCCTTATTGCTAGTTATTGTCGTCCGGTTCGCACATTAGTATGGCACCGGTAATTTCTGTGTCTAAGTCGTCAATGTGCCGTTGAAGTTCAGGCAATTGACGTGAAAATAGTGATTCGTAGTGTGCTACTTTTGATCGCACTTCTTGCGCGCGCCGTTGTCGTGTTTGCAGTGCCCGCAATCCTAGCGCATTGTCGCCTTCGCGGTTAATTTCTTCTTCAATGGCCGCGACTGCAACTTCTGCTTCTGCTTTGATCGCGGCTAATACGGCGTCAACGGCGTCTTCTTCTTCAACGGCCGGTATACGGAATATTTTAATTCCAGCGCACGCTTCGTGAATAGCTTCGCAGTAACGATGCCAGGTATCAACTTGATCGCGCGGTATAAAGTAAATTCCACCGGATTCGCGTAGACTGACTGCTTTGCATGTGCCAGCGAGGCGTCCCCAAAGCCAGCGACCTCCAAATACGCGGGAAGCCATGGTATTACGATATTTTTCAAACTGTTCACGTATTTGTTCTGCTTGTGGATGATCTTTCGGCGCTACTTGAACCACCGGTTGAATCGTTTTATTGCCTTGCTGGTCGGTTATTTCTTGGCGGCGAATGCGTGCTTTTAGCATGTTGCTGGTGTTATACGTTAATTCTTCGTCAGTGGCTTCTTCATGCACGAGCGCGAAACCGCTTTTACCGGCGAGCTTGCGTAACAACACGCGATAGCCGCTTTTCATTTCTTCTAAAACGCGTTGAAGGGCGAATTCTTCCGTTGGTGGAGACGGTAATAGGTCTTCAGGTAACCCGTGGTTTAGCCAGGTTTCGTGAAGTTTTTGTAAGTCGACGTCACCGCTTAGCCGACAATAAGTTATTTCTCCGGCAGTTTCTAAACCGCTGATGGCAATTATATCTGTCATGTTTGCAATCCTTCTGTTTTTTTGCGTCTTACCCTATATTATGCAACTTTACTTATTTTTTGCAATCCTTTTTACTGCTCTTGGCGCTTTTTGGTAAGATTGCGTATAATTTGCCAATTTGATTAATTAATAGTAAAAGGCACTTATGAGCCAAAATAATAAATTCACGCACGAAGAAATGCGTAAAGCCGCTGAATTACAAGATCGTCTGATGGATATGGCTATGCGCGGTACTGATGATCCGGCTGGAGCAATATTGGCGTTGTCGCAGGCAGCGTCTACCCTTTGCCTGCGTCATAAAATATCGCACACAGATATACTACAGCGCGTACAAAATACTACCCGAAATTAAATTAATGGCTAAACGCGAGAAAGACCCAAAAAACGTCCGTAAAGGCCGGCTAAGCCGTCGGAAGGGCAAAGTGTGGGAACGGGAAGTTGCGCGCTCTCTGCGCCCGATTTTCGGCGATAGCGTTCATCGTGGTCATCAAGACGCCAGAGGCGGATCCGGCGCCGGGGAAGGGTCTGATATTGAGGGTACACCTTTTTACATGGAATGTCGGCATGAAGCTACGTACGATTGGCGTCGACACTTTCGCGAAACTCAAGCAAAACGCGCAGAACGCGGCGACGATCGACCGATGGTTTTGGTAGCGAAGGACGGTAAGAAACCTCCAGGTTGGAAACCTGGCACTCCCGGAACTCCTCCGATCGCCATTATGCTGTGGGAAGATCTTTTAAAACTTTTGGAGATTGTGCATGATCGAAAAGATAGTAATAGCGGTTGATTTTGACGGAGTGTTAAATACGTATACGTCGGGGTGGGAAGGTTCTTCAGCTATCATTTCTGACAGCCCTAATGAAGGTGCTATAGAGTGGCTGCAAGCTGTCTTGTCTCACGGTGGCTTTGAAGTGTTCATCCATTCGTGTCGTTGTCGACAAGAAGAAGGGATCGCGGCGATGTATGCATGGCTACTTCGATATGGGTTGTCGCGTAAACTTGCGGATGAAATTGTGTTTACCAAGCTAAAGCCTAACGCTGAAATCTTTCTCGATGATCATGCTATGCAGTTTGTCGGGCGTTGGCCTACGTTTGAAGAGATCACGTCGTTTAAACCTTGGTATAAGCGCGGCGTTAAAGACATTCCACTCCAAAAAGCGGTGTATGAAGACGCAGCCAGTGAAGAAGAAGCGGAGCTTATTCAAAAGAGTGAGCATAAGTGCTTCTTATGCATGCACGGAGCAGTTTGTGAAGTGGCTAACGCGGCACTGCGCACTGAAATGTACGTAACCGTTTCCCGATGTTTGAGCTTTACCGAGATTCCGGTTCAGTTGGTTGGAGAACTTTAGCGCGCTCGCGGTCAATAATACTTTTGGCCATAACCAATCGCGTTATTGCGTTGTGCAAGTGATCTTCCCCGTCTGGTTTTTTATATCCGTGGTATTGCCCCATACCGTACGCGATGTGCCCAATCGCTTTTAGTATGTGGTCATTGACGTCGTCTTTGGCCCATGTGTAGGGTGCGTGTTTGCTGATGCGATCGTCACTTAACAGGATGGCTACGAGTGCTCTTTTTGCTGTAGCGGTTAGTTCATCGAGTTCTTTTTCAAATTCTTCGTAGGCTGGCATTATCCTTTAATCCGTTCCCGCCGTTCAAGCCACGACTCGCCTAAGTTACGCAATACTATTACATCGGTTTGAGCGTAAGCAGCACGTTCGTGTTCGGCGTCTCTGTACATGTGTTTAACGCCGTATCTTAACATAGCGGTTACGTAATGTAAAAGAATCCACAGCATGCCTGAGCACCAGATTAGAATCCAGAGCCACACGTTCCACGTTAGCAGTCCTGTTATACTTCCAACGACAAAAGCTTTGGTATTTTCGTCAACCATTTGTCGCACATGAACGTGCTCGTGAGCTTTGGGATGGTGGTTAGGTGCATAAATTACTGCGCGGCCAAACGTGGTGGAATAACCCCAATGACGAAAAAACCATTGGCGCCAAGTAGCTGCTAAAACGTAGTTCTCTTCCCAGCGTAAGTTAGTGGAAAATTGAAAGATCCAAGCCAAGCATGCTAATAGCCACGAGGCCAATGTCATCGGTAGTGAGGTTATAAATAGAATCCAACGCATTACTTACTCCCTCCAATTAGTGCTGCTGTTACTCCGCCTGCTACCACTCCAATAAGTAACCATAAGATCGGCTTACCGGCAAACCAGCCATCAAGCGCCTCTTCTGATTCTCGCTGTACGCGCACCGCTTCTTCTAACGTGGACTTTGCTACTTTGGTTTCTTTTTCACTGATTTCAAGCGCTTCTTTAGTCAACGTTAAGCGTTCCATGCGGATTGTCAGCTGTTCGTTCAGAAGAGTTATTTGCTTTTTTACAACAATTAATTCTTCTGAATCTTGCTGGGCTTTTTTTGCAATATCAAGCGGTAGCCATACTCCTTCTTTACCGTCATGTGTTAGGGCTACCGCTTGAGCACACACTGGTGCCGCAATATTGCTGAGCCAAATGACTAGTAAAAAACTAGCGATATAACTGATTAAACCTGGCTGCGATTTCATCGGCCGACCTCGTTTCGACTTCTTCCCGTACTTTAATCGCTTCTTTTTGCGTTTTAGTGATTTCTTTAGCGATCTGTTTGTCTTTTTCTTCGGCGTGCTTTTCTTTTTCTTGAATTACTTTTCGCTTGGTTTCAAGTTTCGCAATCTTACCGATGGCGTGCTCGACTTTTACCGCATCTTTTAGCTTACCGACTTTGCGTTCGTAAGCGCCCCACGCTAGCCAACCGACAACCATTGCGCTTAGTGCTCCCAGCAATACTTGCCAGTGCTCAGTGATCCATTTCCACGCTTTTTTCATGGCGGTTACTTCTTCGCTGGAGGTTCAGATTGATTAAACTCCAGCTCTATACCGCGCCGTTTGGCTATGCCTTTGATAATGGCAAATGCCCACGTTGAAATGATACCGGCTAACAGAAAATACAAGCACTTCGCGCTAGACGTATCGACGCCAGGCGAGGCCGGAATACCGGGGATGTAGCCGATGAACCATGCAATAGCTGGCTGGACAGGCATCGTTTTACGAAGCCACCATAGCATTTCGCCAAGCCACGGTTTCGACTTTTTGTATTTCAGAATGTTGGCTTTGGTGTAAACCGACGCTTTAAGCGCTTGCATCAACACGGCAAAAAGTAGCATTACAGCTACGAACGGCCAGTGCGGCATTACTTGGGCTAATAGATCTTCCATTACATTCTCCTGGTTTATGGTGTTATTGCTATTCCTAATTTTTTCTCAACTTGCTGGACTAGTCTAGTGAATAATCCGTTTTCTCCCCAATATTCTGCTTTTTGATGATTATGGTCTGTGTCGCCGTTGCGTTCTTGGCCTGCGATGTAATGCACTAATTCGTGAATATAGTAATGGAGGAATTCCGGTGCTCCTGATTCATTCCATACTTTGTAATTTACTGCAATTATAAATGAATCTAGTGCAGACTCATCATAAGTCAACATAGCAGTATCCGCGTATGAAAGTGACCCATCCGGACTTATGTTATTAAAAGCATCCCAACTGCTAGCTGACGCCGAAACCCACATTGTTATCGATTTCAATGCGGTATGTTGCTCTTTTGTATAGTAATAAACTACAGAGTTCACTTTGAGAAGTGTTTGAGGCGCTACTGCTACACGGCTTACGTTGGCAGATTTTTCCATTAGAAAGTCAATAACGAAGCCTTCAGTATTATCCGTGTACCAATCGTATTCCGTGTGATCTTGAATATATTCGTCGGCTGGACTGTAATAGCATGCGCTAAACAATATACTGATTATCCAAATTACTATTAGTAAGTTTAAGTTTTTCATACTGGTTTCTTCCGTGCATTTATTAAAAACCACACATTACAGGTGCAATTTTTGTGTGAGAAATACGTATTCTTACATGCGCAATTTGATCAAAGTTTGTGCCGCCATCGTTTCCGGCAGTAATTAGTAGTCCATAAAATTTGGCGCTTGTTGGTGTTACGGATCCTGAAACTGTAATTAATTGTTTATTTGTCGTCCCGTCATCGTACGCGTCATTTATTACTGAACTATTAGTGACATACGGTGAACTAAAATTTGGAGTTGTTTCAACAAGTTGGACGTGTACTCGATCCGTTCCGGTTCTAGTTGCACCTGGCTCTATAATCACATCAACATAAAGTGTAACTGCGCTATCTAGCACTGGCGTTTGAAATTGAACGTACAGCTCACCACTGTTTACGCGTGAATACCAAGATCCATAATTCGATGGGTTTCGCCAAGCCGGCACACCAGAAGCATCCATGTACGGTAAAAAGTTTCCTGCAAGTACATGATCATAATTATGCGACGCATCGTATTCAAGTTCGACAGTAGTGGTTAGTCCATCGTCAAATTGAGCGCTAGCATCAAATTGCGCGCCATTTTCAAATGTCGGGACGCTTGTAAAAACTGGAATGCTCCCACTTTCAAATGCCACGTCATCATTGAATGCGACGTTGTTGTTGAAAGTATCTGTTCCAGTAAAAACGTTATTACCGGCTAATGTGGCGTTGCCGGTTGCATAAGTGTTTAACTGATCTAGCATTGCTTGCAGTGCATCTTGCATGCTTTTTTCTTTAATTGACAGTGGCGATCCGGTTAGGTCAAACGGCACTTGAGATCGAGAGTCATCAATGTCACTGTTTTGCACTTGTGTCATGCTGTACGTAATTAACACGTCAGCGAGTAAAATCTGATCTCCGCGTAGAGCTGGTTTGGTTGCGGTGCCGGTTGGTGCTTCCGTACCTTGTACTACATTTATTTTGTAGGATTCAGCGTTATCGAAGAATACGGTCGCCCCAAAGCCGTCCGTTCTTGGGTCAGAAAGATTACGGTCGAACTCGGCAAATATGGAAAGGTACTTTTCATTGCCAGAAGTTCCAACGGCGGTAGCGGACCCGTTTTCGTCTATTGTGATATCAATGACTTGGGTTGTATTCCATGCTATTCGTTGAGCTGATTGATCATAAACTAAAGCCGGACCTTCGACGTCTACCGTTAAATTTGGAGTAGGGCTGTGTTCAGTTACTGCGGCGCCGTACACAATGCCAATGTACTGGAAGCCTTCTAAAAATGCCGCGATCGCATTTTCTACTGCGTCAAACGCTGCGTCAAGTTCAGATTCTTTAACTTTTTGTAGATAGTAAAAATTGTAACGATCCATTGTTCCTTCTTTCGCCCTAAATTATGGCTCATGTAGGATAAAAGTTCCAGCACTTCCTCCGGCCGTTGTTGTGCCTAGTACAGAAATACCCAGTTCGACATGGTCAGTGGGAGTTTCTGGTGTTGGGTCTGTAATCATCACTAAATGTGTGTGAGCTGGTTTCATCAGCTCCACTATAGCGGTTATTCTTTCACGCTCTTCAGTGGTTAAAATTGTAGTTGGGCTATGAATGCTGAAAGAGTAAATTCCAGCTTGGCTTGGTCCGAGAATAGACGGCGTAGCTGCATCTACTAGCGGCGCTCCTAATTCAGTGCCAGCTCCTGTAGTGTCGTCTGTAGAAGTCAGTACCCATCCGGTGTAATCATTGAATACATTAATTTCAACATCTATTCCTAGAAAGAAACGAATTACATCAATGATTCCGGCTGCGGTTCCTTTCAGCTTATAAATTCCAACTAACACACGGAGTAATCGCCGTTTATCAATTTCAGACAGATCAAAGTCATCAAATGGATTTCCTAAGTCCGCCAGCATTGCGTCTAAAAAGTCTTCAGGCGCCGTATCAAGGTCGAGGATTTCAGTCCATTGGTCGACTGAAACTAGCAGTAAGTTTACAATTTCTTGAAAAATACTGATGAATAGTTCCAGCTCTTTATTTGCGTCTTCACTTTTATTAATACCAGGAATAAAATCCCAAAGACGAAATCGGCGTCCGTTTGGAAACGGCGGAGAATACGCGTAAAAGTTAGATATGTTGTTGGGAGCAACAAACGCGTTGCCTTCTAGGTCTTCTACATTAGCAACTATCAGCATGTAAAGCGCGCCAAACGTTAACTCAATATCCGTGGTGAGATCTACTATACGATCGGAGTATTGGCTGACCGCTGTGACTTCTACGCTGACTGCCGGTTTTGATAAGCGCTCAATTGTGTAGTTGCTAATGTTAAGCGCGTCAGCTGCACCCGAAGCACTTTCCATTGTTACAGGTTCATTGAACGTAACGCGTAGAGTGTTTCCGTCCCGCCCTTGAACACTCGCTATTTGTGGAGCTTCGGTGTCTTCTGCGGTGAATGAATAAGTTTCGCTAAACGTCGGCGATGATAGCGCAACTTGTACTGAAACAATTTCAGTAGTGGTGAATTCATTAGGTGGTTCAAATTCAAACGCAAGTACGTCTGCAGCTGGGTTTGAATGCGTGCCTAAGAAGCCATTCACGAAGTCAGCGCCATCCCACGCTATTACGCCACCGATAGTTACAACTAAGTCAGCATAATCGGGTGCGGTTCCATCGGTGGAAGCAATCTCAAAATAAATCAGTGAATCGCTAGGTATCCCAATTTGATTTGGTTCTGGATTCCGGTTGATTAAAACAACTGTGTCGTCAGCGTCGGTGCCGTTTACCGTTACGGAAGATCCGGCTCCAAAACCAAACATCACAACTATAGCCAACGTTCCGTTGGAAATAATTAATTCTGACGTAGTGCCATACAGATCGCTGGTTATGCTTATTCCAGTGCTTTCTGCTACGGCCACTGCTCCGGTTAGTTGAGTGTTGATCGACGCAACTACTTCTGCAATTGTGGCCGCGCTTAAATCAGCAAACTGTGCTTCAGCGAAGGCTATGGTTTGCGCTGACCCTCCATCCACCGCAATAGTAAAGTTGCCACCGGATCCAAGATCAAACGGTCCTAATTCATCTCCAGTACAAACCGCTTGCGTTGCGTTGAGTACATCTTCAACGACGTTGTCAACTTGGACGCTAGGTAGATTAATTAACGGCATTATGCGGTCACCAGTTCAAGTTTAATTTTTATCTCATTAGTGGATGGCGGTGTGTTGGCTAAAGCTAATGGTATGGCCATGTCGGTAAGCGTTCGCGTTATGTTGCTGACTTCTATGGTTCTAATGGCGCGAGCAGTGCCATTTAGGCTTAAAGTTAGTTTCCAAGCATAGCCAGAAAGTAATGACGACGGCGGAACAATGCGTACGTTTACTCTAATGAATTTTGCTTCTGGGTCTAAAACTATATCTTGTTTAATTTGATGATAATCACCTAAACCCATACGCATTTCTTGGTTCAATGCGTGCCCAAGCTCATACGTGTACGATCCATCTGCAGCATAATCAGATGCTATGCGCCCTTGCGCCGTACCAATATCTAATGAAAATGGGCTACCCACGATAATTTCCTATTAAAGTTGCCTGGCTACCTCGATGTGGTCCACGTACGCTCGTCGGTTTGCGCCGTTACTATAAAATCCAAATCCGGCATATCCCGATGTGTACGGAGACAATCCAGTGTTAACGCCTAGCGCGTCATCAATAAAACCTGCAATCGTTGGGTATTGGGCTCCTTCCATTCCTGAAATTAATGACCATGATGGCGCAGTTACTGCGTTTACGGTTAAGTCATTAATGTATGCTTGAAGAATGACGTCTCCAGTGCCTTCCACGATCATATCGAGGCGAAGGTGCAGCCAAGTGTCTTCTTCGTACGCACTGGACGAACGCAATAAAATGCGCGGACTTAGATCTGGGTCTGGAGCAGCATCAGCTAAGCCTTCGCTGAGCGGTCCTTTACGTAGAATAATGTGATGCGGGTCATTATCACCTAATCCCAGCATATACGCTGCATCAGAAACAGTAGCGCCTTGTAATCCAAGAAAAATGAATGGTGCGAACTCAGTAGCTCCGCCACCAGGCGCTCGTTTTATAGCCGCGCGAATACTTCCGCCTTTTGCCATTGGAGCGAAGTTAGCTTGATTGTTATTTAGGGCCACTACGCCTTCGTCGGTTTCAATACTGTTAAAACCGTACACAAAGCTACTTCCACCGTTAGGTTTAACCACGCCAGCAGTCACACCGCGCTTGATGTAAGATTGTGATAGTGAGTTAGTGATTACTGTCCAATCTGAGCTTGCCATTGCTACACTCCTGTTAATTCTTCAGTCCAGTATATTGCTGGATTGGCTTTTACCATTTTTGTTCCAGTGCCAACTGTAGTGAGGTCGACTGAACCGCTACCTTCTTCTGCTTCTACCTCAAACGTGTCGGTTGTTGCTGAAGCAATCCAATACGGTGTGTCTTCGTCTAGTCCTTCAGGCACTGAGCTTTCATCATCGTAAGCATAGAAGTAAACAATATCACCGTCTGAGAATCCATGCGCAGTAATCGTAATGGCATTACCGCTTGTGTCGACTGATTCTATTGTTTGGTCAAAAACTACTGATTCAAAGTTTTCATAGTTGTAAGTTGTAGCGGGATAATTAAAGGCAGCCATGGTGGGTGAAAAACTAGCGCCTTTAATGTATGAGTTTTCGTTATCTTTCCATCCTGCTTCAAATGCGTCGTATGTCGATGATCCGAACAATGCGCTAGACAAGTCTGCTGCTTCAAAAGCAAATATAATGGTGCCCCAATCTGATTCAAAGTCTTCGAAGTCTTCGGAATTAAATTCAGCATACTCTATTGAATCCAGGTCAAACGATCCTTGCGGTAGCGCCCAGTTGTTTTCGTAATCTTCAAAAATTTGTTGGCTTGGCCCGATGTCAAAAATTGCAAATTCATCTACTGTTGGGTCTAACGTAAAAATCATTTCTTGGGTGAGATCGGGCCAACCCGTTTCAAATGTTTCACGCGGGTAGCCTTCATCTCCTGGATCTCCTGAATCTGAAAAAGCAGCGTATTCTTCTTCAGTTCCGTATTCAGTGACAGTCCAGTCCGCAGGTCGGCCGGTCGGTGCCGGTGACGTGGCTGCTGTTTCAAAACTGTTGTTATCTACACTCATACTAGGTCAAGGCCAGTTTCTGCGTTTAAAATAGTTACGGTTCCCAAAATGGGAAACTCGTACGGTTCTACACTTAAATCGCTGGATTCGTCGTTGATCGTCAAAGATCCAGGACTGTCATTTATTTTTCGCACACCTGTCGTATCTCGTATTACATTGTAAATGTTACTATAGGCTAGTTCGTTGTCAATTTTATACCCAAAGTCGATGTTTTCATTGGTGCTACCGTCGCTGTTTTCTAAGTCAAAAAACGCTGCTAAGTTGGCGCGGATGGCCGCGTCTACTGTGGCTGCTGACGCTCCAGATGATAGGTATACTGATACTTGAATATTAACAGTAAGATATGTCGGATCTTCCATGTTCACAATAAATGTAAGCGTGCATGGATACGTTTCGGTTACTTGCGTTTCAACCGCATCTTTTAGTGTTTGCGTAGGAGTTCCACTACCAGTAGGTACTACGTATAGTTCACCTTGGTTTTCCGGTATGGTTTCTCTTTCATTACTGGTTAACATTAGCGCGCGTGCAACTCCGGATACTTTCAGTGCGTTAATTTCGAAGTCTTCACGTGCTACAGTTCGGTTTAACGTACGAAGAGACAATGGGGCAAGTTCGCGAATGCTCTCTACTGTTTGGCGATTAGCACCTCCAGACGCCGCTGAAAGGTTTGTAACGGATACTTGGACAGTTGTGCCGAACGAGTCCGTATACGCGCTGTCAGCACGCACTATAGTGCCAGGATTTACGTTCCCGTCAGTGCCACCACCAGTTTTGTAAGTAAAATTAATAGTTCCTTGTGGTATTGCTCCATTGACGTCATTTCCAAAGCGAACCGTAGCACGATCATTTTCATCAACCACAACCGTAAAGTGGCGATCTGTAGATTCCGAATCCAAGAAATCATCTACTTGAGTGTACGCACCATTATCTGCTGAGATTGTCATTGAATCATCAAGATATGGAGAATCATCTAGTTGATATTCTTGGTTGGCTAAACTGTTGGACGCTACTGATTGTGACGACGGGGAGCTGTTTTCTACTTCAAAAATAATTGATGGTGGATTAGTGCCAGCTGGAATTGTTACTGTTGATAGTGCTTGAAATACCACTGGGTTGGAAATCTCTTGAGTGCGAAATGTATCGCCAGCGTTGATCGTTACGCTTCCTGTGGGAACTGCCCCAAGGGTTAGGGTTAGTTCGGCGGTAGCCGCTGATGCACCTTGCGGAGTGTAGTTTACAAGCTTGGCTAGACCAAGCATTGTCTTTCTAAGCTGAGCCGTTGAAATTCGCGATTCGCGAGATTGATTATCTTGATAATAAAGCAGTACATCACTGGTAAAGGCAAACAGCTCTAGCAAAATGTTTCCAAAATTAGCTATGTTAAAATCGGTCCAATCTGGAAACGCAGAGCGCACCAGATTAATTAATCTGGAACGTATACTATCGAAGTCTTTATCAGTGTAGTCGAGGTTTGTCGGTAGAATAGTCATAGTTACTCCAGTTCGACTACAGTGTCGAGATCAGAAACCAGCACTTGGTTACTGCTTGAATTTTCGTCAACTAGATCATAATAAATGCGCGCTGCAAGTATATTTTCTCCCCCTCCAGTGCTGGATTGACGAGCTAATCTAATTTTGGTTATTCGCACCCATGGCGCCCAGTTAGTTATTGCATCAATAATGTAGCGACGTGCAATTTCTAGCATTGCTGGTGAGTTTAATTTATTGCGTAAACGGTAAACTTTTGAACCAAATTCAGTTCTCCATGGTAGCTCGCCACCAGCAAATTCACTGTCACAGCGAGTTCCTAGTATTTGGCCAATCGCGCTAGCTACCAGGCGTGCACCAGTTGCGCTTACCCAATCAATTTTTTGTTCGCGGCTTAAAGGTCGAATGATTGTTTTACCAATAAACGTCCCAATATTAAATTGGGCAGATCCCGGATCATCCGGGTCGGTTACCGGTAATTGGGCAGTCATTGGGTCTTCTAACAAATCCCATTCACTCATGAAAAAGCTCCAGTAGTAACGTTTCCTGAAGTATCAACTACAGAAATATCAATTATTATTGGTGTGTTTAACCATCCTCCTGTACGTCGAATTACAAATCTATAACCGTCTGTGATTTCAACTCTAGATGAGCCGGCTAAAAATCTGGCTTGAAAATTATTGTCGCTCCACACGCATTCAGATGTACCGTCGTTGTATCTAGCAATAATAAATACTGCGGCAATGCCTGTTTCATCAGTGACATCAAATTGCACTGGGTCAGTACGAGCTATATCAGTTCCTACAGCTGGGACGAAATTATTAATAACTGGATCGGTTGAGTCTACGGGTGGAATATCAGGCGGTTCATAGACACCGAATGCGGCGTTTTCCGGTGCTTCGCGTGGTGGGTATACAGCGCGACTACCAGTGTATAATAAATCTGTCACTGGGTAGAGCACTGACGCTGAGCATTCGTAAGTAGCCATGGTTTATAATACTCGCCAAGTTCTAGTTGTTACGTTCACTCCCGGTGCGTCGCCTCCATCCCACGGAATAGCGAATTGCTGTCCGTCTATATCGGTAGTGCCAAAAAACGCAATGGTTTTTGCTGCGTTGGTGGTTTCCATCGGTAGGCCATAAACTAGGCTAAGTCTATCCGTTGGAACTTGCCCAATTAAACCAGTGTCGGATCCTTCACTTGCGATAATCACAATAGGTAGGCGGTCAAACTCTCCCCCCGATACCTGCATGTTTGGTTGCCAAGTTAAATTATGTAGTTCACCAAACCCTAGCATCGTAAATGTTTGCACTTTATTTGCGGGAATGTTGCTTAAAAGACCACCTTCGTAGTATGAACTGGAATTGTAAGTACCTACAGCAGACCCTGCTGTTGTAAGCCCAACAACCGCGCTTGTTTTTTGCGCACATAGTAGATATGGATTTGTGATTGTCATCTCATTACGTGGTGTGTACACACCACCGAAGGTCATAAAATAATTTGACGGAGACCCTAACGAACTGGTTTCAGAAGAAAAAATAACAAAAAAGTCTGCGTCACCAATGCACGTTACGCGATTATGGTCGTAATTCAGTGTATTAACCATAAGCATATTTTCTTTATTAGTAACACACGCTCCCGCTGAACCCATTGCTGTGTCCGAGCAACATCGATCAAGTACATGCAACGTTGACCCGCCGGCTGTCCACACAGTCGCCGCTTTTGTGTCGCTACCGTCATTGTTGGTTGTGCCAGCCCATGGGCTACCGCCGTCTTCGCGGAACGCCATTTGAATAGCAACGCCGTCGCCGCTTGTGGAATTATTGAACTTGGCGGGATTTCCCGGTGATGCGCCCCACGAGTCAGTGTAAGCCCATTGAAACATAACGTAAAGATCACTTGCTGACGCCAGCAACTTGTAAACGACAAATGCGTTTTCTCCGAATGGATTCGCGCCATCCATCCAATCGGTGCCAGTACCACTAGCACCATACTGCAGTGCAACACGCGCCGCGTTGCCAACCGTCACCATCCGCTCAAAAAACGTAAACATCACCTTAAATAGCGAAAACGCGCGTTGCTGATTGACGGTTTCGTAAACGTAGGCGTCGAGTATTCCGCAAAGTGTTCCTGACATAGCGTTTAGTAAAGCAACTGCAGATTGTTCACTTTGCTGATTAACGGCTTTATACCCTAGCTGGGCTACTTTCAGTTCTTGTGTAGATCGTTCTTCAGCGTTGGCAATTTGATTGGCTAGCGCGGTTAGCATTTCTTCAAGTTCGTGTATTTCAACTTTTTCTTGGGTTTCTTGCTTTGTGCGCAAGCGTGTTGCGATTTGATCTACAGTGTCAGCGCATCCTTTGTAGTAGGTCAGCTCACGTTGTTTTGCATTAATAATCAGCTCGAATGTAAGAGTTCCAGACGATAGTTTTGTTGGTTGATTTTTCATGTTTCCCTTTAGTTTATCACACCGGTAAAGCGTTGCGAACTCCCTGCAAAAAATCCCTCACATCTTCAATGGGTTCAATAGCCGCTGCCGGATCATCCCCTAAGCCACCTTCAAATGAAGGAATAGCTTCCATTCCTGCTAAGCTTCCCAATGAATTCACAACGGTTATCAGCGGGTTTATAGAAGCAAAAAGCGCTTCTATGTTGCTTAATTGTGCAGTTACAGTACGCTCACCGCAATCAATAATAGTAGCCAATCCTGGTGCATTAATTGCTTGGGCGCGGGAAATTCTCGCCAACAAGTTAATTACTGCATTTAGTTCATTAATAATGGCGGTTAGTAAAAGAATGAGAGCATCCAAAAATCCAGCGATCATTAATGGAACCGACACTTGGGGTAAAAGCAGTAAAAGTTTTTCTACCTTTTCCACCAAATTAGGTATACATTCTGCTAGCTTAGTCGGGTCTGGTGGTGGCCCTAATGAATCCGGAATTGCTTGGACGCATTCGAGAACGGCGGCGATTGCTCCTATAATGTCAAAGATCGGTGAAAGTGGAGCCATTGCTGAGTTGGCCTGCCCGAGCAATGATCTAACCAGTTCCAGCACGCTAGGCGGAAACCCTTCAGTGTGTGAACAAACGGTTGCTCCGCCAGGAAATGTAATGCAGAGATCAAATTGTCCTTCCGGTATGGCGGAACAAAGTTCTTCGATGAGTGGCAGTCCCATTAAATTGGATCCGTGGTTTCGCGGACTACGCGTCCGTTAATGTTTACCTGAAGCGCGTCGATGCTGACTGCTCCAGTGCTCTCAATTCGTACCGCTACGGTTCCTTTAATTCTAACGCCGTGATTTACTCCGTCGATCTCAATGATGTCTTCATCAGGCGAGTTTTTGTCTCTAATCGTGAGGCGTTCGTGGCCTTCGTTGTCGTCTATAACTATTTCGTATCCACGTGTTTCAATTGCAGTTACATTAGGGATTTCATTGGTATCGTATGTGGTGCCGTCTTCTGCCGTTAGCACTGATGATGGAAGTTCAGACTGTCCGCTAGGGCGCCCCCATGCTCCCGCTAAATATCGCGGATGGTCGACATCCCCCATTTTGAAAAATACAGCAACTTCGGCGCCTACTTCTGGAACAAAAAATAAACCTTTGGCAGCGCTGCCTGCTCCCGGCATTCCTATGGGAAGTGCCCATACTCCTGGATCGGCGATTAGTCCTGGCACGCGTATGCGCACACGACCAATTTTTTTAGGATCATTACGGTCAGTAACCACTCCGTCGTACACCGCGTAGTGTTGCGGGTCTGGAGAATTATCGAGCATAGTCATCGCTCCGTGGTTTACGGCGTTTTTTATTATCTTGAAATGACTTTACCGTCTTTCCAGTTTCAGGGTCGATCTTTTCAACTGTAGCTAAATCAGCAGGACCGTCAACTTTTTGCTTGTCGTCTTCTTCTTTTTTGGCGCGCTTACCGTTAGCCGATGGACCTACTTGAATTCCGGATAAGCCGCTTGCTCGCTTACTTTTAGTGGAGTGCCCTCCCGAGCCGTCTGATATGCCTTCAATCAACATTGTGTAGCCAGTTGTGATGGTGTGCACTACTTTGCGAATATAATATTTTTGGCTTAAACGCTTGCCAACGTTTTCAAGTTTAAACACGCTTTTTGCAACTATTGACGGATCGCCTTCAACGGTTAGTTTAATTTTTACTGCAACTTGCTGCACTTTTCTAAAGCGACCGGCTGCTTGCCGTTTTGCCGCTGCGTCTGATTCTTCGGAACTAGCTTGAGTGGTTTCTTGGCCTACTTTCGATAAACCTAGACTTTTTCCCGTTTCCGGATCAATAAGTTCAACCAGCTCTGCTAGCACTCCGCGTTTGTTATCAGAATTGTTATCTGCTTCTTCATCAACGTCTTTTCTGTTTTCTGGGTCGCGCCCTTTTACTTTTACTTTTCCAGGTTTAGCAGTAACGTCGTTTTCTATTTCTATGTCAATGATTTCCCCTTGGCGTTCATTAATATTGTAGTAAACGTAAGTCTTAATCGCATCTTGAGCGACGTCGCGTTCGTGGAAGTGAAAACCATCCCAGTCAACGTACCATTCAAACGATTCTTTGTGAGCCAAGCGCCGTAAAAATTGTGCGTCGGTTAAGCCGGCTTGTGCGATTGTTTCATACACTACTTCAGTGTCTTGAATATGCACCACATCTTCGCCGGAGTATCCGAGTTCTGCGGCTATTTCTTCAGCGACAGCGGATCTAGTTTTATTTTCAAAAATTCTGTTCTTCACAACTTTGTTGGCGAGTACTTCTTTTCCGTGTGCTTCGACCGACAACGTAAGAAATCCAGTTACTTTTACAATTTGAAGCGATCGTATCGGAGCCATTGCGTCGGGGTAACCCCACGAAACTTCGATCATGTTGCCTTTTTTCCAAACTGGGTCTTCGAAATTTGCTAAATCGCTGTTATCAATAGTAAGGCTTAACTTATCAGCTGCTCGTTCATTGTCTTCATAACTAAACGTCAACACTTGCCCGGTTAGATCGACGCGCTCATCGCCGCCTTCTTCTGGCTTAACACGAACAAAAAATACTGGCTCATAGCGTTCGGTCATACCTCTGTTTCTCTGCGCCTTTCTTCGTTGAATATGCGTTCAATTACGGTTCTTACCGATGGAATTACAATAGTTGTTCCTGCAGCTAATTGAATGGTTGGATCATGAATAGGAGTGGGTTGAAAGTCTGCTATCACCCACCATAAACCGGCCGGCCGATCAAGAGGCTGAAAATACTTTCCAGCTAAAGTGTATAATGTGTCTCCTTGTTGCACGACTACTTTACGATTATCGTTGAATGCTTTATAGCGGAACGGAATACGGTCTGTTAGATAACTGAGATCGTCGTCGTCAGTAGTACTCGTGGTAAACGTGTGCCGTGAAAATTGTTTTGGAGGCATTAGGTACCCTCATCTTCAAGGCTCAATCCAGAGCCTAGTCGCAAAACGTTGTCTTCAGCAACTTCGTCAAAGTGTAAGCGCACGTCGCGGATTTCTTCAAGATTTATACTGCAATTAAACTGTGTGGATCGACCTTCGTGGTTGAACAGTTCATGGGTAATACTGGCGCTTCCCATTACGCACTTTAGCGAAAGCATTTTTGGCCAGTACAGTAAAAGAGTAGGCGCTCCGCCTCCGACAATATCGTTACTGATACTACGCGGATAAGCCCACGATAGTATCTGACGCCGCGCATAATGAATCTTTTCAAGTTCATCGCGTGTCATTGCGCGAAAAAACAACTCTAAGCTTATTTTAAAATTGGAAGTGTGAATGAAGTGAAGCTTTTCATGCGATTGGCCAGGCATGGCTAAGCGTGCCCAGTTTACTTCTATCTGCTCTTGCAGCTTAGTCGGATTAAATTGCACTTCCAGTTCATCTCCGCTAATCAGGTTAGCCAAGATTAGCTTAGGAGGATTCTTTGTTACAGCATCCATCATTCCTCCGCTACTGGTTGACCAGCGCGCGCTCGTTGACTGCGTTCAGCGCGAGCCACTGCTTCTCCAACGCGCGATCCATCAATATTCAACGTTACAATGGTGGGTTTCTTTTCTATTGCCTTTTTAAGTTCAGCCAAAGCTTTGTCGCTAGTGTTTGCATTTTTCATTAAATTAGCGAGCATTGCTGTTGATTCAGTGACTGCTACACTTGGTGTTGGTGCAGTAGTGGATATGGGTGGAGCAATAATATTGCTGGCCGCTTTTCCTGGTGCTGGTGGTGCGTTTCCAATTTCATTTGGATTAATTAGCGCGGCGCCTACACCACGTTGGGCAGTACGTGGAACTTCTGGTAGAAACGCATTAAACAATTTACCGAACGTGCTCTCACTAATTTTTTCACCTATTTTGACTAGCCAATCCCACACTTCTTTTAGCACGTCGACAAATTTTGCGGTGCTTTCTTTAGCAATGATCATGTACTGCGCAAAGGTGTCTCCGATGAATGATCCTATTTTTACTAACCACCCAAAAAACTCAATAAGTCCAGTAATTAACATTGCAATTCCGCTAAAAAAACTAGCGATAACGTATCCTATACCGGCACCTGCTTCGTTGAACCGGTCTGATGGAACTCCAGATATTCCGCCGATGCTAAACCCGAGTTCACTAAATGCTTCCATCAATCGACGAATAGCTTCGCCTAGCCCACCGAACACTGGCGAAAACGCTTCCATTGTTTGAGTGAAGCCTTGCTTAATGCCTTCAAAAAATCTTTTTATGCGATAAAAGATCATATAGATGGTGATAACAAATTTACGGATACCTTTGTTTTCCGCTTTACTCATTTCTTTACTTATGGCTTCAGAAAACCCACCTTTACTAAATAAATCTGTTAGGCCATTCCATAATAGCTTTATGCCATCAACAAAACGTTTCCACATATCGCCTAAACCGCCAATATTGTTGCGAATCATGTATGCGGCTAGGGCAACTGCTGCGGCAAAGCCGGCCAGGACTAAAGCCACTATTCCGGCTGCATACGCCATGGCTCCTAATACCATTACAAAGGTTGACATAAACGGTAGCAGAAGGGTTATTCCACCAGCGATAACGAGTGCGGTTCCCAGTACAACTGCTAGCGCTCCGACTGCGAGCACTAATCCTGCAATAAGCTTTTTAGTACCTTCTGGCAGAGCTTTAAAAAATCTAATTATTTTGTTTAAACCATCGAGCAGTACTGTGACTAATGGCTTTAGAACTTTAGCAAATGACTTTCCGAGTAGTACGCGAAAAGTTTTTACACTGCCTGCTAGTAGTACTTTCTGGCCTTCCCACGTTTCCAGAAGTTTGGCCCGAAATTCAGCAGCGGCACCAGCTGCTTCTTTCATTTGTTTGCGTAAGTACGCGACGGCGTCTGCTCCTTTATATATTTTACCGGTGGCGTCTCTTATTCCAGTTTCCAGCTGTTTACTAATTCCGGCATATGCTGCTATACCAAATCGTCCAAACAACTTTTGTGCTTTTTCTGCTTTTGCTGCAGCGTTTGGTATGCGCTTTTCTAGCTGCTCACTGGTATCCATCACGATGTCCATGAACGGTCTAAATTCTCCTTTGGCGTCGGTTACTGCTACGCCTATTTCTTTGAATTTTTTGGCATTCTTGGCCATGAATATTAATGCTGATGAAGTTGCGCTCGCGGCTACTGATGCGTCTACACCAGTGTTTTTAATAAGTCCTATGGAAGGCAGCATTTCGTCAATGGACTGCTTTGCTAAAACAGCACCGCGCGCTACCGTACCAAGAGCTAATTGTAAGTCGCCGGCTTGAAGCGCAGTTGCGTTTGAAATACGCAGTAATTTGTCCGTTGTGATGGTCGCTTGATCTGCTTCTAGCCCAAAGATGCGTAGCGCTGAGGCGGTAGTTTGCGCTGCTTGCGCAACAGAAATTTGTCCGCCAGCCGCTAAGTCTAACGCAGGAACAAGGGTTTTAATTTGCTGTGCAGTATTAAAACCCATTGTACCGAGTACGGTTAAACCTTCAGCAGCTTGAGTAGGATCAAACTGTGTGGCAATACCTGCATCAATTGCAGCATTTTCCAGTAACTTCATTTCTGCAGCGGTCGCGCGCGATATAGCTCCAGCCTTCGCTAATTGCTGCTCAAAAGCTCCTGCTTCGTTGGCTAGGTTTAGCGCGCCACTTAACGTTGCCATGCCTGCACCGGCCGTAATTGCGCCAGTAGCGAGCATTACGAACCCACTTCCTACAGTCTTGGCTAGCTTTTTCGAATCGCCTTCAACTAAGCCAAATTGGCGGCGAATATTTTTCATGACGGGCGTAACTTGATCGCGCCCTTGGAAAACCATACCTAGTCCGAAGTTGTTTAAAGGCATACTCTTTATTCTACTTCTTTTTTGTTGCTCGTGCGATCTCTGCTGCTTCGCGTCGGCGAGTATCGCCTAAACGTTCCGCCAAGCCGTCGATGTCGTTTAGATCTAAATTTAGCACTTCGGAGTAGGTTATGTTAAGGCCAGAACCTCCGTGTTGATGATAAATCAAATTAAAAATTATGTCGAGTTCTACGTCTTTATCGATAAATGGCACAAGGCCAAAAATAAAGTCGTACGGATTACTGCCAGCGTCGCTGTTTAAGAGTTCTTCGAGTGACGCCGAGGTAGAAAGAACTCCGCTCCGAAAGGGAGGTCTACCTCAAACGTATTCCCACAATGTGTGCACTCAATCTCAATAGTGGTTTCTAGACCACCATCTTGTTCGTCAAACGCATCGAGCATGTCGCGGTACTTACTGAGTTCCAGTTCTTCGAGCCAAGCGCGTTTACGATTGGTGTCGATTCCTTCTATTTCAACAATGCGTAAGCTCAGCAGATCAAGCAAACGCTGTTCCTGTCCGCGTAAAAACTTTGCGGCTTTCCGTTCGTCTTTTCCAGTGGTCAGGCGGTAGCTTATTGTTTTACCGTCGATTTCAGCGGTTACGGGAGCGCCTGCTTTAAACTTGACTAAACTGTCTTCTGGTACTGGTTTAACGGGTAGGTCGTCAAAATCAATTTCCCAGCTAAAAGTTTCTTCACACGCTCGATTCGGGCAGGTTACTTTGAAACTGTATGGGTCGTTTGGATAAGTGGCTTGGCGTATTTGAATTAAAATATACAGGCGATCGGCCACCAGTACGTCGAGCCAGTTTGGGTTGCCTCTATCGTTCAGTTCATACGGTCCAGCATCGTCTGTTTGCAGCCAACACGCGTTCAAAAGGTTGTCGAACAGTTCGCCTGTTTTGGCTGCTTTTCTGTTGCCCAACAGATTCATTTCACGACCTTTTAAACCTCTAACGCGTCCAGATAAACCTGACGGACAAGTTATTGATTTTTCTGGCATAATGTCCTTCCTAACGCTAATGCGGCACCACTAAGGGTGCCGCTTGTGGTTTCTTGAAGCGTATCGCGATTACTGAACTAGGTCAAAGTAATCGTAAGTGAGAGTCACTGACTCGATATTGTTTTCGTCAGCTTCGTTGTCCCAATCGCCGCCAGTAAACTTTACCGGCCAAGCGTTGGTAATTCGCCAACGGCGCAGTTCCGATCCGTCACGATCTTGCTGCACAATATCGAGAGTGCGCTTGTAGTCGTCGTCGATCAAGCCAGCGTTAGCTGCCGCATCAGCGACTTGCTTTACCCAATCCCAAAAGTCGCGGTCATTTGTAGCACCGCGTTCGAGCGTGACGTCGGTAAACGACACCAAGCCAGGGCTTTTGTTGGGAATAAGCACTCCGCCTTCGCGGTGTTCAACTTTGGCTATTTCCACCGACAACTCCGAACACGTCTTGAAAGCCGCGCTGGCTATGCTGTCGATTTCAACAACAAACTTAAACCGCTTATGGAATGATCTGGGATTTCCGATTACAGCCATTGTTTAGCCTCCGTCTAACTGGTACCCGCTGCCAGCTCCTCGTCTAGGGCTCTGGTATCTTGCGAGAAGGTGAGTACGATAAACTCGGCCGGCTTTTGAGTGGCCAGACCGATTCGAGCGTTTAGTTTGCCAGCAAATACTTCACTGGCAGGATTGAGCGCTTCGGACACGTCAACATAAAACGCCGTTGCCGGATCCGTAGAACGGAAAGCACCGACTTTCATTTGAGTGACCAAAAACGCGGTTATGGTTCTTGCTACGGTTGCGCGTAGTACGGCGTCGTTGTTCTTGTTGCGCGCGAACTCAAGGCCGGCTTTTACCGACTGCTCAATAAAAATAACTCCACGTCGTTCACTAACGCTCGGGAAGTTTCCGCCACCTTTGAGTGTGCGCGCGCCGTCGATCGCTATGGGTTGACCGGAAAGCTTGGTAATCGGGTTGATGCGCTTCGGAAAAACTAGGTCTCTTCGCGCTTCTTCGATTACTTCGTCCGTTTCCAAGCCAATAACGCCCATCAGGCGTCCTTTTTCATTACTGGGAGGATCGTAAACGCCACCCACTCGGTCGCCGTCTGTGCGGGCATAACAGCCTGCAATGTGCCCACTGGGCGGGACGGTGATACTCGCAACGTTTCCGAATACGGTAGTGGAAGGATTGAGAACTTTCACTTGCGGCCAGTAAATAGCTGCAAACTCGGAAAGGTTCATCAGCGCTGCCGTAGTGTCGACGTACGTTATGATTCCGGAAGCGTCGAGACCGGCCGGAGGATCAAGCACTGCAAACATCGACATGTCGCGCGTTACCTCGCAGTAGGTAATCATAGCGTTATGCACCGCTGCCGTCGGCCGATCCGGAATGAACAGCACGCGAAGATCCAACGTGGTGTCAAAGGAACGTATACCGGTTTTACCCGTTTCGTCACCAATGAAATCGTTGTCATCGATGCTGGTCAGCCCGTCGTCACCGCCAGTCAACGGACCGTATGCCACCGGAGTAGCGCCAGGGCTATTTGCCGGTCGCGCCGCAGAGGCGTCAGTAGGATCAACGTCAAGGTCAACGACGGCTATATACTTGCTGCCGTTGTCTTCATCGTTGATTATAGTTTCGGCGTAGTCGTCATCGTTCGGATCCATGGTCAGATTGGGATAGCGCTCAACAATAACGCCACCGAACAACACGACCAGATTGAAGCGTGCTGCTTCGCCGGAAGTGGCCGCGCTTATTAGAATAGTGATGCTGTTTCCGTACGTACCGTCGTACTTACCATTTACGGTCAGTGTGTCGACGGCTGCTCCGGAAGATCCGGTATGCACCGCGTTATCCAACCCAAGCTCATCATCGAGGGTTGAAGTGGCTTCGACTTGGATCGTACTGGTGGGTCCAGGTACGTTTCCGTCCGCAGCAACTTGAACTGCTCCGCCTACGTTAGTGACGACTACGTCAGTTACGTCAGCTTCTATAACAGTTTTTAGTTCCGCTACAGTTACGGCGTCGATGTCACCTACATCACCGGTTCCTTGCACCTCAGTGGTGGAAAAACCGAGCGCGGTATTGGCTGTTCCGCCAGTAACCTGCACGTACGAATCAGTGCCTTGAACATCGCTGTTAATGCGCGGGTCACCAGCATTTAGATCGGCGTAACCACCGCTCATCTTTGCATTAATCACTGCGATTACTTCCGCACCAGTCGCTGCCGCTATGTTAGCGAATTCAGACGTCAAGAACGTAATGGTTTGTTCTGATCCTTGGTCGATTTTAATCAACAAGGTTTGCCCATCGGACAACGCATAAGTCGGAGAGTTACTGGCCGTTAGTGTCGCGCGCGCGGCGTCTACCGTGGCCGTGTCCGTCGCTCCGCCGTCTACGCTAAAGTCTAGCGTTCCGCCTGGATTAAGCGCAAAAGGCTCGGTCGCAGTGCCAAGCACAATCCCAGCAGAAGCGGAAGCTACCGCTGTTTCCAGATTAAGCGTTGCCGCTACACTGGTCTTGGTGGCCGGAGTTGATACATCAGTGTAGTGAACGGTACGCGTAAAATACAGCACTTGCCCACCGTTTTCGAAAAAACCACGTACTGCTTGTGCCGCGTATCCATCCGCTATGTCACCGCCGAATACGTTCCTCCACTGAGCGAACGAAGTGCAAAGTGTCGCGGTTCCGATCGGTCCTTTTTCGGTAATACCAACGCACGCTGCCGTAGCGGTTTGAACGCCAGTTATTGTACGAATCTGAGGTTCTTCCTCTTGTACAACGATTTTACTTGCTAAAAGTTCTGCACTCATTCTTCTTTACCTCCGTCGTCGTCGGGAGTCGGGTTAGACGCTTCAGCTTGTAGTGCTTGCGCACGTTGCATTTTGCGAGTTCGCGGTGACCGCATTGTTGGGATTGCAATTTTTTCTTCTTGGCGAGTGACTGTAATCCTACCAGATTTCACCAAGTTTTTAATCTGGAGGCATCCTTCTATTTCAAGAGGAAGATCGCGCAGTATTCCACGTGCCGGTATTGTTAGCGATCCAGGAATCTTTCTTTGCACGAAACTTTGCTGTTTATTTCCATCGCGCTGGTCGGTGGTTTTTACCATTCTCTTTACCTGATAACCCCAGCGTTTCTTCCAGAACGCTGGATGATTCAGAATAAGAACGATTGCCCGTGCGGTCTTATTACAAATTGTTATCATTAAATTCCTCCACTACCTTTTGGACTTGGTCCTGTCTTGTATGATGCGCCGAGTTGGTAGGAAGTCAAACGTACTCCTTCGTCGTTAGTGGACGCGGTTTTCCCAATTACTTGATCATCAGGGAAACCGGTTAGATCTTGCATGTCGAATCCTCGTATTACAAATCTACCACTAAAAGCCCTAATGTTCGAATCGTTTGGTGTTTCAATGGCTTTTAAATCACCGTCCGGCATCAGGTCTATCTCATACTGTACCGTACCTTTTGACGAATCAGAAGGATCTCTTGCGAATTCAATGTATTTGTTGCGTTCAAAATAGCTGTATACTGCTGCCATTAAATTCAACAATTCCATCTTCAAGTCGGATACGCCAACAATTCCAAATTCCATGTCTACAGTGTAACCTACTCTGCGCTTCAAGTATTCTCCTGCAGCCAGGCCTGCTTCGATTGGCGGTTGATTCTGTGAATAAAATCTATTCTCAACCAAATCTGGACCGATTAGTGCTATTCCTGGAAGTTCGGCCAATTCTGTAATGTTTAACAGATCTCCGGTGTCGCCGTCAAATTCTGTGTGAGTGGATACTGAAACATTTGGAATTGTTTGTAGTTTGAATTCGTGAATTATGGCGCGAATTATTCTTGCGAAATCGCTTTGAGTAGCTAGCTGAGCACGGGAATAAGTTAGTCCGTCTGATAGAATTACTTCTTCCCCAACAATTGGATCGCCATTATCGTCGAGGTTTCGTAAGGTTACATCTACTGTGCCTTCACCATAGTTGTTGGCTTTATCCACGGTTATTGGTGACTTTGGCACAAGCACAAATAATCTGGTTGCGCTGACTACCGCGACTTCTGTTCCGTATGAAGTGCCAAATAAAATTTCAACAGTAGGGATAGGATCGGCAGCGGGTTCTGAAGTGGCAGGTGGAAGTGTTGGAACTTTAAAATTAGTTCCAGTAATTTCAATTAAAGTTTTACCTCCAGTAGGCACGCTGGGAGGAGAAACGTCAGTGATAGTAGGTACTGCCATAGCTTGATTATACCATACGATTAAAATAACCCGACAGTTCCTTTTGAAATTTTGGCAATCCGTATTTTCATGTTTGCCAGTACGCGTTTACGGGTCATCTTGGCGTACACTGGTGCAATAAATGGACGTGCTGGAATTTGAATAACCATAACACCGCGCGCTAAGCCTCCCCCAGTTTTACGGCGCTTTCCCCCTTTTACCGTTGCGTTAAGTCCACCGCGCCGCATCATGGCGTAAAAATACTTTCGCATTTTTTCTGTGACTTTAATGACCACAACGCGCCCTTCTTCGTGCACGCGCGCGATGTTGACTAAATCTTTTCCGTCGCTAGTCCGCGTTCCTCGCAGCACGCCAATAAAAATCTGATGCGAGCGTTCAACCAAGGCAATGTTTCGCCGTAAAGTAGCGGTACGAATTAACGCTTTACGGCCGGCGAAGCCTTCCGCGCGGCGTTTAGCGCGCGTCAATGGCGACAGTTTTTTAAAACGCTTGCCTCCTGGTGCTTGTTTCGTAATTCCCTGCACTACTTGCTTGTGCCAAAAGCGCGCTTCTTGAAGTAAAGCGCGGCGCCAAACCATATCAATTTTCTTTTGTCCGGCTGGTCCTAATGCATGACGAGCGCGCGCCCAGTCGCCAAATGGCTTAATGATTATTCCACTGCTCATCCAGCACCGCGTACGCCAAGATCACGCGTTTCAAACGTAACCAGTAAAAGATTTCTTTGGAGGCTTGAAAGCCCAAAGCCGCGCGACTGTACTTGCGTCACGAACAACCCTGGAGGGTTGGGAATCTGCTCGATAAGTTCTTCGGTGAGATCGTGTTTAATGGCGTCTAGCCGATCGTTTACCCGTATCAGCGGTCTACCAGTAGCTGCTTCTACTAAGCCGGCATCTTCAAGATCGCGGTAGTGCATAATAACAGTAATTTGTGACGAAGGAGATCGTCCGTTCACCATCATTTCCAATTCTTCAAAAGTGCCTGGTTCTATTTGTGCTCTGCAGGTCACGATACTTTCTGATCGACTAATCGTACCGCGCCCCGAACCACTAGCTGGAGGCACCATTATCGGCTCACGAAAATCTTCGTCGTAACCGCCGTCTGTAATAACCGCAGTCGCGTCAGTATCGAGCTGGGCTATATCCAACTTGAAAGGAAATATTAAACGCCCACGAGCCATTACACTGACCTCAATCTAACGGGTGCGGAATACATTAGAAGAATGTTATCGATACGCGGATCGCCGGTAAACGGGCCAACGCCTTGGCGTCCTAACGACACCGGATTCACAAAAGAAATGGATTGGTCACGGGTCTTTTGCGATGTTATTCTCCACCATGCTCCGGTGCGCTCATCAGTTGGGTCAGCAGTGTAAAGTGAGGGTAGTTCTCGCATTGCCATCATTTTAGCCGCATGCTGAATGGCAAGTGGCGTCATACCGGTGGCAGAACCGTCGTAGTCAGTGTATCCAAATACACCTTCAACCGTGACGTTTAATTGTCCGCGCGGAAACCAAGTCAGCCCAAACTTAAACAGCAGGTCGTCATCAAACGGCTGACTTATTTCAAGGCGTGGGTTTTCGCGATCGTCCGGATTTGTTAGGCCTTGTGTAATGTGCCGATTATAAACGATTATTTCACTGGTTGAATACGATACACCATCAAGTTGCACATCAGTTATTGATATAATAGGTTGTTCCAGAAGGATAGCTGGAGTGCCGGATCCGTCTAAGTTGAAGGTTAAGGTTCGTGGTTCGAACCATCTTCCGGTGTACCGCTCGATATCTTTTGAGACGCGTTGAATAATCGTTTCGAGGTATGAGTCTGAGTATGAAGTTGGCACACCCTCGTCACGGAGATCTTGTACCGTACAGTACATGGTTTCTGTGCCTGGTGACCCGGTCGATTCGACAAGAACTTCAAAATCTTCCTCGCCAGTTTGATACGACGACGTCGATTGATACTTCCATCTCCAATAGATGCGGTAAGTTCCGAGGTCAGCTGAAACGTCTGGCGTCCATCCTTGTCCTTCAGTGTTGTCGTAGGCATAGTAGGAACCCTCCGCGAAGCGTCCAGGAGCGCTTGTGACGTCTTCCCATCCAGTTACCGGAAATACCTGAGTGCCTGGTAAGCCTCCCTCGATATTGAAGATTTGGAACTCCACCAGATACATGTCGGTTTTAACATTGTTGATGCTGATGAACCAATTTATGTTATCGGTAGTGTTTTCTTGTCCGCGCGGTATGGATGGCATAGTGAACCCTTTCTGTTATGGTAGCACACCGTCCGGATCGTATGGACTGCCAACTACTGGAATGTCACCGTAGAATGCTTGAATTCTAAAACCCGTTTTGGGAGCAACATTGAACTGGAACTCGGTGTCTGATATTTCAGTGATACCAAAATTATCGTCGTCTACCGGATAAATCAACCCATTGACCACACCGCGTAAAGTTCCTGCTAGATACGGAGTGGGTGTAGTAAAGTTACGGTTAACGCCATCGACGTCACCAGTAACATCAAAAATACCTGAACTTGCATCGCTCACACTTTCATTCTACCACTTTGTTTAGCTTCAAACACTTTCTTGGCGTCTGCATAACCTAGTGTCATCAATTTGCGATTTTTACTGGGAGAAAAGTCTAGACTATCGCCAAGAGATTTTTCCGGTTGAACTACCGTAATATCGACCCACCGCTTATCATAAGCGTTACCTAGGTTCGCCGCCAGTTCATTGTGCAATTCTGCTTTTCGCAGGTCATCGCGACTAATTTCGCTGCACATAATATCCAGTACTCTTGAAACTTGTTCTAAGATGCTGGGATTGTTTTCTTTTTGAAAGTCAACTTTTTGAGGCCCACATGTAACTACAATTATTTTAGTAGCACCTAAGTCGAAGGCGGATCGTAACGGTGTGATATTTCTCAAGCCACCGTCGCTGTAAATTATTTCTTTTATTTTAACCGGTGAAAAGAAAATAGGGAAACTGCTCGATGCTTGAACACCTTGTACGATGTCCGGGCTTTTTTCATTCCACGTAGCGCATTCACCGTCATTTAACGAAACACCGGTAATACGCAGTAGCTTTCCGGAACTGCGCAGCCGATCTACGTTCAAGTGCTTGTGTAGTAAGTTCCGCACTGGTTCAGTGTTGTAAACGCTGCCTTTCCAAAAAGCGGGTAAATACCACAACAATCCCCAGCACCATTTTTTATAAATCCAACTAGTATCAAGCTTAAGCCAAAGCTTTTCTAACTCAACCAACCCTGCGTATTCTTTACCGTGGCTGAACTGAGCTAGAAAAGCTGAATTAATTGCTCCTACAGAAACGCCGCAGTAAGCATCAGGACGATAGCATTGGAGAATGTAGTCTAAAGCGCCTACTTCGTAGGCACCATTCGCTCCGCCACCTGATAGTACTACTGCTAGCATTTCCGCCTCCGTGTTAAATTGTGAGTTTACTTACAGTACTAATTGTATCCGCAAACTTCTTCGACGCCAGTGTATTGCGTGCAGGTTCCGCTTGTTGAAGTATCAAGCGAGCATGCCCACATATATTCAGGACTGGCTTGATCCGGCCACTGATTCAAGTTCATCGTTACTCCGTCGCCGGTTCCGTACACGTCGGTGGAGGCGTCGTGTAAGCTTACCCAAATACAAGTAGTTGTACTCCAATCTCCCCACAGTCCATTAGTAGCGTAGAACGAATTATTGCTGGAATCTACTGTAAGGTCTTTACCTTCGCGGTACATCTTATTGGTTTGTACCCATGATCGCGCGTGCCAACTTCCGGATGGTATATCAGTAATAGTTCCAGAAACGTAGCCACTCCATCCAATAAATGAAAACGCAATCGCTGACAAACTTGGGTCTCCACCTCCACCGTCTACTCCTGCATCTGGATCGGCGTCAGTAGTATCTTGTGCTTCACTGGAATACGTGCTTATTTCATCCCCATCATTAACGGCAGCTATTCGATAAATGTACGTAGTACTCGCGCTCAGACTGACATCAGTATAATCAGTGGCTTCTGCGTCAGTAGTAGTGACAACAGAATACGAACCTCCTGATTCTTTTCGCTCTATTTGGTAACCATACTCGCCGCTTGACGTGTCGTTCCATTCTAAGTCAATGCTGGAACTAGACGTTGCGGTAGCTGATAATCCGGTTGGTTGGTTGAGTAATACCAATGGAATAAATTCAAAGTCGTCTATAACTACTTCTTGCCAAGACGCAGGATCGTTGCCGTCCACTAACCAAAAATTTAATCGTGCATAAATTGGTTCAGTAGGGCATGGGTATACGCCATCACCGGTGCGTACTCCATCCGCAATGTAAACGCCATCTTTTATTGAACTAAAAGTAATCGATGAAGGCATCCAACTAAACGAATGCTCGATGGCTCCAGTTCCAAACGTTTTTAAACTGTGGTCAGCCGTCGACGAGCTATCTAGCCAGGTTACATACCATAAATTGTAATCCGGTGTTGAATCTCCCCAGTCACTTATTTCAATGTCAATCTCGTAATTATCGTACGCTGGCACGTCGTCATAAGTAAACATTCCAAACACTACGTTCGGATCAAATGAATCTGGAGATCCGTTAGGCCCATTGTTCACGGTATATTTATAAATTCCGCAACCACTCACTGGCGTTTTAATTGAAACTGCTCCGTAATGGCTTAGGGCGGATTTGTAGTTCATTTTCATATGTAGACTGCCATATGCGTCGACCCATATGTCTTCTTCGTCGCCGCACCAATAGTTCGGGCCAGGACCGGCTGTGTTGCCTACTGAGCAGTAACCGCTTTTCACGTCCCACGTATAACCCGCAAAGTCAATGGTATCCAGCACTACTGCTGAAGACGTTTTACTTATTGGATCGTTTTGTGGTAACTGTGCGCAGCTATACACAATAGTTAGTGTCATGCTTATTATTAGCATAAGCAGTATTTTAGTTAGGTGTTTCATACTTCTCTCCGGTTGGGTTAACGGGTATCAATGATTGCGTTAACCTCGTCAATGGTTGTGGCAGCGTTAATTGCTACCTTCAAATTTGTGCCGATGTCTATCTTGCCTTTTAAAGTTCCTAAGCCAGTAGCGTAAAAAGCAAGCATTGTCGCGACGTCTTCAACGTCATAGTAGGTAGTGTCATCTTTTGACATCCAACGAATTGGAAATGGAGCGTTGGCTCCTGCAATTACGCAACCCATAATACGCGCTTGGGATTCAACAGACGCGGAAAATTTAATTCCTTCAAATTCAAAACCTTCATCAACTAGTTCGCGCGTGCGCTTATCAATTTCTTCGCGCCGTTGGACCTTTAAGTTTTCCAGTACTTGAGGATCATGCGCGGCTATTAATGCATCCAGAGTAGCGGTTTGCTCAACAGAAAGTTCGTCAGCAAACGTTAATACCAACGATAACCCATCTTTTGAAAAAGCAATTCCTGCTGGGTCTGGAATGGTTTCTTCTGCTTCTAGCTGATTCAGCAAAAACGTAAAGTTAATGGAGTCTTTTTCTATGCTATAACTTGTACTATACATAACGCCGTACCTTCATGGAGCGCGCCTCGGCTATTACTTTGCGCCCTCTGTATGCCCACCATCTCATGCTAATGATTTGTCCTACTTGTAAGTTTGGAATACCAGCATCGGTTTGTACTGCAACGTACGATTCTGCTTCAACAATACGCCGTGTTTCAGGTAACATTTCATCATCCACGTAAATTGCTACAAATACAGTTTCAGAACTTTTCAAGCATGCAAACTGTCCGTTGAATTCTACTTCATAATTACCCGCGATTTCAACAAGTTTTTCCATCCCATACATTAAGATCGGTTCTGTTGATTTAGTGTAAATCAATCCGGTTTCTACGATGCGTTCTGGAGTAAAAATAATTGTGCCTGCTCCAACGAATATGACGTTAGATGATTTAACTTTCTTTTTTCGCCACCCGTCTTCACTATCTTCTACTAAAAAAATGTCGTCTTCGTCTACCAGTTCTTTTTCCGGTGCATCGTTGAAACTGTAAATACTAGCAGTGCTAACCACTGGCATTGCAACATTTAGCGATTCATCTTGAGAAAGGTCACGCGAACCGTCATTTAAAATGCACTTCCCAGTTGTAATGTAAGCTTGTAATTGTGGATCCGCTTGAATCTCATACACTTTGTTGGTAGCAGTTAGGTCAACATCAACACCAGGTAAAAGCGTGCGGTTTTCTACGTTTAAATTGTCAATAGGAAGCGCAGCTGCCGTGACGTTTCGCACAATAATAGTGGCCACGTTACACCCTCCATCTTATTTCTAAATCCACGGATGCGTATTGAGTTGGGTTCCCTCCGGCTTTATTACGTACCGCGATTATGTCTCCTTGCTCAAAATCGCCATCAAGGTGATTATAGAAACCACTTATTTCGGTGGACGCGAGTTCAGCTATTGGATTGCCTGATGCTGTTACTTCAAACGTTGCAGCAACAGGTGTGTCCCGCGTGTAATTTATTGAAACTACTGTTCCTTTATACTTGGCTGCGAGACCTCGTGTAGCTGACATTGCACGCCCATCACTGCCGCGATAGTACGCACCCGCTGCCGTGACACCATTTCGTTCAGCGTGAAGTTGAAATGTAACTGTTGATAGCCACTTTCCACACACTATATCGTACTGCATTTCCATGCCGATTAACGTGTTAAAGTATCGATCGCCATCTTCACCTTCTTCCGGATCCGCTTCAGAATCTGGGTAACGGCGAGAAGTGTGTTTGGGCGTTAAACCAGCGACTACTACTGCGGCTTTTTCTGCTTCTGTCATTTCTATAAAATAGGCGCTTGCAATTTTCTGGTAGCATAACAGCACGTTTTTTACTGGAGTGGCGCTCCAATCAAGTGGAACGATCGTATTTTCTGCCGGATCATAGTCGTTTAAAAAATCAGAAAAACCATACCGTAGCACGGCACCGGTTACAGTATGAATTACAGCATTTCGATTATCAGTAGGCATTTAGCAAAAATCCCAAAATCCTTTTGCCCAAACTGTAAGAGCACAGCTTGCGCTGAAGTTAATGTATTGAATGTAGCGGGTGGTGGATGCCCAAATCTTAAATACTGCGGCAGAAGTTGCGCTGTTACCATTGGCTCCAGCATAAATGATAAATGGTGGATCGCCTTGCGACGAATCTTTATTTCGCATCGCCGCGCTCTGATCATAATTCGCCGCCGTATAACGACACATTAAATAAACAAACAAGCCGGTTGGAGGAATACGAGCGCCAAGATAAATATCAGTCCATGAAGTCGCAGCACCGTTTGTTAGCATTTCAATATTGTCTTCATCTTCTTCATCGTACGAGCAGTAACGTTCTCGTCCTAGGTCGCTCTTGTAATCAAACATAAAAAAGTCGCTGCTACCATTGTTTATTACGCTGCCAATTCTACGGTATTTTGTGTACCCACTCGGTAACGTCGGTGATGTTGAGCTTAGGCTAAGCAAACCGGCATAAGTGGTGGTGGTCGGATTGTAAATCACGTAGATATAGTACCAATACCACGCGCCCTCACTACCCGTGTCGAGTCCATTGGCTCCAGATTGTGAAATGTCTACCGTTAGCGTAGATGTTAAAACCATATTAAACGTGTCGGCTTGATCGCGACATACACCTGCCTCAATATCGATTTGGTAAGCAGGATTTGACGCATTATTGTACGTCTTAAAGCCGTACATGTAGCCGGTCGGAAAAACAGTTTCCCCACCCCCAGCTCCTGGCGGTTCCGCCCAATTACCATCAGCGCGTAAATAATTTGTAGTGCCTCCTCCTAGCTTCGGCAGTAAACCGTGGGCACTGGTTGAAGCATTAAGATCTGTATTGTCGTCGGCTGCAGCAAGATCATCAATTTTTATCGCGTCGCCACCGCCACTTTGATGGGTGGATGCATGAGCACTTACGTCTGCAGTTACATCGTCCCATGCGTCGTTCGCATCATTGCGCCGGTATAATTTGTCTTCGTCAGATCGCCAGAACAATTCTTTAGCGGTAGGAGTGCCTGGAAAACTGGTACCGCTAGGAACAATCAGTGTTCCGCCGTTATCTCGATCAAAAATGTACTGGCCGGTTATTGTTCTAGGCGTTGAGCTGTCGATAACTATGTATGAAACTGGCATCTAACTTCTCACACAGGTGACTGATTGAATTTTTCCGCTACTGTAAGTGTATGTGTACGTAAGTGTTTCTACCAAAGTTCCTGCACCGTTATATTGCTTGGTCGTTTCTGTAGCAACACGACCACTTGAATAAGTGTAATCGTACTCACGTATCTTTAAAGTTTTACCAGAATTTGTCCAAACAGTCACATTGCTGATTTCGTTGCCGTTGTAAGTGTATTCTTCGTAGTAGTCTTCATCTAACTCATGCGCTAACGTGTCGAGGGTACGATGATTGTCTGCCGACAGTTTATCGGTTAGGTCGATTTCACTGCCGGCAGAATCCGGAATCCAGAATAACCCATCGTCGCCAGTCTTTTTGTAAAGACGCCCTTCACCGTCTGACGGATTGCCAGGCGCAGAAGTGTCTTCCAGCTCGATATAACCATCAATACGGCTATCACCGAGCATATGCGCTAATGCGCTGGTTGAACCAATCTGAAGCTCCTCGCCAGCACCTAACGTTGAACCTATTACTAAGTCACCAGATGCTTGCTTTCTCTCGAACGCGTCTGCCTGCAAGGCCTCATCATTAGCTACTTGCGCCAGGAAACCGTCAGATCCGAGTATTAGTGCGAGTGCCATTATTTGCCAATTTTAAACCTCTTCCCAACTTGTTCCGGTGCGTAACGGCAAATAACGACTTTGTCTTTCGCTAGAATGTTCGTGATCGCATACCCTTCAGGCAGCTGTGATTGCATCAAGTCGAGAACTTCGTTTACTGCTATTTCCATGTCCGCTTGCGCGGCTTGATAGCGTTCGTTGGCGCGTAGAGCTTGCGCTATTTCCATGTTCAGTCGACGTTGAGCTTCTTCTTTTGCTTTAGTGCGTATCGGATTGGCGATGTTTGCCATGGCCAATTCAGACGCTTGCACTTTGTACGCTTGCAAATCTGGAAGAGTTAGTTGGATGACTGGATTCTCGCCGTCATTTTGACCTTGTACCGCTTGCTTTGGGATTAACGGTTGAACGGTAGCTGGTTTATTTACAGCTACTGGTGAGGGTTGAATTGGAGGCGCAGCCGCTATTTTAGGCTGACCAGTCGGTGGTGACGGTGGTTTGACTTCAGCTTTGGGCTTTACAGCGCTCGCAATAGGCGTGATGTTGCCTATTTCCGCAGCTCTATTTGCCATTTCACGTCGTCTGGCACGTTCTTCCATTTCGCGCTTTTTTCTTTCTAGGCGCGCTTGCCGCGCTGCATCTCGATCATCGTCACCGTTTTCAGGTTCCGGAGGTTCACTCATCGGTTGAACAACTGGCTGAGCAACTTGCACAGGAGCGGGCTCTAAAGGTGTAAGTTGCTCAGCTATTGGTTGAGTGGGTTCCGGGTCTAACGCCGTTTGTTCGTCAGCAGCCGTATCCATTTGAAGTTGCGGCTCTTCTACTTTCTTTCTACGTGTGTACTTTCTCTTCGGCGCGGTAGACGTTTTAACACTCTTCTTTTTAGTTGTTGCTTTTTTAGTTCTGGCTTTCTTTTCTGGCATAACGGTCCTTTCCTTCCCTTTTGGAAACGTTATTTATGGGTTACTGATTATCCACGAATGATCGTGGGTCCGGGATCCAAGAAGAACTGCGTGGACGTAAAGGCCCAACCCAAACGCTTGAACGCATCTCCCGCATCCGACGGCGCCGAACCTAACGCAACCGGTCGGCCGGTTCCATCGGGTCCAAATAGAGCCGCAGCAGCGGTGAACGAAGCACCCGAGTCGGTAACCAAGCTGCCCGGCATGGCTATTTCCGCTCGAACCGTACCACCCGCGTCACCGGTTCCGCCCGTAAGCGCAATACCGATAAACTTCGAGTTGGTGTTCGCGTTGCCGTTCCATTGAGTGATCCGACCAGAAGTCGAAGACTGCGCCAAGCAGTCACCGGCCGTAATCGTTACACCGTTTTCAATCGGCAGTTCTTGAGTCGCGCCAGTAGCAACAACCGAAGCCAACGCATTCAAAGCACCGATGATGCTCGTAATGCCTTCAAAAACTTCGCCAGTGCCAGTCGCGTCGAGGGTACGATCGCCAGTTTGTGACAGCGTAATACCGCTGTTACCAACGTCGTCTAGTACTAGTTCGCCAGCTGCTGAATCCAAGCTGAGGTTTCCAGCCGAAGTCGAAATGGCTGAAGCAGCTCCGCCCGAGATGTCAAACCCACCAGCACCCGCGTTCAGGTCGAGCGCGATCGCGTTGAGTTCAACTTCAGTTGAGGAACCGTTACCAACAACGATGGTTCGCGCTGCAGCGCCAGTACCAATGTTGATGTTCTGTGCTACTGCGTCAGCGCCGATGCTTATTGCTCCACCGGAACTTTCAATGGCGATAGCGCCAGTTGCGTCTATTTCGATGGTAGAAGCGTCTACGTCTAGCAGAGCCGCTGACGAAATTGCCAACGTTCCTAAAGTCGTGGTTGACAAAGTCAATCCAGCACTCGCAACCGTGAAATAGGAAGCTGCCGCAGCATCCAGCTCGATTCCGCCAGCTGCACTTACGTCTAACTTCCCAGCACCCGCTGCAGTGATCGCAACGTTCTGGCCGCTGGTCGGAGTAAGAGCAACCGCACCTGCACCGTCAACTACCATCACGCTGGAACCGCCGTCTTGCACGTCGAGAGCGTTGCCGCTTCCGCCGTTGTCGATTTCCACGCCAGTGCCAGTCGCGTTGGCACCCATGGTAACCTGCAAACCAATACCACCAGTTGACGAAGTCGGAGTACGACTAACGGTCAACACGGTCGTGGTGTCACTATTGGTGTCGTTAGCGAAGTCGATGGTGCCTTCCGCCGACGTTACGTCGATGGTGCTACCTGCTTCGTACGCAGTTTGCAAAGTGTCCGCACCCGCTGCCGTAATGGCCGCGTCCAACTGGTCTAGTGCAGTCATCAGGTCGGTCGCTGTTACATTTGCTAGTAGCGATGGATCAACGCCTATTGAGTAGGCACCACAGTTTGTACCAGAGGCTGCCAAGTTATACGCTGCATTGTCTGGCCCATTGTCGTTGACGGCAACTAGCCACAACGCCGATAGGTAATCGGTTACCGAGCTACCTATTGAGACAAGACCAGCACCAAGAACAAGGTTTTCTTCCAAGTTCACAGTGTCGCCAGAACCCGAACCGAGATTGATCGTGTCGTCGCCGGAACCTAGGTTTACGTTACCATTCGCAGTAAACGTACCCGTTACGGTTTCGTTGGTTGATACGATTTCGGATCCGTCAACAGTCAGGTCACCCATGACGCGGACAAGTTCGCCGGACTTACCTAGTTGCAGTTCGTCGCCTGCTCCTAGGTTTGCACCGATCGTCATATCCGCGCCAGCAGTGCGCTGGCTAATTACGTTTACGTCAAGGTCGTCGCTAGTTCCTAGCTGTGCGACATACCCAGTGGTGGTATCTAATTTTAATGCAATGGCCATCTTTTACTTTCTCCTTAGTGTGTGCCTTGGTTAGGATTAAACGCTATCGAAAATAGCATCCAGATCTACGTCGTACTCAGTTTCGGTAGCGGTTACGTCTACGAATAGATGACCCGCTTCCCTTGTTGCTCCATTCCGTACCGTGTTTGTTGGTACGATGAAATTTTCAAGCATGCGCTGTGCCGTTTCGTTTTCAGTCTGCAGCACTTCTTCCGGTGATATTTGTATGATCGGGCATTTTGTACGTTCAAAGAACTTAAGGGTGTCGTCTTGAATTCTATCAAACGCTACCCGAAATTGAAACTTTCCGTCGCGCATGAACGGTGCCGCTAAAGTTTCATTAAGCTGATACAGCTTAACGGGTATAGTGTCCGACAATGACTGGTCTTCGACGAACACGCGGCGTTCTTTGTCCGACGCGATTTTTACTGGTAATTTTGCCATGAGTACCTCATAGGATTATTGGGTTGTCCGGATCAAATAGTATAGTCGTAGCACTTAATACTTGACCAATTTTTTGAATTACTGTTCCTGGCGTAGTTGGTAAAGGTGGTGTTATTAATCCACCTGATACTCCTAAAAATAGATCATCGCCTGGCGTAAGTCCAGTAAACCCAGTAATTACTCCAAAGAACGCAAGCGTGGCAGTCGCCGTTGACGGCTTTTCAATTATTACGCCTACCACCGGAGCAGTCGCCACGCTTGTGTTATCAGCGATGTTCGCTTCATTACTACCCGTCGCGTAAACTAGGTTACGGATTGCTGAAGAAACTGGAACCGAAAACTGGCCTGAACTGGAAACGACTTTAGATGAATCACCTAGTGCGTTTAAAAGAGATTGGAGGGAAGTGACCGGATCGTCGTACCATTTACCAAATCCGCTCCCGTAAAGAATGCGTTTAATTTGAGAGCGTAGCGCATTAAGATCATCGCGGAGACTTTCTGCATCGGTCTGAAGTGTTGAACCGGCCGGTTGATTGTCCGTATAATCATCCGACCGGTTTACTTGTAACTCTTGATCGAGTAGCTGTTTGGCCAAAATACCGCTCCTTGCTTTATAGTATCACGGATACGGTAGCCAGTCAGCGCGTTCCGCAAGCGAAATAAGGAGCGTGTGTTTAGCCAATACCCTTCGCCCGAAGTAGCTTTTTAAGAATACGGGGACTGTACTTTTCTGGAATACTTACGCCGCTATCTTCGCACAATTCAAGCAGTGCGGAAGGTGACATAGCATCCAAGTTTATGCTTTCGCGGTCTTCGTCGTTTTCTAGCTCAGTGTCGTCAACTTCCAACGCTTTATGCACTACGTCTTCCGTCATCACAACGTTGTTGTCTCGCATTACACCTTCTTTTTTCAAGTCAACGTCGGAAACGTCTTTGCCGAAATCAGCAAAATCACTCTTCTTTTGCTTCTTTGACTTCGGAGGGCGCACGGTCGGTTCCGGTAATGCTCCTTGAAATGCTAGTCCTTGAAGACCGGCTGCTCGCATTGCGAGCGCAAGTTCTTCTCGTGCGGTTGCTCTGAACTGCTCTTCAGTCATTACGTCGAAGTATAGCGCCCCACTGTCCTGCTTTAAGTCAGCAATTTTTGCCGCGTTAGCAGGTTTCATTTGATACCATTCACCGGACACGAAAAGCTTATCGCCAACGGTCACACGTCGCGCCAATTGGCCTTGAGCCTTACTGTACGGTTTAATTCGCACATAACGTATTTCGTCTGACATAATAATACCTATCCTTCCCTAGTAAGCACCATCCCCGAATTAACGGGGATGGCGGTGGTTTTGTTAGTCTACTTCGTTCGGAGGCCTATTGACACCATACCGAAATTTCAATACCGGTATGACCGGATACGTCGGTTCCGTTAGCCACTTGCGCTCCAACGGCGCCGTTGGTCGACGCAGCGTACGCGCGTAGCACGCCGCTGGAGTCAACTTTCACGAAGCGAAGAACGGTTCCGTTGTCGGATCCAACAGTCTCGGAATACTTAACGGTTCCGCCATCAAGTTGATCCGAAACGTCGTAGCCATCCGGATTCGGGTACGAACTGTCCAGGTCGACGTTGAGTTTAACCCAGTAACCCGGAGCTTTGGTCGTCCGATGGGACTTTGCATTGCTATTGATCGTGATTGCCATGATGTTCTCCTAAACCAAAAGGTTAGTGTTATGCTCGGGACTGATTAGACAGCCTGGATGCCCGTGGTTTTGACGACGGCCGGCTCGTGCGCAAATTTGAAATCTACGCGAGCGGTCACGACCATAATCCATACACCAGCGGAAATATCTTTGTCGGTTTCGACGCGAATATTGCGCCACACGCCAAACAGCATGTTGGCCGGATCCAGCAGAAGCATTACGGTTTCGTTCGTGCCTGCGCCCAAGTTGATCGGGAAAACTGGAACGCCTTCAACCGGAATGCCTTCGAACCCACGAGTCATCGCGCCGACAACATGCTCGTCGCCTAGCGGAGTTGCGCGATCGCCTAGTTCTTCGTGGTAGTCGATGACGGATTCGTCAGCGGTGTAGAAACGCAGTGCGCGCCGATCTTGTCGGAACTCACTCGGCATGGTCTTTAGCGCGCCCTTACAGATGGGGCGATCCAAAGTGGCGGTTCCGCCCAAAGACACGTTCGTGGACGCTTGCTTGATAAACCCATTGAGGGTTACCAACAACGTGTCGGAGCTGGTCGTGTCGCCGTTGAAAGCCAAGTCTTCGAGGTCCAACGAAATCCGTTCCGCCAAGGTTTCTTGTACGGTCGTCTCGAAGTTACCACGCTCGATGGAATCTTCGAGAGCTTCAAACGAGACGCGAGTTTCCGCCTTTACGAGCTGAGCATCCAGTTCGATCTTGTCGGTGTCGGGTCGGGCTCGGTTAGCTTCGGATAGCGCCGTATTCTCGTAACCCTTCCGGAGCGCGCGCGATCCATATCGGATCTTCTCGCGGAGTTCCTTCGGAGCTTTCATCGAGACGTACGTCATCTTCGGCATAACGACTGCCTTGTCGATCGCTAGACGAATGAAACGATCAAGCTGTGCTGAGTTGAGGAGGCCTCCGGGTGCAAGTTGAGCCAACGCGAAGTCCGCCTTTTCTATGATGGTTCGATTTTCTTCCATGGACATGAGTTGTTACTCCTTGTGTGTTAAGTCACCAGTATCGCTTAGTAAATCCACTTATTTGGTCTGTCATTGGAACGCGAGTCCGGTGACACCTTACCCGCTCCCACTTCTTCTTGCCGAGACGCCGGAGCTTCCGGAGTTTTTAGCAAGCTCGAAATTTGTTTTTCCATGCTCTCCATGCGTTTCATCACAGGAGCAAGAATGTTGGTTGGATCGTCTTTCATAGCGTCCGCAACTGACTTATCTTCTGGAGACCCGCCAGTGCCAATGCTACCGATCGCGTTAGGCTTCTGTTCGTTGTTGGCTAGAATTTCATCAGCGCTTTTTTGAGCCACATCGGCCGGACTGATTTCTTCAACCAGTGCGCTGAGAGTTTTGATGGCGCCGCGCAACGTTGCCAAACGCTTAGAACTCATCTTCGCGCCCTTTTTGGCTACGGCAGTAATAAGCCCAGAAACGTACTCAGCGGATTTGGAGAGTATTTCACTGTCGCTTTCGTCGATGTCCCCTACGACATCTTTATCCGCCGAAGCTTCATCTTTCTTTTCGGTCGCAGCCGGCTCTTGCGCTGTAGGCTTATCTTCCGGTTTGGCGTCTTCTTTCTTTTCGGTCGCAGCCGGTTCAGCCGGAGTTTCTTCTTTCTTCTCAGTGGCTGCTGGAGCTGCATCTTCTTTCTTGTCTTCCGGCTTTACGTCTTCTTTCTTCTCGGCCGGAGTAGCTTCTTCCTGCTTGGGCATAAGCACTTTTACGGCGTCCAATAGCTTTTGAAGCTTCTTGGCGTTTTCTTCTGTCGGTTCCGCGTTCTTATCAACGCCAAACAATCGACCCATGATGTCTGCAACCTCGTCCGGTCCGCCTGCTTCAGCGATCTCAGCCATAATAGCTGCCATTGCCTTTAGCTTATCCGAAGCTTCCGTTCCTAGCGCAGAAATAGGATCTCCCTTTTCGACTTCGTTCGGAAACTTAACGAGCAGGTCGTTCAGTTGCACGACGATGTCTTTGATCTCAACTGCTGCTTCACCGGGCATGGGCTTTTCGCTGGCTTCGGTGGTCTCTTCCGCTTTGCTGATTGCTTCATTGAGATTGACGAGTTTTTCCAGAGCTGCGGTAAGCGCGTTATCCATTTCTTGCCGCGCGGCAGCCGGAATCTTTTTGGTGAACAGTGCGGGCATAGTATGTACTCCCTTTTCTTGTTTTACAGTTATAAACCTTCGCTTATTCGCAGCACGATCTACAAGAGATACTTCTTCCGGAAGTATATCATGTAGGCGAAACCTTGCATCTGGGTCAACCTTTAAAATAAAATTTATTGCTCTTAGCCAAGCTTCTTTATTTTGCGGTTTTGCCATGTTTTGACTCTTATCTCTAAGTAAACCATTCAATTAAGTTTAGCGCAAGCTTTCTCTGATAGCAGTTCCGCCAATTGAGAATCCAGTAAAAACGCCTGTTTTGACCGAATCCCATAGTTTATCATCGATAACGCGTACCGCCATTAGCCAAGTTCCTACTGGAAGAGTCTCGCCACCATGCACTTCTTCCGTCTTAGTGACGTAAGTTTCCAGTACGCGCACGCCGTCAATAGGCTGGCCAGCGTGCATTAGTTTGAATACGCCGCTTGATTTTTCCATATAAGCGTGTGCGGCTTTTTTCACTTCGTCTGCGCTGTAAATTTCACCTTGAGAGTCTACCTCATCAGGCACCAATACTACGCCAAAAACAAAACGTTCGTCTTTAGCTCCACCGGTATCCTCTGAGCTGTCAGCTTTTAGAATGCGCACCGCAGCACCTTCACTTTTATTAACGCTTTTTTCCGCGTTTTCAAGCATACGCCGCGCTTTATCTTGCAATTTCTTTTGCGCCGCAGCATCAAAACCCGGTATCTTTGCTTGAGGAATACGGGCTATTGCGTTACGAAGGTGAGGAAGATCGACTTTACCGTTCTGATCTTTTACTGGAAAATGCCGTAGGCTTCTTGGCGTAGTTTTTCCTTCTCCATCTTTTTTACCACCGGACTCAATCAGCAAAAATGAGCTGTCTGGTAAGTTATTAATAAACGCGGCAGACCATACGGCTTTTTCTGTTGCATCCGCACTTTTAGTTGGCATCAAGCCGCGTTCTTTTAGTTCTTGCACGATCAGACCGTGTGCGTGTTGAATCTTGCCTATTTCCGCACTCGGTAGCTCGTCGTCTGAAACCATATCGATAAGGCTACCGCGTAGTAGCAATAACTCTTCATACGGCGCGTTTTTGATGTCCAGTATTTCTGGATTATTAATAAAAGCTTGTGGGTCTACCATCGGATCGGCAGCGTCTACTGCTAGGTCTACTGAAGATCCGTGCTTTTTCAACACAACAGGAATCGGAAAAGCTTGCACCAAGCTGAATGGAATGTAGTAGAATTTTTCTACGTCTTCGAATTCACCACGGTTCTTACTGCACACGCTATTGTCTACTTGCTCGACAAACTGCTCAACGTTAGTACTACACACTGGTGCGCCTTGCTGCACAATTCCGTACGCAATAGGAGAACCATCTGACGCCATTAAAACTTGCTGTTCACCAATCTTTGAAATTTGTGGACGTTGGGAAAACAAGCCAGCGCTTTTTTCTGCCAATAAGCGCTGTAGAATAAAAGCTGGCGACTCTACTTTCACAGTGGGCATAATCCCGCTGGGCAATTCTACTTTCCGACTACGGCGTTCTTTTTCTTTTCCGCCTTTACCGCCACAACGTTTTTCATCGAGAATACGCTTTGCTTCAAGTAGAATTTGTTCTTTTGTCGCCATTGTAATTAAACTTTCTGGATTCCCCAGCTGGCACGTTCCGTTGGAGGCGGTTCCCAATGACCCGTATCTAACTTAGTGCGTAAAGCCACGGGTAGCATGTCGAGCGCTCGGGTAATAGAGTACTTCATGTCACCACGCATGACCATGAATAAATCATAGCACATGTTGGTGCGTTGTTTAATTTCTCCCCGAGTTGGATTTGTCGCCAACGAGATGATTTTGCTTTGTAGTCGGCCGGCATCTGTCGCGAACGACTTCGCTACTGCATCGACGCAAGCTTTGGTGAAGCGCGCTAATTCCTGCTGGTTTAGCATACTTTCGAGTATTTCTTTTTTTGATTTCACGATCATGCGTCTAATTTACCGTGTTCAAAAAGATACGTCCAATTTTTATACGACTGGAACCGTAATGCACCGACATAAACCGTGCGCCGGAGGAGTCTGTGTCGCATTGGTTGACAAGAAATCTTTGACTGTTTTAAATGATCCGCGTTGATCTTCTTGCCCTACAGCGCTTCGAATTACATCCGCAATTTTAGTACCTAACGGGCCACCACGTTCTTTTGGCGCAACGTAAATTGCTCCGCCTTGTTCACGGAACCAAGCCTGTTCTTCCATCAAACCTTTTTCCGGATCTGAAGGTTGTTCAGCGGCGTCAAATTGCGCGAGCGCGCCATCCACCGGTATTTTTGTTCCGTGTAAAAACCGACAGATATTACATGTCGCACCATCGAGTACTGCTTCCCACTCAAGAAATTCAATGCCTGCGTCTCGGTATCCGGTGAGTTGTCCGTAGCTGCTTGCGCGTCCAAGCGTCACGTTAGCCAGCATTCTAAAGTACGCTTCAGACCGATTTGTTATTCTTTGCGCTAGCGCTCCGTGTAGGTCTTTACCTATTAAGCGATCGTCAAATCCTCTTCGTAATCCTCTGGCAATAATCGCGCGTGCGTCCCGTTCCGCCCAACTGTTTGCCCGGCGACCGTAGTCTCCTTTGATAAAAAACGGCATGTTGCCAGCGATGCGTTTAATAGCCGCACGATCTGGACGAGCTAGATCGGTGGCAATGTGCAGCACACTGGCACGTCGTGAGGCTGCACCGGTTTCCAATAAAGTGACTCCCGCTTTTGTCGTCGCTGCCGTCATACCAGATCCAGCACCGATGCTCGCCGCTGCCGCGCGCGTTTCCGCTACTACCGCGTCAATTTGTGCCTCTGAAAGATTGGACCAATTAATCGCTAATGAATCTAACGCTTCGTCAAGGTAGGCTGCTTCTTCACCGCGCGCCGCTTTCAGTAAGTTGCTTTGAAGCTTCGCTGCTATTACTGCGCGATCGGCCGGCTTTAGTGGGTCGAGCTTCTTGGCTACTTTTACCCGTTTTGTTACGAATGGCCAATACCATAATCCGGAGCGTAATCGCATCGCACCGTGTAGCGTAATCACCGTGCCTTGGCTTTTATAGGCACCAATTTCCGCGCGCAGTTCTGCTTCTTGTAAGTTTTTACAGCGTATTAATCGACGCTGCTGTGGATAATAAATTGCTACCGCACAGCAGTCGTGTAATGTTGGAGGATCAAACGCGAGTGCTTCCACTGGAAGTCGCTTAATAATTTTCCAAGGTGGACCAATAACCCCATCAGGGTAGTCTACCGTCGGGATGTGGTTGCACATGCTACCGCTTAATAACTCTTTCTCCGCCAGTGACGCGAACCTTCGCGCTTGTGGTTCCACCCAAAGTTAGTGCGGTTACGCGAAACGCAGTCACGTGTCCGTTGATTTCTACCGTCCCTTCGGCGCCTTTCGCTAATACGATCGGAGTAAGCGCAGTCCATTGAACTCCGCTTGCCATTTGAAGCTGAATCAGCGGTTCAACCGTTAAGGTTGGGCTGGTTGGCGTACCGCCTACAAATTCACAGTACACGCGTACCTTTTTCCAAATACGGCCGTCGAAAATATCCGCATCACTGGAAGGTTCCCAAGCGGCTGCGTCGGCTGCCGTTAGGGTGTCACGCACTATTGCGGTGCCGCTTTCACCCATCAATTTGCTGTAAGCGTTATCCATGTTAATCCTCGTTTGATTGTTGGTGTTCTTCTTCCACGGCAGCGCGCATTGTGCGAACTGCTACCTGCCTCAGTGCTTTCACTGCACGATCTTGATCTTCCGCAAGAGTGCGCGCTTCGTCTGCCATTATGTCAAGGTCAGAGTTTTCGTCGCGTTCATCAGTTGGATTAGCAAGCTGATGCCCGGCTAGGGTTAGTTCAAGCGGTTGCTTCGCCCAATCGTACGGAAGCGCTGGGATGGTCATTCCAAGAGCGTCAGCGAGAATGGCGCGCGCTTCGTTGATCGTCAACACGTTGACTTTTACCAAACGTTCCATCACTTCAGAAACTATGTCTGGGTCTCGGGTGCGATTACCCGCTGACTTAAACTTCCAAAGCATGATGCCCAGTTCCGGAAGAATCTTACGATTTATGAATGCGTCAAATTCTTTACGTTCCGGTTCGAACACTTGTTCTTCAGCGAAGCGCAAGCTAGCCATCGCCGTGCTTTTATTGAAATCTCGTACGTCTCCGCGCATCAAACGTGGTAGCCTAAACGCAGAACCTATCTTATCGATGTTGCGTTCATCGTACGTTTGAAATTGACCGTCGTTCAGTTGAGTTTCTGTTAATGGTTTAAACTCAATTTTTGGTGCTGCTGCAACGCCTGAAAGTTGCTGTGCATCAGAAACGTTTGCTTCAAGAATTAGAATTTTGTGAAAGTTGCGTCGACCCTTAATTTGATCGCGAATGTAAGTTTCAATTTTTGAATGGTCATCTTTACCGAGGCGACCACCTTGCACAAGAATAGCCAACGGCGGAATAGTCTTATTTTCGAAATAGTCGAAGTTGACTTCATCAGCGGCGCGCGATCCTAATGCGGCAAGCAACACGCCTACCCAACGCGGCATACCGTAAGCTTCGCCAGGGCGCGGTAGTTTAAAGTGCAGCATTTCAGTAGCCGGCTTATCGTTCTCTGCTTTGTTAGCCTCAAACTCATCCATGTCCTTGTATACGTTTCCGGTCTTACGCGATACTACCCGAGGGTCGCCAAACTCTTTAAAATAAACCGCCGTTCGGCTAATCACTTGAACGTAGCGCCTAAAAAAGCGGTATTGTACGATGGTTTCAGTTTGAAGTGGGCCGGACGGAACTTCATCTTCAACAGCGATAGGATCTTTATCTTGCTTGGTTAGGCGAACGTGTGTCGCCGGCACTAGCAAAGCGCGAGAAACTTTTCCTTCTTTGTTGCGAAGAATCTCCCAATACGCGTTGCCGATTGTCTCAAGATGCTGGCGTGTTTGGCGCCGTAGCGACGTGAATGACCCTTCCGGATTGATGTACTCTAAAAAGTTGCGTAGCATTAATTCTTCAAACCGCGCGCGCGTCCGTAGGCTTTTCATCTCTTCTTCAACTTCATCATCAGACGGCATGTTTTCCAGTTCGCCAGTTTTCAGCCACATTGCTTCCCGCACCTTTTCGTGCACTTCGTCGCTTTCAAAGTCAAAGACTGGTTCTAAACGGTAGCCTAACCCGTCGATATTGGTCGAGTACGATTCGATATTTTGGTTGAGCGCACTGCTGTTTTCAACAATACGCATCAGCTTTAGTGGATCGTACGGTGGCATCAGCAAATTGTCGCTTGCTACTAAATCGCGTAGCGTGTTGCTGGTGTCATCCTGTAATGACGCTGGTTGTTCAGTGGCGCCTGCTTCGGCGACGGTTGCTTTAAAAATTGTAACTTTTTCTCTATTGTCCATATTACCCTACCGTTTGGACGCCAATACTATTATGAGCGCCAGCTACTCTACGCGCCAGTTCTCGCGCAAACCAGCTCGCCATCAAACGATCGCCTGTGTGTGCTTTTGGATCATAGTACAGCATTTCTTCAATCCATAGCCTAATTTGTGGGTCGGTTGCTTCTTTACCTTTACTAGGAATAATCCATCGGTGATTAGCAAATTCAGTAGCTAGAGCTTCAATACCGAACGTGGGATTAGCCTTGTTTTTTCCAGTGGTGAACGGCACTAACGGGATCAATTCTGGCCCTTGCTCTAGCACAAACTGAAGAATAAAGTCTTGGGCATTGTGCACTATAAAATCTTCAACGGTAAAACTTTCGTCTTCTTCTACAACTAAATTGTATACTGTTTGGTTGCATTGTGTGTAAGGATCTTGTTCGATACTTGGGACTTTAGCCCAAGCATGCCCATCTTCAAATAGTAGTTGGCCTCTATGGTCTTTGTATCCTTTAATTTTGTCTTGTTCCCACCACGTATGCCAATGTATGCGTTCAACGTCTAAAGTCATCTGCTGTTTTAATTTTTTTGTAGCGCTGCGGCTCATTAATAAATTATAAATTTGGTTTCTGTTGATGACTCTACCTTCAATAATTGATGGTTGCGCGCCTCTTCTACCAATGCGTAAAGATGTTGACAGCTCAGCTTCTGATAAGGTAGTGCGGGCAAACAGCATCCAATTGCGAGAAATGCTAGTTCCGCGCATAACAAATGATGGATGATTTGTTGTTTTGTTTATAACACTAATATTACCATCCCCTAATAACCATCCACGTACGATAGCTAGTCTAAGTTCTAACGGCCATCCTAGCCATTTTATAGGCAAACATTTTTTAGTACCAACCCCACATTTTAACGCATCAGCTAATGCGGCACTGTTGGCAATTACGCGTAGGGTGCTTGGTGTTGAACCAACTGTTACGCGTACTTTGCAGCCAATTTTTTCTTGCACAGTTTGTTGTATAAATTGAGCTAGATGTTGTTCTTTACTGGATAAAGTCCATGTTACTTGGCTTCGTGTCGTATGTCCTTCAGCCATAAATAATCCAAGCACAACCGCAAAGTTTTCATCTATAACAATGCGTTTTGAGCAATCTCTGGTCGTTTTTCTTAATATAATTTGTGCTTTTTTCTTTGGCCATTTAGGCACCGCAATAGCTGTGTAAGCCGCTTTATCGCGAAATCCATAACTAATCCATTGTGCTTTTCCAGTTGGGCGATGCTTTCCTACATCTGGGTTTTTATAAGAACCTTTTATCCGTCCAGCTTCACGCATATAAAACCAGTGATTGGGTGTAGTTTCAACTGGTAGGCAACCTTTTCCTTGAGCAGTTACTTTTGTACGAGATTGGCCTTTTATAAGATCTTTTACTGCTCTCCAGCGATTATTATGGGTCCAAACTAATTCACCAATTTTAATATTTTCTATAGGCTTATAACCGGTTTTTGTTAGCACTAAGGTACCTTCAGGAAAACAAGAATTGTTCTCGACGCACACTATGCTACCAAACCGACGGTGTACGTTTATAATCTTAGCCACTATTTCCGGTCCGGTCCATTTCCCAGCTTGGACTTCTACCACTTGACGAAAGTTGTTCGGATGCAAAAAGATAGTGAATATTACCGTTTCATCAGCGCTCGCGTTGCGTTGAACCCCTAAGTCAACACCGGTTAAAAAGCCACCTTCTACACCTTCCGTTAGTTTGGCAATTGCTTCGACAATTTCAATACGTTCGTCTACTTCTTCAACTTCGTCCAGCCAACTAGCAGGGGCAAGGTCTGGATGGTAAGCATAAAATTCTGACGCGGTAGTAGCGGTGCAGCATTTATCCCCAGCCTCTAAACACGCATCCATCCATTCTTGCTTGAATCGCGATTCTGAATCATCCCGCGCTTTACACATCATCTGCCGCGCAAATTCAGTTGGTCCAAGTTCAACGCGCTTTCTGGTAATACGATCTTGCGGCCAAGCTTCCGGCCATGCAGCGGCACCCTTTGAGTCTATTAACGGAAATCGCATGGTGTGCCAAACTGCGGTTTGTTTTTCAAATCGGTGCAACATATCGTCCGGATGCCACGCGGTACCAATAATAATCACGCGTGCATGTCGTGTTAAAGTACCAACTATAGTTGCATGATACCAGTCATACAAATCACGCCGTTGTGACGGATTCATTGTATTTTCAAAGCTTAGAATATCGTCCAAAATGGCCAAGTCGATACGTGCGCCGAGAACCTGTCCGTGGACACCGATTGCTTGTACTGAAGGATCTCTTTTCGGGCGTTCCGATCGTACGGTAATAGCCGATGAAGTCCACGGTTCTCCAGGTATCAAACGTGGAAAAATTAACCGTAGCATTTCATTGGTTTCAATATAGTTAGCAATGTTCCGTACGATTTTTTCCGCTTGTCTGAAAGTGTTCGAGATTATTGCTATTCTTATGTCTGGATTTTTTCCCAGCTCGAATAACGGCCGGCCGACTGCCATTTGGGTCGTTTTACCAGATTCGCGATGTGCGTAAAGTAGTACTCGGTCGTGAATGTCGCAGGCTTCATGCCATATTTCATGGCATGGTGCTTGAATAACGGTGTTCCCGGAAAACTCATCTTTCAAAACTAACTCAAGAAAGGTATTAATTTCAGACCGTGCAGTAACTATGCGCGCTTGTCTGGCACGTTCAGCGATTGTGAATTGGTCGGTTTGGTTTTTTTCCATGCTCAATTTTAGCCTGATTTGCCCAGATCTGCTATTTTATCACTATGGCACACAATATCAAAAAAGTTAACCAATGCCTACGTACCCTCAAAACCTTGATCCAAGCGGCGCCGCGCAATTCACAGCACACTTTGTATTTGCTTTGGGATGTCGCATATTACGCCTACCTTGCAGCAAAACGTGAAAAAAACGTTGAAGCTGAAATGCTCGCGGTAGCTTCCCATCTTGAAAAATTGGTTGGTGATTTACGGGATTGTGGAGTCGCTATTTCCAACGAACCTTTCATACTGAACGTTATTAGTGAACTTCATGATCGTTACGATCCACCGCCAGTCGAAATTAAATATGAGCCGGCAGCGCCAACTTTTCGCATGGGTCCAGCTGGCGCACCACGGATTAAAAATGGACGCTGAATTAGCTTTTTCATATGCTGAAAAAATTGATCTCGCGCTCGGAAATCTTCACAATATTGGGGTAAAAGTAAATCTACAGCAAACACGTCGCGCATATTTAGACACTAAGCGATCCTTTCAAACAGCGCGGTGTGAACGTCGACGCCGACGAAATTTTACAAAAAATCTAGAAGCTTTTGTATTAACCAGTAAGAAGCTATGCGAACTCGCAGAAAAAGCCGGAGAGCACCCAGAGATTCCGTTAAGCGTAAAAGCGTCTATCAATGCTATGGACGCCGCATTGAAATAGCCGGCCGAGACATTCGCAGTATTGTGGGTAACGTATTGCAAAAAGCAAACCGTTGCATCCACACCAGTTCACCTCGCACGCACATTGAAAGCATCAGCAGTTTGTCTGCATTTATTGTTTCGTTGCTCAAACAAGAAGAGCTTTCTTCTAAAGATTTTGATCGGTTACAGCGCGGTATGAAGCTTATACTAGAGCACGCCGATGCAATTTTTCACGATGAATGCTGGGGTGCGCCGGTTAATTCTATGATTGAATTTACTGAAGCAATGGTTTTGCTACGAAAAGAAATCGATATAATTGAAACTTCACGAAAACTTTTAGAGGAAGTGGTTTTGTAGTGCAACTTTTAGAATTTCAAGCTGCAAATGCCGTCAACCCCCATATTGATAATATGCTGCGCTTAATGAACAGCATGTGTATTGCAATGCAAAAAGCTCCCAGCGTTAGCTTATTAAAATTAAAGCGCGCGGCTATTCTACGAGTACTTGATACCGAAACGTGTGTTTGTCCTGGTGTTTTTAAATTTCGAGAATTTGCGCACGTCGCCAGCGGTTTAATTGCTGCAGCCGGGCACAGTGCGGATCCTAGCTGGGCACCACTAGTGCGCCGATTCAATGCAGAGATTGAATTATACGAAACCGCGTTAGCGTTGGTACGAGAAACGGTTGTATAAATCACTTAAGCACAGCTGTAGAGCTTCGAGAATGCTGTCTTGATTTAAGTGAGAGCTGGAGTTGCGGTATTCAATGGGAATTTCGATGTACGACAATTTACTCGCTAGCGCTCGCGCGCGCACTTCGCTTTGATAGTAATGGCCTTCAGCTTTAAAACTATGCTGATGGGTATGAAGTAAAGCTCCACGCGTATATCCTATGAAACCACTAGTTGCGTCCTTGAATTTAGATCTGTGGCAAAAATTAAAAAGCCAGGTTCCAAGCTTACTGAGCCAGTAGCGTTTTCTGGATCCTAGATACGATCCGTGATACAAGCGTTCGCCAAATACAATATCCACGTTGGTGTGTTTTGCCATTCGTATGAAACGCGGTATTTCTGTTGGATCATGACTACCGCCAGCATCCATTTCAATAATAAAATCCACATTATCATGCAACGCGGCTAGTAAACCGGTCGAATAAACTGCGGGCAGTCCACGCCGAGTTGGAGGCACATTAATTACTATTGCTCCAGCTTCACGCGCTACTTCCGCTGTGTTATCTACGCTTGTATCGTTGCAGACGTAAACACAGTCTGCATGCTTAAGCGCTTCTTTTACTATTGCCCCTATACTTAACTCTTCGTCCCGACACGGTATTACTACCGCACAATACGCGTTGGATGAAATCATTTGAGGTTCCTTATTGCTTCTTTAAGGGTAATACCTTGCTTGAATCTTGTGATGTTAGTGATCATATTCCAATGCCGTTTAACGGCTGCCATACGCGCGTCTGACGATAGCTTTAATAAGGCATCAAATTGTTCTTTGAATTCAACCGTTGAAACTACAATCAGATCAGAACAACCTGTAGCTTCTAAAGTGGTCTTTACACTGGGCTGGATAAAGTTGCTGTATAAAACTGGTAGTCCAGCGCGCCCATTTTCAAAGAAGCGCTCCGCAACAAAATCGTTTTTGGCGTAAGCCGGATCCGTCATGTACAGTGTGCATAAATACTTGTTCAAGAGTGAAGCTACCGCGTCTTCCCGCACGCGCCCTTTAAAAGTTATGTTGGGGGCGCGTAACTGCACACGACTTCGCCGACTCCACTGACCGTAAATGTCCACCGGAATACCGGTGCCTTTAAACCAGCGGGTTAACTCTTTCATTCTACCTGGACGGTCAGACCCAAAGTACGCGACTTTGGGTATTGGATCTAAATGCACTTCTTGGCGACGTCGTTCTAATTCAACCAGTTCAAAGAAGCACTGACAGTGGGTGTAATTCACTTCACCGTAGCCAGAACTCTTACTCTTGCTGGCGCGCACTAACCGTTCGTCGACTTGAGTCATTAAAACCCAGTCCTTATTCAGCATTGGATCGGGCAGTGCCTTTCCTTTGATTGGACTGGGTTGAAACATGAACGGTAAAGCTACGTCCCATTGGGCGTAAACTGCCTTTCCAGAGTAGGTCGATAGTAACTGGTACGTTCGCTCGTATCCTGGAAACATTGCGTTCGACGGACCGGTTAGGATGAACGCTAGGTCAAAGTCTTGGATACTGGGAATCGACGGGATGTACGCAGTAATTCCAGACCCTGGACGCTTCAAGCTACAAGCTGTCGCTTTAGTGGCCTGGTCTACGACAAAAACATCGCCCAGTTCGGCCAAATACTTAATCACGAAGCTTGTTATAGTACCACCACCAACCGCGCTTTCGATGTCAGTTTGGAGCGGTAGTCCGTATCTCCATAAAGCGATCTTCACCGGCTACTCCTTAGTTGGATCGTATTCGTAAACAACGTTGCCGTTATCATCCAGTTTAACCGGTTTCATGATACCGCCAAAAAGAGTGTACGGTGCTTGGCCCATGCGTGGATGATTCCATAGCCAGCGCATGTATTCGAACATCGACATGTCGGCGTATTTTGATCGGTTAGTAGCGGATCCGGTATTAAACCCTTCGGCTTGGCGGAACAAAAAATCTTTAAGATGCTCCATTTCGCCGGACACTTCGTCCCAACGTACTGACCCGTTTTTCTTGCACTTCAATAGCGCAACAGTAAATTGACCTTGGCTGTAATTCCAATCAGGCGGAAGTCCGCAACACGATCCGTTATGGCAACGCTCTTTGAAGTGCGCGTCTGAAACGTAAAAACGAATGCCGGCCAAGTTGGCCGCCTTTTCCATCTGATCAACGAACGGTCGTTTTAGGTTGCGATTCAAGCGTAGATAGCCACTGCCCAACGAATATTTTTTGTAAAAATCGGTGTAGTCAAAACCGGCTTGTGCCGAAATTATTGGCAAACGTTTTTGCAGTAATACCGCGCGCGTTTCATAACAGAAAAACTCAGTACTCATAGCAGTCGCACCTGCTTCACCGGCTAGCCGAATTAATTCTGTATGAGTTGGGTCAGTAATTCCAATCATGAATGGACGCAACCTAAGAGTGGCACCACCACAGTCGAGTTTGGCTATCTTTTCAATAGCCTTCAACCGCTCTTTTGGAGTAGGAACGCCGCGCTCAATAACTCTGGCTTTGCGTTCATCCAGCGTTATAATGCTGACTTTTACGTTCCAGTTCTTTTGGCCGCGAAACAAATCGGTGTAGCGTTCATCGTCAAGCCACCATGTCCCTTTCGTGGAAAAGCACAGCGGATAGTTCAACTCTTTGAAAAACTGGAGCAGTTCGAGGCCTACTCCGTGCTTCTTTTCAAACCAGCAAAATGGATCGGATAACCCTCCCCATTGCATTACTTTACGTGCGTCGACGTATTTACGAAATTGTCCGAGTCCGCGATTTACTTTTTCGTTCAAGAAAATCGCTTTTACCTTTTCAATGTTTACCGGTCTGACTTCACCGGCTCCATACGCTTCTTTACCACCACCGACTGAACGGCGGTAAGAAGCGAAGCAGTACAAGCATCCAAAGCTACAGTTGGAATACTGGTCAAACGTCATCGGCATTGAACAGTCAGCTACCTCAGCAGACCAGCGTGGAGAAGGATAAAACTTACCGCACGCCATGATTAATTCTTCCCCAGTATTTCTGAAGCCATGTACATGGTTTTATGACCGTCGATTCCTAAGTAATCGACGATCTCTTGGCGCTCTTCTTCCGACGTGTACACGATGATAAAACTTTGCGTGCGGTTGTCTTCGCCTTCAATAGGTGGAGGCGGTAGCGCGTCCGGAATACCGGGATCTTCGAAGTCGTCCAGCATACCTTCAAGCACGTCTTCGTGAATACCGGTTAGGCTCAAATCAAACTGAGAATCGTCCAACATGGTGACGATTTCTTTCAACATGTCTTGATCAAGGTGTGCTAATTCTGGGATGGTATTGTCGGCTACTAAATCAGCCAACTCTGCTCGTTCATCGGCATAGTCTTGGTAGTCAACAGGTACCGATGACATACCTAACCGTTCAGCTGCCATTAAACGACCATGTCCACGAATTATAAAGCCGGAAAGTTTGCTTACAGTGATAGGTGAGCGCCATCCATTGCCTTGAAACACTTTGGCTAGCGCGGTTACCTGATGGTCTGGGTGTACGTTTGGATTCTTTGGGTGAGGTTTCATTTCACCAATGGGTACCAACTCGTCGTGCCCACAGTAAATTTTAATTCCATCTACTTCAGCTTGTTTAACAATCGGATCGCTAGTTTCTGTTTTCTTAGATTTGCCCATTTTCCCTCATCCTTGTAAAGACTTCTTCTACCATTTTTCGGGTTACGAAGTCGTTATCAATTTTTGTATTGCCGTACGCAAAGCTTTTCATCTGTGCGTCGCGTTCTTCTGACGTCATGGTTATCTTTTTACTTTTGTGAAGTAACCAACGAAAGCGCATGCTGGAGGCATAGCGTGAAACTGGTATTGTTGGAATGGTTGCCTCTTGCATAATCCTTCCTTTCTTACGCAAGCTTAATGTAAAAATACTAAGTAGTAAAATTTACGAATACTGGTTATTTAAAAATAAGCTAAGCAGATTGGTGGTTTGATTAGTCTGGTCAGTGAGCTGTTACTCCTCTTCTTCGTCCTCCAAAACGAAGTCTTCTTCGCAATGCGGGCAAACGTACACGACGTTTTCGCCTTCGATCGCTTCGACGCAAACGTCTTCACCGCAATGAGGACACTCATACATGTCGCACTCTTCTTCTTCTTCTTCTTCTTCTTCGTCTTCTTCATCTTCTTCCATGACGAACTCTTCGCCACAGTGCGGACACTTGTAGCACTCTTCTTCTTCTTCTTCGTCCATGTCTTCGTCGTACGCTTCGTACGCTAGTTGAAGGTAAAACGCTGAGTTCAGCGTCCAGCCTTCCAGTTCCATTTCATCGTGGCACCAACCGTACTCATCGTCGTAGTACCAACCGCAGCTCTCAAGATATTCCATTCTTTCTTCCGGCATTGTTATCTCCTGTGTGTGTTGTGGGTCAAAGTAAAGATCGCTGCTACTGCGTTAGATATAAGGAAAACGGGTAAAGTGTTGAAATCATATCGTAATACGGTAGCCGCGAACATCAGTAGAATTTAGTATCCCATCGAGGTGCGACTATCGTCAATACTTTTTACAGCCATCCCGCGTATCCTCAAAGATCCTCAACACATACGGATCAAGATTTAAACTTGATGTCGCAATTTGCGATTAGCCGTCCAAGTGAATCTTATAAAACCAAGTCATTCCGCGCTTTTCCGTGACGCCGAATGTTACTTGCTTGGGTGATGTACCGAGACCCATACGTTTCAGTACATACTGGTCGTCTGACTTAAACGTGCCGTTTGTTATGATTTCCAGGTTTCCAACTTCAAAATTCGTTATGTGGTGGAAATGTCCAAGAATAAAATAACTGAACGGCGCTGACGTCAGCCGGTTGATAGCATGCTCAGGCGTCATGCCTTCTTCTTTTACCGCGTTGATAATTCCAGAAACCAATTCGCGCTTCATTGATTCAACGGCGTGCATTTTTAGGGCGCGGTTAGTGATACCGTAAATTGGTGTAGCCAAATATGACGGTATGTGGTCGCCGTGCTGAAGCAGAAAGTAATACCCTTTCACGTCAACGATCTGATAGTGACTTTGCGTTTCGATATTAAACTCAAGATTGGGAATGTCCTTCAATAGCGCGGAAACATGCCGCATGCTGATGACGTCCCAGTTCGTTGAGTACGCGGAGTCCCGACCGGCCGGCGAACCGTGGTTGCCGTAAATCACGTGAACGTATACGTGCTCGTAAAAGTTGCAGAACGTCAACAGCATTTTACACACTGCTGGTGCGAATATTTCGAAGATCTGCTTATCAACTGAGCATTCAAACTCATCCATGTTGACGTTCTTATTGACCTTCTCGCCGTTTACAAGATCGCCTAGCATGAAAATGTGTAGCTCGCGAATGGGACGCCGTAAGCTATGGATTTGGCCCAGCTCGATGACCTTTCGCGTGAATATGTCGACGCGTTTAGCAAACACGCGACTATTAAACGATTTTGTCAAAACACCTGGATGCGCGTCTGAAAAAAGTGCGACTTGAGATTCATCAGATACCGGCTTAGTTGTGAAGTCAGGTATGTGTACCAGTTCTTTGATGTTGGGGATTGAGTGTGTAAATTCAACCTGACGCGAAATAGCTGCCGCGTACAATTCGTCTCGCTTTTGTTTCTTCGGCTTTTCAAAATCACGCACCGACATTTCCACCATGATGGTGTCTTGGCGTTTGTTTTTGACCTTGGAGTATTTCAACCCTTTACCGCGCTGAAGGCTTTTTGCAGTGCGTTGACCAGGGCGCCTAAACGGTAAGTAACCTTTTTGACGCCATGCGTTTAACGCCGCTTTATTTATACCAAACTTCTCAGCGATCTGGGCTTTTGTCTCGGTGCCCTCCCACATTTCCCGCAATGCTTTCCACTCTACCTCGCTCTTCCCCCAATTCTCTGGAACCTGTCCGTCTTTATGTTCAAGGTTACTTTCTTCAGGCATTAATCACCTCCGCGCTAAATGGACACACCTATTTACCTAACAGCAGATCTGTCCAACATTCGCGTACATTGTTTTTGGAAAGAGCAAGAAGAACGATCGTTGACGAGATCTTCCGGCTCAGTGTATTAGTCATATGAACCTTTTACTAAAAAAGTCGTTCATCTGACAAATTATGCGCCAAAAGGTGCAGCCCGACAACTTTTTATCAGCAAATTCCCTACAGAAGTAACATTAAAGCTGGAGTAATTTCATGCAAGCGTCGCATTGAAATATTGTAGCAATTGACGTAATGCTTCTCTTTGAAAAAAGTGCATAAGCAACTAGCGCTTTCTTCAAGCTCTGAAACCGCTTCAAGCGCTTGATCTATGCTGCCCGGCATTAAACGCATACGGCGCTTAATTCTACTTTCATGAAATTGAAATACACGCCGATCGTACTCATCGAAATCATGCGCGCAGTACAACCAAATAGAATCATAAAGTTGCTTCGCAACAGCACAAGTTGCAAGCTTGTAATACTTTTCCGAACCAACTTCAATTTTAATTGGCATCTTTATAAAACGATAGGCCAAGCTCGCTACCACCTGGCCTATCTATCCCCAGAAGCAAACTTTATCTCGTTATCACTACAGTCACGGTTTTGCCGTGATAGTTACTGCTTTTCCGCTAGCTCGATATACGCGATTCTTTTCGTAGTCTACTTTTACCGGATAAGGAAATACTGTGACTCGCGTTTCAACGTAGTGCGGTTCAAGCGCGCCTCCAGGTCCTGTACAAATAACCCATGTAGCCGATGTATTCTTTGATGAGTATACTCCGTTAGGTTCTGGTTGTTCTATCACTGCTGCTCCAACGTTATGCTCAGCGTAACCGACTTTTAAGGGATTAGTTAAACTGGTATCGTATGGAAGACCAAAGCCTAGGCTGGGACAGTCAAACTCAATTGTTCCTAACGCGGAACGCCATACTGAATGCGTCGCTACCATTTGATTTCGAAGACCATAAAGCTTGATCACAAGTTCGCGTTCCAACGACCAGTCAAACACTGGTATCGGCTGCCGCTTGGAATACTGTTGCATCTGCTGTTCAGCTGTCCGGCGATCTTTTACTTCTTGATCTTGCTCATGCGCTGGAAAACATGCGGTCAGCGCAAACGCGGATATTAGTATTATGATAAGGTTTTTCATGTTACTTTCTGCTTTCTGCTGCATCGCGCAGCACTTCAATAGAAGCGCGTTGCGCCTCCAAGGTTGATCGTTCATCGTCACTTATGTTTGGGTTTGATAGTTTGGTGCGGATTTGTGCTAGTTGTGCGTCGAACGTGGACAGCTCGGATTCGCGTGCTTCCTTGTACTGGAAACTGTTCTTGTAGATAACGCGCTCAGCCACGGTATGGCCAAACATACCAACGTATTGGCATGTTCCAACGACAGCTCCCGTCGCTACCAATAGTAGTAAAATCCAAAACCACCAACCGGCGAATAGCCGTTTTTCAGGGTCAACCATTTCGTTTGTCCTTCCTTTGTATTTTGTTTATTAGTTGTAATATATCTCGTGCTTTCAAATTATCTCGAAGCATCGAGCAAAAAAGTTCGCCTTGTTCAATGGCGTCGTCTAGTGCTACGTGCGTGTGCTTGTGGTTTGGATTAAACCATTCCTTCGGCATTTTCTTTTTTACTGTTTTTCTAAACGTCTTACCCAGCACCGCCATAGCGTACGACTTAACGTCAAGAGCAGAAAAGCCAAACGGCGATCCTCCCGTAAACATCACTAGATACCAGTACACGAACATGAAGTCGTACGTTGCTGGATATCCGACAAAAACCGGTTTACCGCCCAGTTCTTCAACCCATTTACGGTATTCCCGCATTACAATAAGCGGCGCGCGCGTATTCATACGGCACGCTTCCCAAGCGCTCGGGTTCTTTTCCCAAAATTCACTCATTGTAACTGGGTCTGCTTCAGCATCCGGTAAAGTGTCAAGGTTGGCGGAATACACTGCTAGCAGCTCGCGTTCAGCCGAGTATGCGGCAGAAGCTAAACTCAGCATAGAATTCACACCAGGCAACGGTCCGTCTGATTCTATGTCGGTGCTTATGTAAATCTCTTGGTATTTGTCTACCATTCTTGGTTCTCCACCGGATCGCCGATAATGAGCTTCTTTTTCTTATTGAACCAAGCAACAAAAAATCGTATCGCTTGGCCTCCCATCTTGTCTACAAACTCATCGGTAAGCTCGACGCGTGCGTACACTTTACGAAAACGATCGTACGCAGTGGCCGACGGAACCACCCAGCGGCCACTTTTCTTCATCGGTAAAACTACTTTAACCGTAAAGCACTCTTTTACTGCGTACGGCGTTACACTCATAGCGTAGTAATCCTCTTTTGAATTTCAACCTGAGCTGCATGGGGGCTAGCTTCTTTCCAAATTAATGGATTACCGTGTGACGCGAGTACGTCAAAGTTGCCTTGATAAGCGTGAAGTAAACCGTGAACGAGCGGTTCACCATGCAGCATTAGGCATTTGCATTGGCTGCTACGAATAGTGATCATCGTCCAGGCCTTACCGTAAAAGCGAGTGTGGCACTTGCTAATAAACGCGTCTGTCGCATCAACATAGTCCTGGCCGCGAGCGCGTTTTAGCCGGACTTTAAATAAAATATCAAATAACCTATCGTTTATTATATTAACAACAATATTGCGCTGTCTCTCCATTAAAGGCCTTAACAGATTTCGCTCATACAGGACGTCGTGAACTACATTGTTGATTTTGCAGCAGTGCTGAGCGACCATCGGACCGTTATACGGTAAAAGTCCAACAGTTTCATCAGCCACTACGATCGCTCTCATGTAACGCGCGCCGTTGATCTGTATGGTGGCTCCCCACTTACGACCTTCCGGAAGTTCTAGATTACCACCAACGTAGATCCAGAGCTTTTTCGAGACCCACCAAAAAATGCAAGCTAAGCTTGCGGTAAAAGCTATGGCAGTAAATGTGAGCATGATCTATAAACCTTCGTTGTACGTTTTAGCAAAGTCAAGGATGGCTAGTTTAGCCCGACCTTGTGCGGTTGTTTCAAATCCTCCGGCAGCGATCCATACTCGTTTATCTGAATGATCGGTGGAATCTGCAATGTAGTCGTCTAGGTACGCGTGGCAAGCTTCATGAATCAATGGTTCACCGGATAAAATCATAATGTCGATGCATTGTTCACGAATAACCGCACGCGGAATTGGAGTGCCCCAAAAATACTTTCCACACCGAGTGATGTAAGCTGCGGCGTGCTTAGCGTACTCAATATATTTTTTACCCATTGATTGATTGAACTCGTCGTCTGTCAAAAAGTGTACGGCGAATTCCCGGCACTTATTAAAGACATCGGCGTTGTACAGACCGTCTTCAGTAAATTCAGCGCGTATAGCGACATGTACTTTATGACAAAATCGCGCTAGCTGCCAGCGATCTTTGGTGTAGCGGACGTTTTTACTAATGATAAGGTGAAGCTTCATTGTCCCTTCGGTGTAAGTGTACCGATCGCCGTCCGGAAACTTAATCTTTCCACCGCGTACGATGAGTATGATGGCGAACACAATAAGCGCGACGCCGACTAGTGCTAACGTTATTATTGCTCCTATTGGCATTGTAACCTCCTAATGGTTTACTTGTTCACTTGGTTAATATTCAAAAGCAAAAACTTTATACTTTAAAAGTGAAACGCCTGACAAAAAATCATCAGGCGTCTCGTACGTAATGCGGCTTTTTGTTGGTAGTAATGGCGGGAAGTGATCCCGTTAAGACTATAGTACTCATATGCTCCATTTTTGCAAATTTTTAGCAAACGTTATTGTTGGATCGGGTGAACAAATAATTCTAAGTCAACATCGCCGAGTGCGTTGGCGTTCCTTACGCGCACAGTGTCAGTGCTACTACCAAACATTAAGCGAATCCCGTACGCCGAGTTAAATGTCGCTTTTCCTACTTTAGAGTAGTAGATAGTTGAAAATAAGTCGTAAATTAATTTTAAATGTTCCGGATTTAAAATGATTCCGGATTCGTTCAAACTGCACGGCAACGGCGCAATTTCTTCAGAGGGTAAACGGGCTGCCCAAAACCGTTGAGATGGTGTGGAATACTCGTACACTTTTCCCATTACAGTAAATTGCACATACCGCTCTGTCACCATCACTTGAGTTGGCAGATCGCACGCTTTACGCAACGCAGGTAAAAGTTTGTGTAAAGACTTTGCTGCAATAGAAAATTCTACTGGTGGAACGTGTGTAGTGCGCACTGTACAAATTGCCGTCAAGCGTGAACTATAAGCGGTAGCCTTGATGTATTCATCAGTAGCGTAAACGTATACGCTAGGCGACGACGTAGCTACACTTTTTTTACCGGCGACCCGCTGTACTTGAAACAAGTCAAATAATTGTTCGGATGACAGCTCAAATTTAACTGGGTAAACTGCAGGCCAATTCATCACATGTCCTTCAGGTAAAACTTTTCGTCTAAGACCACCGCTTCACCACGATGGCCTGCCAAAGTAGGCGCGTCAGCCGGAAACTTAAGCCGTAATATGATTCTACGCGACGTTTGCTTAGAGAACCTCTCGGCTGACAAAATGGACTTCCAGGCGCGCACTGGCGGAAGGATGTAACCAACCGCCAGGAACTTCGCCAATTTTTTACGTGTTGTGACGTGGTACACTACCATTTACTGCCACCGCTTCATAACGGACGGCTCGCCGTGCATTGACCAAACTTCGCCTTTGGGTCCAACGAGATCCATGGCTATTTTGACGCCTAGTTCGCGCGCCACATCAACCGGATATTCCGCCTTACCCATGTACGCAACTCTACGAGTGTTGAAAGGCTGGTCGCCAGTGTCATACCGGCCGGTATATATGCGAACGCGTGCTACATAACCAGTGGTTTTGTTGATGATTTCGTTGCGTACAATCACAACTTCCGCCGTTTCAGACGGAGACACTGCTTTTTGGTATGAAACACAGAGATCGCGCGCGGTAGCTAGCGTCGCCCCAGTGCGTTCGCGGTACATTCTGATCGCCTTGATTACCGCGTTGTTTTTGATAGTTTTCTTTTCTTCTTCGGTCAAACCAAACTTGTCGCGGCAGCGATCACACACGCACTTTGAAATTGACAGGCCATGTCCAGTGCGCTCGCGGTACGATTTGATCGCGGCTACATGCCGGCCGCCTTCGATAAGTTTGCGCTCTTCTTCAGTGACAGCTGGTGGATTCAAGTAATCCATTACGACTGCGAGCGCGGTTTCCCGGCCAACGCCAACGCGATCTTCATATGCTCCGATCGCGGCTTGTGCTTTTTCTTCAGCCAGTAGGTCTTTTTCGTTTTGGTTTAGTGCTACTCGATACTCTTCCATGTTGTCCCTCCAAACGTAAATAAAGTGTTGTTTCTTTTCCTTAGCGCTTAGTAAACAAAAATTTATTTTCTTTGCTTAGGCGGTTCCCAGTCTTCACACATCAACCGGGCAACGTACTGCTTGCTGTGCTTGAAGCAGCGTATTACCGAGTTTTTAGGTAATACGTACATTAGCCTACAAGAAAAGCATGTTTTATGCTTCGGATTGTGGCTGCAGCCTTCTTCGTGCTCAACCGCGCTACGCGGATCATCAAACTCTTTACCGCAAAAGCCGCATCGATAAATTGTGATCACTTCAGCTCTCCTTTACCGTACTTCTCCCACCAGTCCGGGCTCGTTTCACGTAACGCGAGTAGGTCGCTTTCAGTTACGTTGACGCGGATTCGCCAGTACTTATTACCTTCGCCATCAAGGATTTTCCAATCGATAGCCGTGCCCATTAAAGTGGCTTGGCCTTCGCTCAACAGTTCTTCAATTTGATCTTGGGAAAGCGGTTTTTGTTGATATTTGTCACGCATAAGATTCAGTATAACGGAAACCGGTAAGAATGCAAATAAAAAGTAAACGTGCAAGTAAACTACTGTAAACTACGCTTCAATTTAAAAATATTCGCATCAGAAACATATCCTTGCTCAGTAGCTAACAACGCATAGGCTACAGCTAATTCTTCATCAACTTGACCAGTGTTTCCGCACAACGCACAAGTTCTTCCAAAATCTGCGTGTTTACTTAACCATTCACACTCTGGACACTTTACTTGCATTTACAGTTTTCTGTATTCCGGCTCAAACTCAGCAAGACGCGCGCGCATGATCGTCACCGCATCCGGATTGTTATCCACCATCACAAACTGGCGTCCAAGCCGGCCGGCTGCTTCACCGAATGAACCACTGCCGGCAAAGAAGTCGAGCAGCAGTTCGCCGGGATTGGAGTGCACTTTGACGATTCTGTTCAATATTCCCAACGGTTTCTGGGTAGCGTAACCGGTTTTCTCTTTGCCGTTAGTAGCTACGATCGTGTGCCACCAACAGTCGGTCAGCGTCTTACCGCGCGCGGCTTTTTCCGGGCCAACCATTTCCGGAGCCATGTACGGTATGCGCTCAATCTCGTTATAATGGAACGTGTATGAGCGCGGATTCTTGGCATACCAAAGGATTGTGTCATGCTTCGCCGACCAACGTGTCTTTGAGCGTGCGCCGTAGTCGTAAGCCCAAACTATTTCGTTGATGAAGGACGGCCGGCCGAAGATTTCGTCCAGCATGATCTTACAGTAGTGCACTTCGCGATAGTCCATGTGAAGAAATAAGCTTCCAGTCGGTTTCAAAACTCGGAACGCTTCCGCTAAGCGCACCCGAATAAACGCGTGGAAGTTGAAGAACGTGTCGTTGTAACCTACACTCGGCCGTTTTTTCGTTTTGTAGCGGCGCCCTCCGAAACCTATACGATCGCCTTGAGCGTCTTTTTCCACCGCGATCCGGTTACGTTGCTGCTTCTTACCGGTGTTGAACGGTGGATCAACGTAAATCAAATCCACCGATCCGTCCGGCAGTGACTTTAAAAAACGTAAGTTATCGCCGAGCACAATCGCGTTCATTATTCACCTGGACGTCGTGAAGTTGGATCATTGCGTGGGCCACCGCGATCAGAGTTAGCACGTTGTTTTTTATTTTCAACAATGCACTCAAGTTGCGCTTCGTCAAACCATTGCGCTTCTATTGGTTTTCCTTCATGCAGGCCTTTAGGTTGTACTCCATAACGATTGCAGCCGTACAACCAGTGTGTAACAGCTATGACAATCCCTTCAAACCCACTTAAAGTGTCTTTAACATGGCTACCTAATTTAATTTCTGCCGACACAGTTAGTATTTTCCTTTCTGTTTGATAGGCGGTTCAGTGACTGTATTCACACCCGTCGCAGGATGATTTACAGCACGCTTGCTTTTCCATGATCGGCGCTGAGCATAAGCCGAGCTTCATAGGTTTTTCACAAATAATTTCTTGAATTCGAGGCAATACTGTTGGATCGCCAGGTTCCGCGAAGTACACTAAACGTGAAATGGCTTCGAGTTTTGCTTTATCTGTTCGCATTACAAAGATCCTTCGACCGGACACGTATCTGTGTACCGCTGTTCGAGCATAGCGGTGTACGCTTCAACGCGCGCGGTATGCAAGCCTAGCTCAATGCAGTAAAGGTCGTACACCGCGCCTTCGTTAGCAGGGTCGCAGTAGTAAGTACGCTGTTGCCGTGCGGCCAGCAACACGTTGTACCATTCAACGTACTCATTGTACGCGGCTTGTTTGTCGCCTGGAATGCAGATCGGTTCTTTGTACGGAATTCCGCCGTACGTAATGCTGGATCCGCAACCTATCAGCAACGCAAATAAAAGTATCCACAACCAATGTTTCATCGTAACCTCCGTTACTTGGTTAATGCTCTATTCGTTTTTATTTGAAGCGCAATCTTCCCAATCAATAGAGTGAAGTTCGTTTGATTCTGCAGCAGACAGATAACCTTGTGAGTTTTGTAAGAGTTGATAAGCAGCAGCCTTTTCCGGTGTAACGCCTTTACCGAAACAGGTGCCGCAAATGTTGTGTGGCTTTTTTGCATCCGGATGGAACCCGCAATACGAGCACGGCACGTACTTAGGCTTCTTCATATCAGTGTCATCAGCTTGAAGACAAAATGTTTAAAAAACATTCCGAATAATGTGATCACAATAATGGCGAACATTAAAGCCGGCCACCTACTGTGCTCGTCTTCGTATCTGTGGTTTGATTCGTCACTCACAGGAACCCTCCAAACGTTTGATGCTGGCTTCAAAGGTGTCTACCTTTTTTCCTAAACGCACGAACTTTCCAGCGGTAGTTCTGATAGCCGGATTGCGTGCTATTACAGAAACGTCGCGCGCTCCTGTTAATAGCTTATTAAACAAAATGCGCATAGCTTTCACTTCATCAATGGTGAACGTAGTGGCTAAACCGGTTAGGCGTTGATTCATGTTTCTCCTAGTACCATAAAAATGGTGATATTTCGACAAGACGGTGAAGGTTACGAATATCCTCTTCCGCCCATTCTGTTTCTAAGCGATCGGATTCTGCTCCAGCGACTATGAATGCGTCATGACCGGGATGGCTTTCATCCAATCCAATAAATTCAACTTCATCATCACTGCCTTCAATAGGTTTAAAAATCATTTCTGGTACGTCTTCTTCTTGAATGTCGTCTAGCGGATCGTGGCGTTTAGGGCGCTCTTCAACCCACCATTTATACAGCGCTGTCATTTCCTCCCACACTTTAAGGTGTGGTTCCGTTGCCTTCCAGTCTATTTTTTCAGCGTCGCCTTCCATAAATTCCACCAAGCACTGGAACGCACCATGTAAAATCAACTCGCGCGGTTCGCAGTAACCGTCTTCAAGATCTTTCAAAACTATAGTCTGCATAATAACCTCTAATCAGGCGCTACAAGGGCAAACGCCGTTTGAAAAAATTCAATACTGTCCAACAATTCTTGCTGATGTCGTCTAATTAAACTGCCTGGCACCGCGAACTCGCACAACGTGGCTAGTGCTAACACTTGATACTGGGACATTTTCATTATCCCAAATTGCGCCGACCAACGCGTTGACTGGTGCGACTGGGTGTACATCGCGTGAGCAATCATAAAAGCGTCAATACTGCAAGCAGGCTGTTCGCGTAATGTGTGCATTCTTTTTTCTGTAAAGCGCGGCGCCAACTTATTTCGATATTTCCGTGGAAACTTAAACGCGGAACCGCGTACTAAAGCCTGTATTTGGCGATCAATAACTATGATGCTTTTCCATCCAGCAGTATGCGGGTACGGGCTAGACATTAGGCGCTCCAGCTGCTTTGTATACGATTTACCCATATTTGGTTAATACCTCAATCGTCAGATTTTTGTAAACTATCGATAGATTATCGAAAGTTTTTTGTCAAAATACTGCGCGGCGCCTATTAATAATTCATGGTCAAAAAGTTTGAAGAAGAGCACACCGTATGTCCAATGTGCGGAGCGACTGGTGCGATTATTGCTCCGGTGATGCCTGGCTACGGCGATGAATGGTTTTCCGGAACGTGTCCGCTGTGCGACGATAACAAATTCATCAGTCACGACTTAGCCACCGCGTATTTACTGCTGGCGGATAACTTAGACCAGATACCGGCTGAATGGCGCGTGCGTAAGCTTAAGAAGGAGTTGGACTCGGCTAAGTAACAGTATGCTGGTCCAACCATTCCCACCTTAAGCACATAGCGGTTGTGATCATATTAACGGTTTCTTGATATTGCGAACCTAACAAGCGTATCGGCGTATCAGGTAGCGCTAGCGCTTCTAATGAGTTTAATAAAATGCTGAGATTTAAAAAGCCTATGTACAGTTCTGCGATGCTAGACGTTGAATAACGCAACGCATCAATCACTCTACGTAAGCGATCGCACGCTGTCGACCCGTTTTCGGTAGAATTTGCATATAATCCAGTGGACGGCTTATCTGGGTCAATGTCTAAAAAATGTGATTCACGAATCAACTGTTCGATGCTTTGACAAATCACGTTACCAATAACATAAATGTGCTGTTGGTTTAATGGAGTTAGCGGGAAACTGACACTAATAATGGGTGGCGTGTCCATCTAGCTACTCTAAAAGATAAATAACCCACATCACGTACAAGCAAAAAGCAAATAGTAGCGCGCATTCAACCTTGACGCCGTAATGAAAATACATTGAAACGCGGCGCCACCAGTTGGTCGGAGTTTTTAACAGATCGGATACCAAGCCAATCAAAGGTAGCACCATGCTAAATAAAATGACGTAAAACCAACGGTCTTGCATCCACATGATAAAAGTAGCTGGATCTTCCATTAACCAATTTCCTTTTCCATTAGTAGCGCAAGCGTTGTTTGTAGTAAAGAAAACTCTTTTTCCATCAACGCGCGCTGCTGTTTAAAATATGATGTCTTACATGCAAGCTGACAAATCGTAGTATACGCTTTGTAGTAGCAACTCAACCTATGCTCCAGTCTTTGCATGGTAAGACAAAAGTCAAAGTTACGTTCTTGTAGCACCCGTATTGACACACTGAAAGCGTCTTGGTCAAAGCGCTCCTTAAAATTTCTCATTACAGTGTAATCCGGCTTTTGAACAACTTTAAAATCTTGCAGGTGCTTAGGATACGTGCAGGTTGATAAAGTGCACCAAACCGCATCCACTAGAGTTTCCAATAATGATTGCAATTCCTTCAGACTAGTGTTAGGCAGTTGCTCAGGTATACGATACGTGAAATCAGTCTTCGTTTTCATAGTAAGGTACAATCGGATTAGGTATTTGTCGCTTAAGAGTTAACGAGGCTAGTTTAACTCCCGCTTCCCAATCTTCCGGTCCGCCATCAGAGCTAACTTCTAGCCAATCACCGAGTAGTTCAGCGGCTACCGCTAAGCACGCTACCACTGCCACGTCGTAAGGTTTGCAAGCAGTTTTACAAAACATAAATCCTTTGGTATAGGATTTTTGTAACGCCGCGCTACTGAACATAAACGTTTCATGTGCGTCGTCTAACAATCCGTTGAATCGCACTAAGGTATCGCTTAATTCTGGCTCTCCGGTTCCATCAAAACCGGCTAGCAAAAGCCCACACGCTTTGACAATTTTTGCCATGTCGCGCAACGTTTGCACGTAATTCTTGTGCTTTACCAATACGAACATAGGATTATGCTCCCAATAATGCGTGTATCCCACTACTCTACCTCCTTCAACAAGCGCTCGATCTCAACGCGCTCTTCTCGCCAAAGGTTGTAAAATATTCTTACCGGTTGAATAAGCGAAGGTTCGCCATGCTTAAGAAAAGAATCCAAGAACAGCTCAAACACGCGAATCCACTTAAACGCTTTTTCACTGTCGTCCGGAGGAATGGAAATTGATACCGCTTCAAGCCAACAGTAGCCGGCCTGGCACCCAGTGTTAAAATTGTTCCATACCGCTTTAGAAAAAGCCTCCGGATTAACGGCGCGGTACGCCATGTCCGCAAGTTTTTGCACACGATCCCAAATAGGTTCGATCTTTTGTTGGTATTCGTTGAGTTCCATACTTCCTCACTTCACATAGATCGTATTACTCGCTAAGTTGTTATTAACATTTTTATGCACACAATAAATTGGCTCAATCCAGTATCGCAATTCACCAGTAGCATCAACGACATATGGCAAGGATAATTGCATTTCGCCCCGTGAATTAATACCAATAGCAAATTCGCGGTAAGTGACGGTGGATCCTTCGTAGCATTCTTTAACCCAAGCGGTTAATTCTACTTTGAGAACGTCCACCTTTTCACACAATACGTTATGCTGAATGTACACTGTCATGGCGCTGGCCTGTTTTTTCGTTTCATTTCTTCGTAGTGTTCATCAACGAAATCACGCGTTTTATTAGTTCTGCACTGACCACATTTATGCTTTTCTCCGTCAAAGAAACGATTTCCGTGCTTCCAATATCGGCATTCTTTATTGTTACACGTATCACACTGTACTTTACTGGATAAACTGGTACGCCTTTCGTTGGTAGGAAACATTACGGCGTCGCTCGCTTTCAGTTGGCATTGGCTACTGCGGTGAACTCTTGAACTTCAGTATTACGTAGAAGACGTTGACGCTTTTCGGATTCACGCCGCGCGCGCTTCAATACTGAGCTAGCAGTTTGCTGCGCTGGGGTAAGCACACTGAACGGCATCTTCGCCAAGCTACGCTGAATGCCACGTATAATGCTTGACGAATCAGTACCGATCATTCCGACGTTCAATATACGTGTAGTTCCGGTGCGCTCTTTACGCTCTAACCGGCCGTATGCGGTACGCCGCGCGGAACTCTTCCGATGATGTTCCACCACTGGGCGGTTGGCGAATTCTTTTGTCTTCTCCACCCGATTAATGGCTACCGCGTAGCGCACATGACAAGTCCCTACAAAGTACCACGCCAACGTCACGACCCTACGTGGGTCTTTAGGATCGGGAATGTATGCGTATCGAACGCGTTCCGGTGTTACTTGATCTTCCGCTTCCATGTATTGCTCCTGGTTTATTGGTTAATAACTCTAAACTAAGCGTTATCCGACCAGCGGTCCCGCCTAAACAAATTATCCATCTTGTGGTGAAAAAGCTTCAGGCAAGCCGGGCACATCAAAAACGCTTTATACGTCTTCCCGTTAACTACCGCTTGCACTTGATGCTTGGCCTTTTCGTAACCGCACACTTCACACACACCGTTGTACTTTGTAAGGTCTAAGCACAGCACGTCGGAATCCACAGTGCGCTCGAAACCGTGGGCTAAGTAAAAACGAAACTGCGAATCGGAGTCGTTATCGTAACCTCCGGGAGTAACGAGGAGCACTTCACCGCCAACCTGCATAATCGCCAATATGAGGCGTTCCAGCAGTGCCCCTCCCAATCCCTTATTTCTTTCTTCCTTTGGGTTTACCAGTACCCGATTGACCCACCATTCGGCGCCTATTCGCGAAGCTTCGGCGCAAGCGCGTAAAGATGACTCAAATACTGCCGCGCTGCAATGTTCAGGCGTAGCAGTAGTCCGGATCTTTTTAAGAATTTCGTCTGAAGGTTTCATCGTCTCCTGAATTGCTTATACCGGTTTTTTTCATTTTTTGTAAATTCTCAACTTATTTTCGGATACCAATTCAACTCGAAAAGTAACGCCTTTACGTCCCGCCAATAAATTAATCCTTTATCGTTAAACCTAAGAATGTACGCGGCAGCGACAAACTCAGGTACGACGCATCCGTCTTCACAAAGTGCGCAACCAACCTTAATATTTCGCTTGCCAGATCGATGATCAATACAGCACGGACACTGCACCAACTTTACTTCCATAACTACGGCCGATCATTGCGCGGCAGCTGAAATCCTTGTTGCCGTAGTTTACGACACGCTAGGAACGGCAACTCAACCAGCCCAAGTATTTGGTAAGCTCCGGCTAATTCTACGGTTACAGAGCCAATTCCACCACATAGCGGGCACATCTTTGTCTTGTATCCAGTCGTTACGCCACGCTTTGTAATACCGTACTTTCTGATCTCAATGTTCTGCGATAGGTGTGCGAATACGCGCCCACTACCACAGCAAGCCGGGCACTCAACCCGCTTTTTGTGCTTCATTTTCCATCTCCAGAAGTTCATTGATCGCATCCCAATGAGGTAGCTCTTCAATATTAACAATAACGCTGTCGTGAATGCCCATGACTTGTGGCGGATAGTTCGGGTAGAAAAGAAAAAACGCGATACGCGTTTGCTCGTGAACTGTTTTTTGATTTTGACACAATGGACAATCGTTGTGGTAATTATGAAAACGCTTGGCACAGCGATCTAAACAATATGTATCATTACAGAAACCTTTTCTACTAATGCCAGATAACGGATAGCGTAATATAAAACCGGTTCCGCCACATAACGGGCACTGCACTTGTTTACTCATCACCCGATCCCAATGCAATTATTGTTTCAACGTCCTTGAGCGAAACTGGGTCCATGTACAAACTGCGGTAGTGCTCAGCAGGAAACTGAAGGCAAAAAGCCGTAGCTACGGATGACGGAACGCACTGATTGCCGCTGCACAACGGACAGTCAACGTGCTGCACCATTCTACTGGCCCAACGTGAAAACTTAAATCGAGTTGCCTCATCGTTTACTGGCATTACAAATCCTTTACCTGCGCACATCGGGCATACGCTTTTAAACTGACGCATTTTCTTACGCAAACGGGCAGTCATCAGATCGCGGACACGTTAGGCAGTCAGCGATGTCTACCTCTTCATCCCAGCCGTCAGTTTCACACGCGTAGCGTTCTTCCGAATTACGTTGGTCTTGATCCACAGTTATCTCCTTGCTGAGCGCGCCGCTAGAACGCAACGCGCGCTTTCATTTTATTGATCTCGTCGCGTACGGTTTGTTCGCGATCGGCCTCTACCTCAATGCGGTGCATTTCCGCTTCCGCTTCGTCAACCGTAATTGAAAGCCGACCGTACGGCACATGCATCATAACCGCGCAGTCAGGCCCAAAACCAGTCTCGACGCTCTCGGGAACTGTAAGCTTACGACCACAGCGCGCACATCGGCCTTCGTGCCAGAACTCAACCTTATTTAGGTTAGAGCCTTCACCTTGAAGTTGATGCAAAAACCAACGGATCGCTTTCACGCTAGGCGCCGTATCTCCTACGCGTGACTTACGACCGTGGTTGTACTGAAGGCCGGATCGCTTCGGGAATACCTGACCGAGGTACTGGTAGCCGGTTTCGTTGTCGGATCCGCTAAGTACCTTGATAAAAATCACGTCGAAGTCGGTGTTGCCGTCAGACAACTGCTCCTTAGGCGTGCTGAACTTGTAGGTGAAGCGTGTGCCGCTGCTGGTGGAAACTAGCGTAAAAGTCGATTTTCCGCCCATTACGACACTGCGCATAATGGATTTACTGGTTATTTGCTTTCGGTGCTCCATTTTACCCCTTCCTCTTCTGACGCTAGAACCTCAAGATTACGCGCTGGGGCTTTTACCGCTGCAAAAGTGCCCCACAATAGCTTTCCTTGAAACTGTAACGCGTATTCAATTCTATACGAAACTCTGTTAATGCCCGGCTTACCGCGCGCCGTTAGCTCGCGTAAAATAGTGCGAGCAATTTTTCCTTTATAGCGTACTAATGTATGCCTCGGTAAGTTTAGAATCTGGTCTACAGTGGCTATTTCATAGTGTTCTCTAAAGTTGTTGTGCATACTTTTATTATAGCTCCATTCCGTAATAGTGCAAATAAAAAGTAACGTTGCAAATAAAATAGCGTAAGTTATCGGTTTCCCTTATTAAATTCCTTTCTAAACCGGGCAACTTTGGAGTATTCAAGCAACCTTGTAATTCTGGTATACCGGTTTACCAGTAATAGGGTTCTTACCTGCATCACGTAAATAACCGCGCCCTTCACACAGCTCGCATTTTACAAGTCTACTCATGCAACGCCGTATTATAGCTAAGCCGCAGTTCAGTTACTGCTTTGTACTCAGCAACGTGTAAATCACCAAACATCAGCGTGAAGGCTGCACTCAAGTCTACCGTAACAAGTCCTGCACCGTAGCAAAGTGGGCAGCGCATTGAATCGCCATTGATATATGCCCAATGTATAATACGTATTATCTCACTGAAAGCCCCCAGAATGATCCTCCGCTTACCGCGACAAAGCGGACAACGTTCTCTATGATGTTTTCTACGCGCTGCCATCTTACATACGCTTAATATCGACAATATCTTCCACAGTAGGCAGTTCATCAATTTCTGCTTCTGGACAGTAGTTAGGAAACATCAACGTGAACGCTACCGCCCAACGTTCCAAGACTTTGCGCGTACCGTTACAAAGTGGACAATGCGCTGTAATCAAACGAAAATCCGGATTACGCATAGGTCTAAAATAATGATACGTAATGTCTGCAGTAAACGCACGCATATGCCCCATTGGAACAACAGCTTGAAACGCACACATCGGACACCCACACTTTGGTTGCTTACGTTTCATTATGCTTCAATCAAGTCTTGGCGAGGGTCGCCGCCGTATTCATCACACAGGGCTACGACTGCTGAGCCGTGCTTTTTTAACGCTGCTTTAAACCGTGAATTCCGATCGGCTTCTGAAGTTAATTCTTGCTGTTCACCAACAGCAGCCCAATCTAGTAATGCCGACATCACCGGAGAATTGTCAAACGTGCCAAACCTAAGCGTATATTGGCACGCATTGTACACGCGACGGGTATCCCGTAGCGTTAGCTCTATCTTACAGCTATCTTGCGGTGTTTGATCGCCTTGTGCGGATTGATCCATTATAAGGGCTAAAATATAGCCCAACTCGTAAACTGATTTTCTTGCGTTGTCTTTACTCATGATTTCCTTTCTTGCGCTTTTGCGCATTGAAGTACTGCTTCCACTTCATTGTCTGCTACCATTGTATAACCAGACGAACTGTAGCCATAACCAAAATCCGGCCGGATTAAGAAAAACGCGGTATGCAACTCAATGCTTACCGATTGATGCCCATCGCACAACACACAATTAAGCACTTCCCAAGAGCCGCAAGCCGTATTGTTGATTATGTATCCGGTGTTTGGCACTCGTACAACTAACCCGGTTCCGAGGCACAATGGACATGTAAGCTTATCGCTCATATTGACAGCCACGCTACCAAAAGTAGTAGCCCTAAAAAGCAACTAACTATAACGACTTCGTTGTACATCAGCGAAAATAAGATCCTTCCTTATTAGCGTTTACGGTTCATTTTGAAAACAACCAAACGCGCGCGCTTGCTTCAGCTTATACGCACCTATTGACCTAACGTCTCCGTTCCGCAGCCGCGTTCCAAAAGCAGGTTCCAACAATAAAAACGCCGCTGATACAGTCTCCAGCACTTTTCCCATTCCATTACACAGCGGACAAACTATCACCATCCAAGAACCGCGCGCCACTAAAAGGCTGGTGTACTCACCTAGCGGTTTGTAGCGATCTCGATTGCCAAATAAAACAACTTCCTGCGTATTGCACATTGGACAGCGCACTAATTCTGTTGATGTTGGCATGCTTATTTTATTCATGGTTACTTAATACTCACTGATTAAAACTTTTGAGAAGCATTTTAATATCGCGCATACGTGGAATGTTTGTATCCCAAACCGTGGAATCCCCATCATCACGATAGTCAGGAAATAATAAGCTCAGCGCGGTAGCGATCGCAGAACTCGTGACTTTCACTCCATGACACAAAGGACACTTCACCGTCATTTCCCAGCTCATTGTAGTTCCAGCACGACCGTCTAAATATGCGTCATTAGGATCTTCTGTGGTTACAATATTTGGATGGTTAGGATCTGGCGTTTGTACCACTCCGTGACCAAAGCACAATGGGCACGTTACTTTTGACACATGCGCCCCCATTCTTCAAATAGGCTAGCTATAGTAGACTGCGTCGGCCAGAACTTTCCAAGTATCGCCGTATACGCGGTTATATGCTGTGTGTAATCAGGATGCATTAATTGAAAAATTGAAGACAGCTCAACTTCAACTTCACCGCTACTGTCGCACAACGGGCAATCAACGAACTCTTCCCAATAGCACACGTGACTGTTAGTGCCGTCATAGTAGTCGCCAGGCGAAAACTCCCCAGCCGATATGCTAACCGGTTTAGTGTTTTCTTTTGGAGTCCGCACTGAGCAGTTTCCAAAGCAAAGTGGACATGTGACTTTATTTTGCATGGCGCTTGCATGGCGCATATTAAAATTAAACTGTAAAATATTCTTTGTCTTCAAGATTAAAACATGGCCAAACCGCAGTACAAACGCCACGTACTTTTCTTCTGATAGTAAACCAGTTCCGTTGCATAGTATGCACTTTACGCTGCCAATGTTACTGGCTTGGCTCACGCGAACCACATACTTTTTAAATGGAGCTATTAGTTTAGTCCCAGCGCACATGGGACAAGTTACGCGCTTATCCATTTAGATGTATCCCGTTGCAACTGTTTAAGTGCTATCACGTCAATAATCCACTCATCGCCAAACCACAAAATGTAAGCACTGTGATGTTCCACGCTTATTACACCAGCACTGCCACACAACAAACATGGAAGCGTACCTTTTTGACTGCCGGCAACAGTGCGAACAATGTTATGCCCAAACGGTATTACTTTCTTAGTACCATCACACATCGGGCACCGCACTTTTCCTTTCATGACCGGTCCTTATAAACGTGAGGGCGCGCGATCCGATCTCTGCGTTCTAAGTCTTCCCAATCATACTCCGGTGATGGAAGCTCGCGCTTTATCTGTTGAATTAATTCTGCAGTGTGCCGTAGATTGCTGCAACTACGACATTGGCAATCCGGCCAGTCTATAGTACGCTCAACCACCATAGCGCTCCCCATACAACCGCGATCTCAATAAGACCAACTGCCAGCACTACCCAATCTATTTGTGTGTCAACTTCAAATTGAATTTTCATCTTCTGGCCTCCATCGCATTGATCACAACTTCCATAGTTATAGGTATATGTTCTCGTCTATACAGATCATAGCCGTAATTTGGTGCTAACAAACGAAACGCGATCTCTACTACGCGCTTAACCATATTGGTTCCAGCACATAACGGACAACTCACGCACGGCCAACCAATTGTGTTTCTGCTCTTACCAGGTGAATCAAAAATTGTCGATAAAATATATTGACTCTGCGGTCCAATCCGAACATGCCCTAACCCATTACACATAGGGCACTGAACTAACTTATTTTCATATTCTTCTGTCATTGAATAACTCGCAGCTTAGGCCAAGTTTCTAACCACCGCTTATCACGGATCCGCGCCTCAAATATGTTGCGCTCTTTTATTACACACTCCAATTCGAGCGCCCAAAGCGACTCCAGCCCGTAGCCGGTTATGATCATCAACCCAGTTTTATCCAGCCTGCAGGCAACCGCAGTAGCCTTGTCCACCCACGTTGTAATAGCATGGCCCATGTTACGATAAGGATTCCGGTTCAAAAATCTGTGAGCGCGCGCTTGATTTATTACTTCCCAATTAACCGTGGGTTCTATTGCAACCAGCTTATCCTGAAAATACTCGTCATAGTACGGCTGAACGCGGTTTACGTCAAACCACACTACATCCACGTCGTTCAACGGCGTGCGCACCTTGTAACCGTGCAGATGATCCCACACCAAGTTTCTAATTATACCGCCTCCAATGTAAAACGCTGGATTTAACTCCTTTATTGCTTCTAAGCACCGAACGCACAACGGGTCGTTCAAAATAAGCCTAGCCGTCTTTTCAAATAAACACTTCACGCTAAGTACTCCGGATGTATTCAACGTCTTTGGGAGTAGGTAAATCCCAAGTCGGTGCAAAAGTGATACGTAGGAAACGCTGTTTGAAGCTTAACGACAAACTGATTTAGGGTAGTCATAGCGTTTAAACGTTGTACTTGGTTTTACCTTGTGCGACGATTGCGTATTTACTGAACGTCTTAGTAAAAACTCGATCCAGTAATGGTCGATCGTGGTCAGTGTAGCTATTAACAAAACGGTCAGATCCGTTAATAAAACGCTGTGCTTTTTTAGGCTTAACGCCGTGCACCCGTTTAAACTCAGCGGCTACTTTTACTCCGAACGAAGACCAATGGCGGCGAGCTTGCTTCGCAGTAAATCCACGCGACAGTAAATACCCGCTGATATCAACCAAACGCGTGCTTATTTGAGGGTCGTCACCGCTTACTAACGCAGCAGAATGTAACGCGTAGTTCTGGCAAAACTCCGGGCTTAGCGCGCCAGATTTACAAGCATCTTGAATTATTTTGTTCGCGTAGAACTGCCCCAACATAAAATCCTTACGGTCATTAGCCAGAGCACTCGTGTCGGTAGTTGGTTTAATAAAATGATTGCGCAGCACAGTAGCGCACTCGCACTGATACCGTGCTAGCTTAGGCTTCAACGCGGAGTTTACTTTGTTGGCCGAAATTGTAGCAAGCCACATCGGTAGCGCGTCGAGGTCGATCATCACATTTTTGTACTGTTTTCCGTCAGTTCCAGTCGCGGTCATTTTGACCGTAACTGCCCAAGGTGCTGCTTGAAGCTTGCGGCGTTGTACGTCCGAATCAATCCCCAACGCCTTACACACGCGCCGGACGCTGACGTAGATCTTACCGTCGACGTGTTGGGCTACTTCAAGACTGTCACCGTAAAAATCAAACTTAGTAATTTCATTGCTCATAAGATAGTCCCTTTCCTGTAATTAGCTTATGGGCGCTTTGAAAAACTTTTGCGTAGCTCAGTAATTAAATCGTACGCGATCGCCATCCAGTCTTCGCAGCCGTAGAGCAATAAATACGCGGCGTTCTGTTCGTCGGTGACCAACGTCTTCCCGTAACAAAGCGGACAGCGCATCACTCGGTTACCCCAAATTCTGCTCAAGTGAACAAGACGCTCGTAAGTATCCGGTTCAGTCGTGGTACACACCGTCCCGATTCCGTCACATACCGGGCACCGCACGCTAGGCTTACCCATGACGTAGCCGCTCTGACGCCGCTGACACTTTGTCGTACACGCTCTGGGCCAACGCGGCGCGCTCTTCGTACAGCTCAGCCAGTTCTAGCAGTTTGCCGGCGAAATCCGGCACTGTAGTCGTCGCCGCGCGATACCGGCGATCTTCGGCCGTACTGGCGAAACAACGCGGCTCAGTGGCTAAATATCGGTGTACAGCGCTAGGCGTGGCGTAGCCGCGCGCGCGAGCGGTACGGACCGTGGCACGTAAGTATTCAAGTTCTTCTTTTGAGTATTTCATGTCCTACCCCTTTTTACGCGTTTTTGATAATGTCGTTGGCGATCTCTACGCCGCGTAAAAACGCCTCACGCTCGCTGTCGAGCATATAACCCGGAGGAGTTATAAGCGCGTCGACGTTGCCGTGCTTATTGTAAGCGCGGAGCGTGGTTTGCATGCCGTCACGCTGGGCTGTCCAGATGCGCGCGGTAGCGCGAGAATTCGCGCTATTGCATTTGGCGAGTTCAATGATCATGTTCTGTTGGTGGTCGATCAAGTATTGGATCCGTTCTACTATTTTGGCGTCGGATTTTACTGTCGCGATTCTGATTTCTGCGTTGTTGTCCATATTTATAGCATAGCGCCTTTTAGGTAGAATGCAAATAAAAAGTAACAGTGCAAGAAATAAAACTTGCTGGGCTACAGCCAATCAAGCTGCTTCATGCCGCCGTATAATTGCCTACCACGATCAGAATCTTCATCTTCAGGAGGTCCGATCATCAGAATAAAGCCAACGTACTTTTCCGAGCTGATCTTTTTAGCGCCTTTACATAACGTACAAGGGTTTACTGGTTTATCGCGCGGTAGGCGCTCGTACTTATCCAACGGTTCGTACATGGGGCGCCCTTTGGAGTTTTTGCCTACGAAGACTAAAACTCCTCGGCCATAGCACATTGGGCACCGTACTTTGCGTTGTCTAGGCATATGTGCTTATCCGTGGCGCTTCGCTATTCGGTCTAAAAAGGCGCGCTTATACTTACGATATTCTGGTAGCTTGAGTGCGCCTTCTAGGCTAATTGCTTCACAGTCACTACGCCTAGACCCAAAATTAGCATCGTAATGAGCAGCAATCACATACCCATGATACGCTGGGTCACCAATAACTCCGACTGCCTTGTATTTTTCTCGCACCGTTTCTACGTGCGTGTGAACAATATCTGCAATATCATGTAGCATTAATAATTCGGTATACCGCGTAAACGGAGGTAACGAAGTGGTAAGGTCAAACCCGTCTTCTTCCCGTAAGCTTACCACTAAACGAGACGCTATTTCTAACTCGGTAGTGGGTGGGGATAACCGGCGAAGCGCTTCCAACGTTTTGTAAAACTTTTTATCAAGGCGTATTGCACGCCTTTCCGCTAAACGCTCTTCTTCTAAACGCACCTTATTCGCTTGCGCTTCACGCCGTAGCGCCAATGTTTCTTTTTGAATGGCTAAGCGTTCATCAGTGGAGTTACTGCTATTTTGTAAAGAATAGGATCCACCGCTGAAAATCACCGGCAGTACGTCGGTCACCAGCCAACGGCGCATCGCGACGCCTAGCGGTTGTTGGGTCTTTAGACAAACCATTAGCATACCGGAGTAAGTGAGAACGGTTAGATTCGGAGTGTTCTTAGAAATCGCCGGCCTCCACTCCTCACCACTAGAGGCTGATACGGCCTCCACTCCATTATTTTCCGCTAAAAACGTCTGAATCTCCCGACCGTATAGAACACGATAATCACCACCGGTATTTTCGCGTTCCCACTTAATAAAATCCTTTCCCCATTTACTAGAGTCCGCGATTCTATTTGCGACGTGGCGTTTGTCTGAATACCCCAAACGCGCGCTCACGTCTTGGGCGATCCACACCGGTTGATTATCCCACTTGTAGTGCTGGAGTTGTTTGCCTTCAAATAATGTTATGTCAGCTTTCATAATAAGCTTTACTTTCTTTTTATTGTCGAACAGCAATAACTTCAAACACCGAAGTGCAGCTATTACCAAATTCATCACGCAGTTGCATTTCTGCGGCGCCTTCAAGTCGACTGCCGGAATTATTAGTTTGGTCTGTTACCACTTCCCAAGCGCGCGCGTACGCTATTCCATTAACGAGATAGTAGCAAGTTCCAGATTTTACTAATGAGCAATAGTTATTAGACCAGTGCACATAAGTGACTTCGCAGTTTACTTCTGGCGTTGGATCTCCTATTACACTAACCGACGTTAAACTTTCGGCTGAGCTTTCCACTTGGCACCCATCATCAATTGGAATTAACTCCAACTGGTAGGCACCAGCGCGATCTTCTGGATCGCACGATACGACTTCAGCGGTGCACGCTCCTAAAAGCGTAAATAAAAGTATTCCTAAAATTAATTTCTGCATTGTTATTTTCCTTTCCTAAATAGTAAATGTGCTTTCTTGAAAAGTTTTGTGCTGTTATCCGCTTAGGGCTTTGCGCAGTACCACCATTGCCTTTATCGTTAGCGCTCCATTTCCGCCAGCTAGAACGTACGCAGTGCACAGATCGGGTATTACTCGCCCCGTACCTTTACACAGCGGACAAGGACAAGGGACGGCGTAATAGTTTCCCATCCATATACGGTCTTTGTTAACCCACCCGCCGTATTTATCAACCATTTTGACAACTGGTAGGATGCGCTTTTCAAATTCTTTATTGATTTGTTGATTGGACTCCTCCCATGCCATGATTCTCAATTCCCTAGCCACGTATTCTGCAGTCCACCTATAACACGCGGGACATGTTACGCTGGCTTCGACTTGTGGTTTTTGGGCTTTCGGCTTGTGGACGTCGGGCATATTTTCTTAATGGGCGATTCTCGAAAAATTTAGCGCAAATTTTAAAATAGCCGATCACGAGTTTCGAAAAATTGCGCCAGTTTTTTGGAAAACCAGGACGCTCCACCTACATCGGCTAAATTGTACGTTTTTCCCCTCTCCAAATTGCCTACATATACCTACAGCTAATAGCTGTCGTCTAGTCGTCTAGGCGTCTAGTCGTCTAGGAGGTGGAGCGCGGTACTGAGGTAATCGTAGTCGCGCTGCAAGTCAGCCCATAATTGGTGGAGGGCAGGCGACTGTTTAGCGTCGATGATCTCGCACAAGCGCACTACTATTTCCCGTACGCTAGGCAACTCAACGGAAAGCATGAACCACGGCGACACGTTCTCTACGTCAGGATCATACCTACTAGCCAGCGTAGTGCCTTGCCTACACAATTCTTTTATCCAATACTGGTCCATATCGCGGTACTTCTTAGCACGCCATACGCTATTCCGTAATGACTTACACAATCGACCCAGCCGTTGGGTATACTGTTGAGTCATCTCTACTGGGTGGTTAGGGTCAGGCATGGGGGCGCCGTCTTTCATTTGTTGAGGGTACATAGTGGGCAGGGTTGGTGTTGCAAGATTACTGCTCCTTATGTAATACGTCGTACCGCAACTGCTGTAGGCGCCTGACAATATTGTGGTGCTTACGGTAAGTCCCGTTAGCGGTAAACAATATCTCATTTTTAATCAGCCAATAAGCCGTGTCCAACGCAGTGGGCACGTAACGTTCGCCTTTACATAATGGGCATCGGGATCTTATGTTGACGAGTACGTAATAGTCCACGCCGCTACCACCACACCACGGGCACTTACTCTTCATGACCCATCACCTCAGCCCTCAGCTTACGTATAGCGCGCTCCAGCTCCCATGGGTCTTGGGTATTAATGAGGTTTTTACTCAAAGCGTCCACTGATAGCATAAAGGCTGACTCAAGCTCCACGGTTAC